TTAATTGTAACATTTTTATCGTATGTACGCACGCCTCACACAGTATATCGCATGTAGGACTTGGAGTGAGTTTTGTTGGACCGATCAAATCCATTTTGTGGGATTGTGTTGGGGGATGGGGTGAAAAAGAGGTTTGCAAGTGATGATAATAACTCTACTATTATTCTTCATACGCCCATCCGCCAAATATAACATGATCTTTCATTTCTGGCAACCAACCAAAAGGAATTTGTGTTGTCACTCTTTGCACTGTTCTACCAAAATTGATCTTACTTCTCTTGTTATTCAAATAATTCTTTCTTTTATGACAGGTAATACATAATGGTTGAAGATTAGGTTCAATATCAAGACCATCCCAGTCAATTTCTATTATATGATCTATCGTGAGTTTTCCAATAGATTTGCAGAGTTTAACCGTATCCCCTTGATAATATACTCTAGTAGCAGCACACCTGTTATTATAACGTAATTTCACTCTTCTCTTAACTGCTGGATCTGAAGAAACTTTTCTCTTATTCGGTCTTTTTGTATGATATGCCATTTCACTAGTTTCTAGTCTGATTTGACTTAATAAGATCCATTTTGGACGACTTTCGTTTTGAATGGATCCCCCAAAACGGATTTGGTCGGGTCAGAAATCTGGGAGGCAAGTCCTACACGTAACACTGAGGCAACCACTGGTTGAAAAACGAACACACAAATCCTAAGACACTAAAGACAAGATGCCTACCTGTACAGCATTCACTAAGCAATCAACCCCCTGCACTGCGCATATCTATACCCATGAGCGAACCCTTTGTGGAAGGCATTCCCATATGAACGCAACACCTGAACTAGAAGCCCGTTTCAATCGGGAACAAGCAATCCTCCGAGAGAACTGGAGGAGACTTCAAGCAGGAACTCACGTACGACTTGGAACTCGTATCGTGCCTGTTGAGCAACACGTACCTCCTCCACAAGTTGTTGAACCTCCTCCTCCGCCTCCAGAAGTACGTCCTACATGTAATGCCTTCAAGCAGAGCGGAGAACGCTGTACGAAGCAAGCACAACATGACGACAACCACTGCAACCTACACCATGCTGTGGCTCTTCGCCAACATCAGAGGGACATTCTTCACCGCGCTAGACGTGAGATGACTACGATCTACCATACCTTCTCAATCAGTCCTCGCATTCTTGCTGCGACCATTGACGAAGCAATGCCCAGAATGAGTGAAGGGTTGACAGCGGCAAATGAAGTACGACTTAGGAGTGAAGCAGATACTTACATCACCCGTCCCTTAACACCTCTTATTAGAAGACTTGTTGAACGAGGAGCAACCTTTGAGCAAGCAGACGCTCATGTTCAAGCGTGGGTCGTCGATGAAATCATCACACTGCGAATGGTACCCTTACTACATGGGTTAATCCAACAGGAACTTGTCTTTAGGGAATGGCAACAGCAGCGCGATAGAAGACAGGTGTTCGGCGCTAATCAACGCGAAGCACAACTCGCATCAGACCCACAGAATGTTCACACACACGAAATCACTCAGCAGATGAAAGACGCAGTATCGATGCTGACGACAGTCCAAGTTCCCAGTACACAGATCAACACACTAGGTGAGATCAAGGATACGTTTGTAGAGCAGAAACGCTCAGTGTATGAAATCAACAAGGTCATGACTGATGTAGAAGTCTGGTGGAGAAGACCTACGACCTACACCCGAGACGATAAACTCTACAAGAAGTGCTTGCGTGGACTGTGGTGGACCATCAAGCAATACAAGGGAGAGGTTCGCACAGAGTTGGAGAAGAGACTCTGGGATGAACTCAGAGATGGAGCAATCCCTCACTCAGTCTGCACTCAAGGACACATGGCACGCCTGAGCAACGTCATGGTTGGATTTGACGAAGCGTTCGTTCCACCTGTCCCAGTGGGTGAGATCCTACAGCAGAAGATGGCAGCGATCTACGGAATGGACGTGCCGTATGACGAGCAGATTCGTCTTGCCAATGAAGTCTTTGCCGAACTCAAGATTCCAGAGGCACAACACGCGGAGTGGTTATCCGCGTTCTAGAAATATAACCCTTTTTACATACAATGAGACTCAAGACACTCAGGCGATCACATAAGCGTGATAAGAAGTGGGACGCTGTCTTTGAAAAGGACGGAAAGGAAAAGGTGGTTCCATTTGGAGCGAAGGGGTATAGTGATTTTACAAAGCACAAGAATGTGACTCGTAAAGCACGATATATTAAGCGTCATTCTGGAATGGGAGAACACTGGAGCAAACCCGATACTCCTGGAGCATTAAGTCGTTGGATTCTCTGGAATAAACCGAGTTTCCGAGACAGTGTTCGCGACTTCAAACAACGGTTCAACCTTTAAAACGGAAACATATCAGTACATGTTCTAACTATATATGGATAAACCAAAGGTCTGTGTGATTTGCAAAGTAAGTATTGAAGACATAACTGTACATCGTCCTTGTGTGTTACTAGGTCTTGAACAAGGTCTCTTTCAAAGCAAGACAGATTGGTTGAATCAATGCAAACCTAAACCTAGAAGAATGATTCGACGTGTGCGCGTAGAGTAGTTGCCAAATCTTCCAACGTCAGTGTGCGATCGGATTCAAAGTAACGTGTAGCAATCTTGTTGAATAAATGAACATACGCAAATAACACAGTGACAACAATCACAAACGTGTCATTCATTTTTATTGAAGGTTGATGTTTTGCGTCCTTGGAACCCTACGCGACAAAACGACTCGTTGTGTTCCACCTACACTCATATCATCTCCTTCTTGAATCCCCTCAATTGCTCGTAATGCTTCTGCGACTCTTTGAGGTTGATCCGCAAACTGAAGTAAGAGTTGTGTACGAATCGCTGTGCGACGAAGAGGAGGGCGGACTGTGCGAGTAGAGCGAGCAATCGTTCCTGCTCCTCCTTCAATCACAAAGTTATCCAAATTATTGCCCTGCATGAACTCCAGAACGGTTGCTCCTAGTACTGTTTTTCGATCTCGTATTGTCTTAATCTGCGCTTGCAATGCTCGGATTTGGTCATCTAATCCAATCCATTCCCTTAGAGTTTCTCTAATTTGCGTCGGGTCAGTGTCTTGGTTCTCCATGCCTTTCTTCGTGTGCCTCTGTGAAAACCGCCTGTAGTTGTGGGAACTGTTGGAAGTTTCGGAATTGGTGGAACTGTAGGGACAGCGTTCAATGCTGCTTCTTGTGTTTGTTTTGCAAGAGTCTCAAATCCTTCTTTCATAGACGAGGATAGACTGTTTGTCATGGTAGAAAGTTGAGTTAATCCATTTGCAACATCATTTCCAAGACGAATACGTTTCTCATCAATCTTGGCAACTGCACGGTTTCCTTCAAGGAATGTATTTGCAATCATATCTCCAACAGGGGGTGGAATAATACGAATAAACGATTCCATTGCAGCAGCAAAGTCCTTTCGACTTAATGAAACCATTGCAAAAATAGGCCATACGATGAATCCAAACAATGCGGCAATTGCAATACCTGCCATGGATGCATAAGGAAGCGGAATCACACCAATGGCTGCTGGAAGTAATGATTGAACCGACTTAATCATAATCTTGCCACCTGCAAGAATGATATCTAAGGATGCACTCAAAATGCTTCCAAAGACAGGGATCTTCTCAAGGTAACTTATGAAAAAGACGACCATAAAAATACCTTCAAGTAGAGTTCTTGCATAGGGTGAAGTCACTGCACTTAAAAACCAACGCAAACGGGGTCCAAGATAGTCTTCTGAGTCTGGAACGACTGGAGGCGGTTCATCAGCACCTCCACGTGTGGGACGATGATGTTTGAATTTTTCAAGTTTTTGCTTGTAGTTGGACTTACGTTTCAAACCAGAGACGATAATGTCAAGACGTTCATCAAAATCATCCGGAATAGGAACCTTGTGTTTTTCAAGAGTGTCACGAAGACCCATTGTGTATCTCCTCTAAAATTTCCACCGCTTATCGCATTCCAAGCAGGTCACGAAAGTCGTCATGGGTTCATCGGCAGAACGTGTCTGCAACTGATAGTAGTCACATTTGGTCTTGACCTTACACGAGGAGCAGTACATGAAGATACTTGCTGTGGATTTCTTGGAGTACATCGCTTTTTCCTTCTCAATGAGTGCTTCAATAATGGAAGTCCATCGTTTAGGATTGAGATCCACTGCAGTAGAATCTACGAACTCAGTCGCAGTCATGTTCTTGGCAAGATCGCGATATCGATACAACGAAACTGCACGACTACGATACATGTCTACAAAGACTGAATTAGACCAATCAATGTCAATAAACCATTTTTGTGCATCTGAAACTGAACGAGTGAGAATCGCATGTTCAATCTCTTCACTTTCAAACTTGGAACGAATCAAGTCTCGTAATGGGTGATCAACGAACACGTTCGACGCATGAAGCATGTGAACGGTGACGTGTGGGCGAACGGTTGCGTCCACTGGGTCTTCAGGTTCCTCTTGTTGAGGATCACCCAAACCATCGTCTTCTTCATATTCACCCTGTTCTTCGGCATCTTCCTCTTCATCAAACGTACACGTTGCATAAAACTCATCGTATTCAACGGTCTTCAAGTCTACATATTTGGACGCTTGACGATCGTAGTCGTCTGGATTTGGATTCGCAGACTTTAACACTGCAATAGAACCTTGAAAGGAATCATCGTTGAAAGGTGGAGGTAGCATATGTTGATTGGTTTGTTCATCTTCGATTTCTGATGGAACCGCGAAGAATGCAAATGAATGCTCTTCGTGGACACACTTTCCTTGGAATTGTAATGTAGGTTGCTTGAGTTTCTTACGTAACCATTCCAAGACATCTGCTGTCTTTGCAGGAATGGAAACTTCAGAGAGAGTGCCAGAGATTGAGATAAGTGTTGCTACAACCATTTTATGAATAGAGATTCTTAGAAGTTCTCTATTCGTTTTGTTTAAATTCGGCGTCCAGTCTTCATACGATGTCTACGTCGACCTCCCTTGGACTTTTTCATAAAAGGTTCAAATCGTGAAGTATCTAACTTTTGTTTTTGAAGACCTTTCAAATAACTGATTTGTATAGGACGTGTCCACTTTGCAAAGTCTTCTGTGGATACGAATCGTTGATTCCATGCTGGACGATCGGATTGACTTTGAGTGGATTTCTTAGAAGAAGTTGTGGCCTGACTGGTATTAGACGCTACAGAGAGTCTTCGTTCCAAAGGAGGCAACCGTGCTGGCGCTTTTAGAGTCATAGGTTTTTCCATTGCACTACGATTTACGGGGGCAGCAGGTTTAGATTCAGGTTTAGGTGCTGAGATTGGTGGTTGTGCTCGGATTGATTGTCTAACTTCAACTGTGTCGGGTTTATCCCTACTGAGACTTTCAGTACGAATATCTTCGTATGTTTTAGATTTCGCAGCAGATTCATCACGCAAATGAGGTGGAAGTTGTGGTGGTCTTACTTGACTCATGGTTTTACTTACGAGTGCTGCTCGTTTGACCTTATTAAGACTGTTCTTCTTCTTATCCCGAATGTTCTTTTCAATTTCTTCAATTTCAGTGACTGCTGGATTTGAATCCTCCTCTTCTTTCATTATGTTTCGCTTACGTGGTGTAACTTGAACGGTTTCACCCATAGGCGCTTCTGCAATTGCTGCCGGTGTTCCTGCGGGTGCGGGTGCCTCTGCGATTGCTGCTGGTGTTCCTGCGGGTGCTGGAGCATCTGCTATGGCAGCAGGTGTTACTTCAGGCGCCTTTGGAAGATTTACTACAGAACGAATGGTTCCACGAGGTAATCGTCTTCTCATCGTTTTCCTACGTTTATCCGCTTTCTCTGCTTGAACGTCCTTGAACATTTGCTCATCTTTGAACATTGGATTGGTCATTTGAATCTCGCTGGAAGGTTTGAGAACTGGGAACACTTCTTCAATCGGTGTATCTGTGGGTGTTGTTTGTCTTGGTCCAGGTGTTCTTCCAGTAGGTCCAACTCCTAATACGCTTCCAAGATTTCGTCGAGTGGTTCTAGCAGACTTTGTAATGGATTCAGGGACTGGAGGCAATGCAGGCATCACCGGTAATTTTGCTTTCTTGAGTGCGTCGTATCCACCTGCTAAGGATCTACCCAAGGAATCTCCCATGGTTTTAAGGAATGCTCCAGCAGGACCGACTGCCATCTTCAATCCAAACCAAACCAATAAAAGGACAATGATGAGAGCAACAGGACCTAAAATATACAAACTAAAATCCTTTCCTTCTACACCAGGTTTGAATGGATTTGTAGGTAATGGAATGACTGGAAGCATTTTGTTGGGACATGGGAGTGGATTGCCTCGTTTATCAATGGGTGGAGCAGGTTTGTACCGAACCGATGTGATTTCATGAATAACATCTCCTGGAGGTGTTACTGGAAGACGTTTGATTGCTTCCATATCAGATCCAGAAATCAAAATAGGTTCACCCATCACAATTACACGCGTTCCTTGTGAAGTTACCCATGTGTAATATGAACGATTGACCTTGAGAACCTGTGCAAGACTCCACTCTGCTCCTAAATCTACATCCGTGTCTGGGTATCCAAGAAGACGATCCGGTTGAGCAGCAACAATTGCAGGGATCTTGCTTCCAAGTGTATTGATGAACTTGGCACCATCTCCTGGATTTGCATCGACCTTGAGTGGAATTAAAAAGACATTCTTATCTGGATCTCGTCCTGTGACTCCAAACTCACCAACCTGTAGACAGGCATCATATTGAATATTTGTTCCAGCACCGATTGTATCCATACGAAGAGGGAATGGGTGATACAAACTCATTAAATCCGTAGTTTCATTGAATCTAGGTGGAGGTGGAGGTAGCGGGTTTGGAATGTTAGGAAACCACCAGGGGGAAATCGGTGAAACGGGTGGCGGAGGGGGAGGCGGAGGAGGAGGCGGTGCTGGTTGTGAAGGTTTGTTTCCCATTACTCTTATCGCCTATAGATTTTCAATAAGGATTAAATTCAACTTTGAAAGGAATTGTAGGTTTAATGTGAAGTTTGGTAAGTGCACCGTAGTTGTTGTAATTCAATGCAATACTACCCTCTGGATCTGTTGGATTATCGGATGGATTCCAAATTCGAACACGTTTTTTTTCTAATTTATTTTCAGCATCAATCTTCTTTCGATTTGCATTTTCTATAAAGGATTGAGTAGCATATTTCTTTGCATATTCTATTTTACCTGCCATCTGTTCTACATCTGCCTTCGATAACACTTCTGGAAAATCAGAACCCGGATAGGGAGGACTATAGAGTACACTTCCATTCTTTGCTCTACTATATGGTTTTCCATCAAATGCTCTAGCATAATCTTCATGTCTGTAATTTCCCCAATCAAACCAATCACCATCAACTATAGCATCTTCAGGTAAGTTACTAGGAGGATATTCCTTTTTAGGTATATTCATCTTTCCTAGTATGTCTCGTGTTAGTTTAACAGATGACGATGAAAGTGTAGGATCTAATATGATTTTACAAGTATCACAACTTGAACTATTTTTGACAGAGACTGCAAGAGTTGTTGAATTTGCGGGTCGTTCAAATTTAGAAGTTGTAGACTGAACATACGGTGCTGGCGCTGGTGCTGGCGCTGGTGCGGGTGCAGGTGCTGGTTGTGAAGATGTATTTCCCATTGTATCTATCCTATAAAACAAGTATAGGAGAAAGACAATGGCATCTAAACCACCTGCTACAGTTTCTCCACCACCTACAGTTGCACCTCCACCTCCTCAGGAGATGATCCCATGGTGGGCAGCATTGGTGACTGCGATTGTTACGGCAATTGTCTCGGTTTTAGGAACTCTTTATTATTTGAAAGGAACTCGCCCCTCGGTTCCTAATGCTCCTCCTGGAGTAGGTATGTTGTTTACAGATGCAATTACCTTCCTTCCTCATATTTTGATTCTCTTCGGAATCCTTGCGGATATTTTCACACTCCGCGGTGCATATTCAATTCCAAGTCTTGTAGGATTGCTGTCCATTGTGATACATTATGCTATGCAGTTTCTTTGGTCAGGTGTGACTACACTGGTTGGAGATGTCTACAAGTTGATCATGACTCCAGCAAAGGACGTTCCAGATGTAACTTCAATGTTTACTGGAAGTAATACTGGAGCTCAAGTAGGAAGACCTCCTACTGTCGGTGGAGCAATGAGTGCATGGAATGGATGTGAAGTCTATGGATTTGAATCCTTGAAAAGTCCCTATGCACCTCAAGGATTGGTCGTGACTGCTACAATCTTCTGGTATTACTTATTGGATTTATGGAATAACCGTGACGGTCTTGATAGTGTTGCTACAGCACTTGCTTTCCCTCTCTTCTTTGGTCTTCAAGTTTGGCAACTGAATTCATGTGACAACATGGTAGGAAGTGTTGGAATCAAGTCTGTCATTGCTCTCGTAGAGGGATTGATTATTGGCGGTACGGGATATGGGATTGTTCAATCGACTATACCGGAACGTCTACCTTCCTATGGTCTTCCAAAAACTCCGCTTCTATCCTCTATGACTAAAAATGCAGATGGGACCTACTCTGCGGCAGATGGAACTGTCTATGTCATTGGACCTAACGGTGAACCTGTTCGACAAGATTGGTTAACTAAAAATGTTCAAGATGCGACATCTCGACCTAAAACAGGCAGTGGAGTAGGTTCTGCTTCTGAAACTACCTGTCCTAAATAGATCGTGCCTTCTTGAGCAAACTATAATACACAATCATATTGGTTCCTGAATGACGACCCACTTCAGCGCCATTTTTCAAGACCACAATCGTAGGAACGACTTGAACACTAAACTTCTTTCCAAGTCCATATGGATCAATGTGGGTATTCACAGAAGTCCACTTCACATCGTCAAACTCTTCCTTCAAATCCTCAATTGCCGGTTTGATGGCATGACATGGTGTGCAAGAGGGTGACCAAAAATGAAACGCTTCAATACTCATTCTACCTTTTCTACGACATTTGTTTGTAAATGACCATGCGAAGCGCGAATCACAGGGGTTCGTGCAATGACCTGTTTTGTTAAATTGACATCTCGTGACTTACACATTTCCGTAAACGCCTTGAACAAGTGCTTGTCAACCAAGTCCGTGTCCAATGTGTTCAAACATCCACGCATCCACAAAACGATATCCTTTTGCTGTATCGGACCGCCCATAATTCGTAAAGGGCATCCAGGAAAGAGTTCATCGACTACAACCGTTTCAGGTTTATGAACAACTCCTTCTACAATTTCACGTGCCATCTTGTCCACGGTATCATTATGTTTGGACAGTTCATCTATACCTCCAGTGTGCGCCTTAATGTGTACAAATCGGTGTGACTTGAACTTGGAAAGACGAGAGGTAATGTCCTTAATCAAATCTTGATGAAGTACGTCTTTTCCAGCAGCCGTTTTCCATCCTCGATTCACCCATCCTGTGATCCAAATCGTCAAACAGTTGATACAATACTCAGAATCTGAATAAATCACTAAGTCGCAGTCTAATTCTCCACGGTCTTCCAAGGTATTCACTGCAAGTAAGATTGCTGATAATTCTGCGCGATTATTGGTTTGATCTTGATCGTCAGGAACTCGATGTGCTGAGGACCAACTAGGATGATCTGGAAACCATGCCGCATAACCCGCTTTCGCATCTTTTCGTCCATTACTGGTGCAAGAACCGTCTGTAAATACCCTCATACTACTATTCTATAGGTTAGACGCTTCTAATTCCATTTCAAACTTCCTTGGATCGTCCCATAAACGTGTATCTAACGTTCCATGAATGATTGGTGTATGTTGATAGGAAGGAACGCGAGTTACAATACATCGTGATACGATGGCAGATTGTAATAAAGGTTCTTCTATATGAAACCAAACTCTACAACGAAACGAACGTTGTTCAAGGGATCTACGTAACATCTGTTGACATGCCAAACTTAAAAAGTGAGCATGCCAGACTAATAAAACACGAACACGTGTAGAGCGTCGTTCAGGTGCAAATGTAACCCATTGAGAGAACCATTTTGCAAAGTCATCCATGGAGTTGGATAAAGCAGCATCCACTTCCTCAAATTCACACTGATCTGCGTACTTAGTCTTGTAAGCGTCCCAAAGTGTTTTTGTTTCACGATCATTCAAACATTCATATAAAATACGGTGAGGTGGTGGAAAATCAACTTCACTCATGTTTATCACTAGAACCCACAATGCGTTTAACAGGGATCTCTGAAGACACAATGTAGAGACTGTTCTCTGTGAGGACAATGTAGACATTGTCTTCCTTAATGCGAGAGATGGATTCAATGGGCGATGTATATTCAGTGTCGGACTTAACTAAAAATTTAGTAGTATCCTGAACACCAATACAGCACTTCTTCTCAATGCTGTCGTTGTAATAGTCTAGGTAAATCGGGCGATCTTGGTCAATCGCAATCTTGGCAGCAGCAGCCATAACAGTAGCAGAGGGCACAGCACTCATTTTCTTTGACGCAAGGACTTCTTGCGAGTTGTTCTACCGCGACTATAACTTCAGAGAATCCTCCAACTTAAATCGACTCTTCATGTTGAGGCAAGGTGTTTCTGCTTTTGGAACCGCAAGAACCTGCTTGACAGGGTCCTTGACTTCAGGCACTTTAGCAGCAACTGCAAACACGAATCGGACTAGAGCGTCCACGTGTTCCTCTGCACTCGGTGTCTTAGGTTGTCGGATGGATTCTTTCAAATCATCGGCAATTGTCTTGACAAACGCAGACATCAATTCGTGTGGAATGAGTTCGCGAGCAAAGAGTTCAGCAACGTAAACTGCAAAGGTTCGTTTCTTCTCTTTTTGTTTGTACCATTTGAGAATGGCTTCTTCGTATCCAGGATCAGTATGAACTGGAACGACAGTGACATTTGCGTTGTCGTAGAGAGTGTCAAACATTGTGACTTGAGTCAGCAAATCTTGACGAGCGTCTGGGTATGCGCTCGCAATGTCCTTGTATGCGTCTGCCATCAGTGGAGCATAGAAGGTTTGCGTAACGCCTCGGTCAAACAACAAGGTGGTCACACGGAGTCGAAACATGGAATCGCGTTTGTCCAGTTTCTCCATGATGCCAACCATCATCTTGTCGTAGGTTTGTTTGGTCAATTTGTTCAAGAACGCATTGACTTCATCATAGTCAGGGTCATCTTTCTCGCGAACCTTGCGATGTAAGGAGACCAGTGCGAGTTCTCTCCAGTTGACGGAGACTTCCTCAACATGTGCCCTGCGAACAGTTGGGCGACGAAAGGAGGGTTTAAAAGTAATTTTCAATTTTGAGATCAAAGTTCGGATTGCTTCATTCAAAGGGGGTCGGGGTACAGTTCGTAATGTGTAGAAAGTTGAGATATCCATGGTAGCCTACTACTTTTCTGTTTAGAGAATCATATCCATTTTCTATCAATGGGGGCATGTTTTAGTTTTCTTGAAAAACCAATGGCAAGAATTGGATCTACGATTATTCGAGGATCAAAATTTAAAAAAATCAAATCGTATCATGATGCACTTAGGGAAGCAGGATATGTAATTCCGGACACTGCATCTATTATTTTGGTGTGCGATGGTGTTCATATCATGAATGTTCCCGTCTACAAACCATTTCAATTTGTGGATTCAATTAAATATGGAACTTTGACAATTCCAATAAAACGACTCTACGGCAAAAAAAATGGATTGAAACCTAGTCAATAAAATAGAAGACGTTACAATGTCTGATTCAACTATAATGCCGAACAAATGGGTCCTCTGGTATCATGACCCGAATGACAGTGACTACTCTGAAAAATCGTATACAAATATTGCAACGCTCTCCACACCGGCAGAGTTCTGGACCGTGATTGATGCTATCTCCAAAGATGCATGGGAATCCGGCATGTTCTTCTTCATGCGAGACGGTTACCGTCCACTATGGGAGGCGCCAGAACATATCCGTGGAGGTGCATGGTCTAAGAAAGTGGATGCACGTGAAACCTGTGAAATGTTTATTGATGCAATGGCACACTGCTTTATCAATGGTTTTCTAACCAATTACAAAGAAGCGATTGTGGGTGTTTCAGTGTCACCCAAGGGGCAATTTCATATTATCAAAGTTTGGAATACAACGACTAATATTACCGATCGGAAACTCTTTGCTCCGACAATGAAGATGAAAGGAACGGACGATATCGTCTACAAAGCACACAACACACGAGGAAAGTAATTATGAAAGTGTGAACAAATACTTGACTTGATTCAAATCCGATAGAATCTCGTCACGAATATTCAGCAAGTCTGAATCTGTCTTTTTAACTTTGCGTGGCAGTGATGTAGATAACCATTGGGTGCTTCTTGAAATGAAGTTTCGAATTCCAGAGACCGTCAAGTTTTTCACAGGAAGTGTCTTTCTTACATGTGGTCGTCCATAGAGTCCCATGTAGGATTCAACAAACTTGTCAATGTTGGTGTCCAAGGTTCCAATTAAATCATCGGTTGCCTTGTGTTCCGCAAACGATCGGGTCTGCCAATGATACAACTTGACTTGATCACGAATGTTAAAGAGAACGGATACGATTTCACCTCCTTTTGTGTTTTTACGCGTTCGTCCACCTTTTGCAACCATCATTTTGCGTGTCTCCATTATTGTACATTAGTTCTATTTTTTAAGTTGAGCAGGGCATCAAGCACAGTTTGATATCACCTAAGTTTGCAATGACATAACGAATCATCAAAAACCAATCATTCTTCATATGGAGTTCAAGATTATTGGACAAGTTGGAGCATTTTGTAAACAGAACCAAGTGAGGAAGAGAATAGGTTCCACTGACAATCGCATCCGATTCATCTTTTCCAGGAACTATATCAGTAACTGCATCACCCATTGTGACAGTTTGTTGTGCAAATGGACCCTTGCAAGTGAATGTCAGGATACCGCCTACTTTTTTGATTTCAACTGTCTTTGCAGAGAGCAAAGTCATATCACGACAGATCTTTTGGAAATCTAGAGATGGAATGGTTGTGTGTGCTGAAAACTCAGTCTCAGGCATCGTGATATCGGAATCATCTCGATCCAACAAATTCAAACGATACTTAGTTCTGCGTCCCTTTTCTCCATTCTCAATGGTAATCGTCAAATGGTTCGATTCATGTTTGGAAACTGAAAAAGTAATGGTATCATCGTTTGTCACTGTTTTAACAATACGATAAAAGTGATCTGTGTTCAATCCAATGTCTAATTTAGGTGCCGTATGATTGTATTCGTATTTCTCAAACTTGGACGCATATAAACGCATATGAGTTAACACAGTGCGTGTATTGTCCATTGCAATCATTCGGATTCCCTCCTTATCAAAGACCAAACTCATCTCCACTAACATAGACTTCAACCCTTCAGCTAGTGTTCGTATGGGCGATGTTTGAACCGTTTTGGCTACAATCAAGTCGTCGCTCATTTATGTATGATGGAGGTTCGGCGTCTAAGTTCTTCTACGCATTACTCAGAATATGCAAAAATACCAAGTGAAAAGAGACTTAAGCAAATAGCTAACCATTTCAGTCCTTTGATTTTCTCCTTAAAGAAGAGGACACCTAGAAGAGTGACCATAATGTTAGAAGCTAAGTTCCAGATTAGATTGGTTGTCAACATGTTGGAATGACTCATCGCTTTCAAGAAAACATAGGGTTGAAACGCATACAAAAGTGTAGCAATAGGCAATCCTACTGCATACGCTAACTTTCCTTGATCTACAAACTTCAGAGTTCCCATCATATTGATGTCAATTAACGCCATCACAATGCCAAAGAAAATGGGTAATAAATCAAAACTACCTAGTTTCCAGTTCACGGATTGTATCAATACGTCCACAAAGTCCTTCATTACTTCTTGACTAGGAAAGGAACTACCAACAAGACCACAACTCCAATCAAGATGACAATATCAATGGTTCGCACTAACTTCTTCTCTCGTTCTGGAAGTGCTTCAAACTCTTTCATGTATTCGGGTGGTTTTGCCCATCCCCACATCCATCCAAGAGCAGTAGGTTTCAACCGATCTTTACAATCGTAAATCATATCATACCATGCAAGAAGAACATACGCTACACAGGCAAGTAGGAATGCCATGACAAATCGATGTTGCCACTCCTTGAAATGAGGCATCCAATACACAATCAATACAAACGCAGAAAACACGAGGCATTTTGGATTCAATGCAAGGTGTGTTCCAAATAATCCGCCACTCATTACTTAGTATAGGTAATATAAATCAATGAGTACATGCCTAATAACGCTTGAAACGCAATGAAACGATAGGAGAATAACAAATCAGAAAGACGAGCAAATGCAACTACCGATGTAATCATCAACGCATCGGCAAGCAAAATCGTCCATCCACCTTCACTTGCGTAAGATTTGAAAACATCAATCATGGAGTTCTGACCTTGAGGAAGTCCCTGAATGACTACAAAGTAGAAGAAGATGTCATGTAAAAACTGCACAAAGATTGCACCCATCACAAGTTGAAGTCCAGTTGCTTCTGGAAACAAGAACGTGGCAACAAGAACCCCCAACATCAAACTCAGAACATCTGCAGAGACTGCTGCAAGACCAAATTTATCATACCATAACTTGAGTGCTCCTGTTGGAGGAAGAAACCATAAATGTTGTCCTGGGACGACTTTGGTGAGTAGCATGACCACAAAATCCACCCATAGTGCTGAATTTAGTAAAGAGATTAAGCGCATTACTTGTTACGGCGAGTTTTTCCATGAGACATTTTAGCTGACTTCTTACGTGAGACGATACGACCCCACTTGTTCATCTTGAGGTCCGCCTTAGTAAGTCCACCAGTTGTGTGGTGGGCTGTTCCGTGCATAACTTGAGCGCGAGATCCAATTTGCTTGAGATGCATTTATTGAGTAACGAGATTATTAGTTTTCCAGTTTAAGAGATGAAAAAATCTTTGTAACTGAAAACTTAGAATCCTTAAACTTAACTTTCTCAGAAGAAAAGGGTGCTTGTGGAGAATCAATAAACTTATCAAAATCACAACGTCCACAATAGAGTTCGTTAACGTATTCAAATGGAAACTGTACAGCAGTCTCACCTTCAATTCGACGATTGTTGCTATAATGAACTAGCGCCTTTTTCCATAAATATGGATATACGTAATCCGTTAAAAAACTTTGATCTTCTCCATACCCTCGATTAGTAGGTGACTGTTTATAAAGTTTATAGAGATCTTCAATGACAAGTCCATCTATTTTCCGCATACCCCATAATCCTCCCATCATCTTAGATGTATGTTCTACATTATCTCGAATAATATGTGAATCATATTGAGTATTTGTCAAAAACTCATTGATTGCCCATCGATCTTTCCAATGAACGTGACTATCTGCATCACGAACCATCATAATTTCAACGTCAGGTTCATCAATTGCAAAGAATCTTTCAATCATATTGATAGAACCCATCTTTCCAGTTGGACGAATGACTACATTTGAGTACATTGTTACTTGTTCTAAAAATCCAGGATCTACATCAGGTGCAATGTATAAATAGACTTTCCAATCAGGAAAATAGGTTCCAATCAGGTAAATGTTCTGTAAAATTGGTGTTGGATAGTATTGTGGATTTGGAGGACCGTATAAACAGAAAGAAAATACTTTAACCATTGTAATGTTGTATGGAAAAAGGTTTTGTAAATTTTACTAAATCCAATTCTTCTCTTGTAAACATGAGACAATAAAGTCATTTATGTCTTTATGTTCTGAATAGGGTCGTAAGCAATGATAATCACAAAAATAACCAAATAAGAGTGTGTTTCGTAATTGCACTCTATTTGTGAAATTCCAAGGATGAATTCTATCTAACCGTGTGAAGTTTGTAATCTGATCATTAAGAACGATCTTATCACCAGACCATTGATCGAACGTTTGTTTAAAAATAACCTGATCAGTTCCCCATCCTATACCTCCATGATTTCCATCATATTGAGTTCCTTGATACCATTTACGTAACATTGTCTCAGTTGATTCACTTCCAAACATACTTGCCCATGTAGAAGGATGTGCTACATTATAACACATTGCAATTTCCCCTGGAAAGCATACATCACGATACACAACAAATACAGAATCTGGAATAGATTCAATCGAGTTCACATAATATCTACGATTTGCAGGGAGCATATCCATGTCTGTAATCAAAACACCTTCATTACGTAGCACTTCACGAGGATACAGTAATCGAATACATTGTGCTTGAAACGCAGTATGTAACCCTTCAATTGGTTTGAACACTATCAAATTTGATGACCAAGGAAGTAATGATTCGGGGATAGCGTCTGCAATCAATACAATATGAACATCTGCTTCAGGTAGAACTGCATTCCAAGCTTTGATAAAGTTTGGAATGAAGTCAGAATAGAGTGGATTTAGATCCGTTGCTGTTACAATAGTTCCGATCTTCATTATATAGACCGTCGGATACGATCTATCCAGTAACCAACGCGAAGTTTCTCAAAGTTCCACGATGTAGATTCAATTCGTTTCTTCTCTGCAAGTAGTCGTTCTTCAGTGATTTCATTCCAGTTGTTGATGAATAGAATGGGCAAGTCCTGCCATCCAGAATGAGCAATGTCATTTTTCACAATTGGAATACTTCCCATATACAAGGTTTCCCATAGACGATGTGTATCAACACCATTTCCACGAGGACACAACACAAACTCGTGGTTTCGAATTTCTTTCAAAAACTCCTTTCGTCCTTCAAATGTATCCACTGGAGTTCCATAGGTAACCCATGGTTTTGATCGAAACATGTTTTGGATAAATTCTCGTTCATGAGGATAGGTTTCAGTCTTAAAATTCAAATACACGAGGTTTTTGATTTCACGAGGAGTTTTGGCAACCTCAAGCATCATTGGAATGTTTCCATAAATACGATGAAGAGAGGATTCATTTGTATCATTCGTGATTCCAAGTGGAATTCCCGTGACTTGAGATGATTGGGTATTTACTGAAAACCATTTTGAATTTGGATACCGTCTTGCGATTTGGTCTGTAATTGGATAATCTGAATGCCCTGAAATGATTAAGTTCTGTGTAGATGGTGGAGGATAGACTTGTTTTCCACGCCAACCTATTGGAGGATAATGATAGAAAACATCTGTCTTAAAATAGTTGTTTGGAAATGCTTCAAGATAACGATCCGTACATAGAACATCTTCTAATGTCCACGTGAAACTCATTTACATTTAATGAATGGGTATGTCTAAATGAAGATCCTAATGTTAGTGATTGCATGTGAGACAGATCCACTCTTCAAACAACTTAAAATAGAATGGAGAAAGAACACACATCCATCTGTCAAAACTATATTTATTCAGTATTCATTGAATGTGAATGAGATTATCTTAGTAGATGATGATACCTTGTTTCTACCAGGAACTGAATCGTTTGAAGGTATAACACGTAAGACAGTTGAAAGTCTGGAATACTTTCTTCAAACTACAAACTTCACACATGTAATACGAACTAATTTGTCATCCGTTTGGCATTACCCTAGACTCATTTCATATTTAAAAACTAGAGAAATGACTGGATTATTTACAGGAGTTATGGCAATGGATAACTCGCGAGATTTTATCTCTGGAGCAGGAATGTATATGTCAAGAGATGTAGCAGAACTTCTTGTAAAAAATAAGGAAAAGGTCTATACATATCTCTTTCAAGATGACCTTGCAATAAGTTATGCGTTAGATGATCTGGGGGTTAAATTGACTTCAAGTTCAAATAGATTTGACCTTCTTACACCTGAGTTATTTGAAACTAATAAATATAGTATTCCAAGAAATATCCATCATTTTAGGTTAAAACAAACTACAGATCGTAGTGTTGAACCAAAGTTTATGAGAGAACTAATTGAATTGCTTCCAAAAATGACCTAGAGACGACACTATAGTCTATACTAATGAATCGTGCTGCAGTGATCACAGGTGTTACTGGACAAGATGGATCGTATCTTGCAGAACTCTTGCTTTCAAAAGACTACGATGTCTACGGAATCGCAAGAAGAACCTCACGTTCCAATACTGAACGAATTTCAAGCATTCTAGATCACCCTCGATTCTTTCTTAAAGAAGCAGATCTTTCAGATGTAAACTCATTACGATCTGTCTTTGAGGAAGTCTCTCATTATAAACGAATTGAAGTCTATAATCTAGGAGCACAATCACACGTTCATACATCTTTTCGTCAACCCGAATTAACTGCAGATATAGATGCACTGGGTCCTCTTCGTATCTTAGAAATCTTGCGATCCATGAATTTGACCAACGCTCGATTCTATCAAGCGTCTACCTCTGAACTTTACGGCAAAGTGATGGAAACACCTCAATCAGAAACAACACCCTTTTATCCAAGAAGTCCGTATGGAGTAGCAAAACTCTACGCCTTTTGGATTGTCAAAAACTACCGTGAGAGTTATGGAATGTTTGCTTGTAACGGTATTCTGTTCAATCATGAATCTGAACGTCGTGGAGAAGAGTTCATTACTCGTAAAATCACTAAGGGTATTACACGATTAAAGAAGGATCCTGAATTTGTTCTTGAACTAGGTAACCTAGATGCAAAGCGAGATTGGGGTTATGCTCCTGATTATGTAGAAGGAATGTGGAGAATGCTACAGGAAGAGAAACCTGATGATTACGTTCTCGCAACGGGTGAAACGCATACAGTAAGAGAGTTTCTAGAGACTGCATGGGGTCCAATTATTTGGAAAGGTCAAGGAATCCATGAACGAGGTGAAGATTCAACTGGTCGAGTGATTGTCAAAATCAACCCTGAATTCTACCGTCCTGCAGAAGTCGAACTCTTAATTGGAAATCCTAAAAAAGCGTGGTGTCAACTTGGATGGAGAGCAACCACTACGTTTTCTGAGTTGGTTACACGTATGGTTAAACACGACGCAATATAGTGAGACCGTTATTATTAGTTAAACGTAATTCGATCTTCCACTCTGGGTGTTGTTTTAAAAACTCTTCAACTGCTGGCCATAGACCCTTTCGAATTTCGTGTACTGGTATTCCAGACTCACGACTTTGCTTTACAGCATCCCAACCAACACGAACTGTCTCTCCAATCCATTCATCTACAGTTGTATCATGAAGAATGATAAACTTATTCACAGATGTATTCCATCGAGCAAGTTCCCTTTTGAGATGTCCATAAATATGCCATGTATCAATGAATAATAAATCAGTTTGAACCAAAGGACAATCAAGATCACTTTGCTCTACAAATGAAGCATTAATGCCATTATCACTACATAGTGTTAAGAAAGGTTCAATCTGACTAGACTTCTTTGGATCCACCATCAAATACTGATTATTAGGTGTATCAACAAGACCGTATGCGAATGCATAGGAACTTACAACATCACGAACACCACATTCTACCACCGACGAGCACTTCCTTGTATAGTCAAGAAGTACTGGGAGGTGCTCATTAATATCAGATGGCGTCATAGAAGTTTTTAAATACAATGATGCTAAAGACATTTGAGTATAATCTTCAATATTTTTATAAGTTTTAAACACAATGCTTATTTGGGTAGTGATTATTGCTTTTAATAATCCAACCTATGTTAGCGATATGGTAAATCAGTTGCTGAAGTATACTAACAATATTATCATAGTAGATAACTGTAGTACTTATCCAAAAATGATAGAATATCTAGAAACCATTGAGAAAAATGTAAAGGTCTTTCGAATGGAAAAAAACTATGGACATAATGTTCATAAAGAAAATATTATACAGTCCTTCATTGATAGTGACATATACTGTGTGACAGATCCTGATCTCAGATTTAACACTAAACTACCGGAAAATTTTATTGAGACTTTTACTGAACTTACAGAGATACATAATGCTGAACGTGTCGGGTTTGCACTTGATATCACAACTGATATTCGCGATGATATTCGCTATCAAGGGGAACTGATAAAGGAGTGGGAAAGTAAATTTTGGAATGATAAAATTGAACACCCTTCACTGGTATTGTATAGAGCTGCAGTTGATACAACATTCTGTTTGATTAACAAGAAATATACAAGTGAAGACCCTACTCATATCCGTGTTGCAGGCGACTTTACATGTGTTCATCGTCCTTGGCTCACATATTCAAAAACAGAAGTACCTGAAGAGGAATTGAACTATTACATGGAACATGCAATATGTTCATGTTGGGTAAAAATAAACACATGATATCTTAATGAAAAACTTTTTAATAACAGGTGGTGCTGGTATGATAGGTTCAAACTTAGCACAAAGGTTATTAAAGACTGGTAATGTCTTCATAGTTGACAATCTATGGAGAGGTAAACGCGAAGATGTTTCTTTTATTGAAGACAGTAAGTTCTATCAAAGAGATCTTCTTATACCAGGTCAATTAGACGATATTTTGAAAGAGAATAAAATAGATGTTGTAATTCACCTTGCAGATATTGTTGCAGGAATTGGGTTTGTAATGAAAAATCAAGGCATGGTCTATCACAATAACACATTGATCAATACTAATGTATTTCACTCTATACGCAACTCTACTATTAAGCAACTCATAAATATTGGTACAGCATGTAGTTTCCCAAAACATATACAGAACTCAATTAGTTCTCAGTTGAAAGAATCGGAGTTATATCCAGCAGATCCCGAAAGCGCTTATGGATGGAGTAAACTCATGGGTTGTTATGAAGCAGAACTTCTTTCAAAAGAAACAGATATAATTGTAACAAACTTGTTATTTCACAACGTATATGGAAGTCCATGTGATTTTGGAGAAAGGTCACAAGTTCTTCCATCTCTAATCTACAAGGTTATACGAGGAGACAATTCACTGGAAGTATGGGGAACCGGAAACCAAGGACGAGCGTTTCTACACGTAGATGATGCGGTTGAATCAATTGTTCTTGCGATAGAAAAGAGGGTATCTGATACGATACAAATTGGACCCGATACATGTACAACAATTCGAGAAGCAGCAGAGATGATCCTAATGATTAGTGGTAAGAAAGTTCCTATTTTATACGATACAACAAAACCAGAAGGGGATATGGGTAGATGTGCCGACTATTCTAAAGCAAAGATGATACTGAATTGGTCTCCAAAGGTTTCAATGGTAGAAGGTCTAACTCGTTTGTATTCATGGATATTTTTAAGAAATAAAGTTAAATGATTTCAATTGTTCTACCAACAAGAAAACGTCATACTGCACTTACTGACATGGTAGAAAGTGCACTTTCTACTGCAGATGACACTACCCAAGTTGAATTTTGTATATATGTTGATGAAGATGACACAGAAACAAAAGAATGCGTCGGTGTCATGTCATATAAGGGGATTTCAATAAAACACACCACATCTCCAACTTCTTTAAACTTGAGTCAGATGTGGAATTACGCATATGAACACATTGCAACAGGAGATATCATTATGTTATGTGCGGATGACATAAGATTTAGAAGCAAGAGTTGGGATACTCGTGTTCGTCAGACAATTGATAAATATGAAGACAAGATAGTTCTTGTCTACGGAGATGACTTAATTCATGGTGAAAATTTGTCAACGCACCCATTTGTTCATCGTAAGTGGATCGAGACGAGTGGATTTTGGCTTCCTCCATATTTTGTAAGCGACTTTGTCGATTTATGGTTAAATGATGTTTCAAGAGATTTAGGTAGACGTGTTTTCCTACCCGATGTTATCACAGAACATCTTCATCATACAGTTGGTAAAGCTAGTATAGATGAGACTACAACTGCACGATTAGAAAGGCATAAACAGTCCAATCCTCAAAGTATTTTTGCCAGAACATTAGGAGAAAGAAATGCTCATTTCATGAGACTTCTCGCGATCATAAATAAATAATTTTATAGATTTTAAAATACAATGCCAGTTTACCCAATTTCATTCTCGATACCTGCTTCAAAGATCAGGACAACTGTTCCAGAAAAAACAAAAAACATGGCATCTCTTGTTCCAGGAGACTTATCAACCTATACGTTTACAGATGAGAAATCATACTATGAAGAGTATGCAAAAAGTGTTTTTGGAAAAACATGGAGAAAAGGAGGGTGGGATTGTATGAGACATTATGAGATTCTTGCAAACGGGTGTATACCTTGGTTTGAAGGACTCAATGATTGTCCTGAAAATACAATGACTCATTTTCCTAAGAAACTTGTGAAGGAAGCAATGGAATCATCTAACCCAGAGTCATTCATACCACAACTTCTTGAATATACGAGGACACATCTGACAACGAAAGCAATGGCACAATATATTTTGAATACAATTGGTTGTCCATCTCCAAAACGTGTTCTGTTTATTTCATCAAATCCATCCCCAGATTATCTACGATGTTTAATATTTTCAGGTATGAAAGAATTACTTGGAAAAAACTGTAGTGAGTCTCCTTATATTCCATATATTTATGATGACTATGGTCCAACTGATAAGTTATATGGTAAAGGATTCAGTTACACACGATCTGTTTCTGGTGAATTAAAAACAAATGCTGTTCATATTGATGAACTAAGAACCCATGCATTTGATCTTATAGTTTATGGAAGTATACATAGAGGAATTCCTTATTATGATGAGGTAATGAAAGTCTACAAACCAAGTGAAGTAATCCTATTATGTGGAGAGGACATACATGTTGACAAAAACTGTTTTGGTCTTGAATTTGCAAAGAAGGGTCATCAAGTATTTATTCGTGAGTTACCTTGATTATTCAGAACTAACTTTCCTAATAGAGCATTGATATCCTTTAAAGATTTCTACATAATGTCCCTTATATGTATTCAAAAATGAATCAATTCCGAGTTTTGGTGCGTCTTCTGGTTTTGGATATCTAGGATCTTGCCATAAGTAATCGTCAAATATTAAGATACCTCCAAATTTTAGAAGACGGAATGCGAGAACTGCGTCTTCGAGGACGGATGCTGCGCGATGATCTCCATCAATGTAAATGAAGTCGAATTTTTGATTAAGTGTTTTCAGTACATCATGACTGTATCCTTTAATAATTTGAACGTTCGAGTATGGACTAAGATTAGATACACAACGTTCATATAACTCATGTTTATGAGCATCTGAATGTTCCATTGAGCCTTCAAAAGTATCGACACAGGTTAGATGTGAGTTTGGATGTGTCAGAATATTATTGAGAACCCAAATTGCTGATCTTCCTTCAAATGAACCTATTTCTAGACCAACAACCTCTTGACCTTTGAAGTCTTTCAAGATTTCACTCCAATTTTCTCCAGCTCCACCCCATCCAACTGTAAATGTAGGCATTGTTATTGAAAGTGATTATTTAAAACAAAATGTATGTCATGGTTAACCTACATTTTGATTTTGTTTTCTTTTGTTTTGTTGTTTAGTTGCTGTATGCCAAGCCGCCCATGCCTGACATCACTCGCAACACGTTGTAGTTAACTGCATACACTCGGACCTGAGCAGTTCGTCCAGATCGCACTGTGTTGACTGACACTGTGAGTTGGAGGGTTGCCTTGTCGATACGGGAGAAGTTGCAGGTGCCTGATGGCTGGTGCTCCTCGGGCTTGAGTGCGAAGGAATACACGTTGATACCCTGAGTTGGTGTGCGTGTGTGGTGCTGGAATGGTTGCACTCGGGAGAAGTATCGTCCCTCACGCTCAGTGAATCGGTCTTGGCCGTTGAGCTGGAGCTTGGCAACCTCAACTGGGTTCTTGCCTTCGCAGCGAACACCAGAGGAGAGGATAACCTTTGCGAGGAGATAGTTGGTTGTGTCCTCGAAGACAATTGCCTGGTCGTTACCGCCATCACCAAGGTTGGAGTCCAACCATGATGCACCGTTGAGTGATGGACCAGATTGGATACCGAGACCTGGGAGGTAAGGACCTGAAGGACCATCGTTAGTTACTGTAGGAACCCTGTTTGAACTTGAAACTGCACCACCACCTAATGAACCACGGGCGAGGACGTCCATCACGATACCCTCCGTGCTGAAGTCATCAGTGTAGTTGAATGGTTGGCATCCGTTGACCTCTTGGATGAAGACCTGGTTAGGTGTGCAGTCAACGAAGGAATCTCGTTGAACAACCCAGACGAGCTCCTTAACCGGGTGGTTGAAGTTGAGCTGGATCTTGTTGGAGGAGGATGTGATGGACTCAGCACCTGTGAACTGGAGTTGCTCAATGAGGTACTCGTGAGTCTGCTGGGCAAATCGGCGTCTCTCCTCAGTGTCGAGGTAGATGTAGTCGATGTAGAGTGAAGCAGCAGTCAAGGACTGGATGCTGGTAGGTGCAGTCTGACCAGTGGTCAACTCATAGTAGGTGCAGTTGATCCATTGCTCGAACTCAACATTGATACGGACCTCGTGGTACTGGAGAGCAATGAGAGGGATCGCAAGACCCGGGTTGCGGCAGAACCAGAACTGGAGAGGAATGTAGAGAGTTCGCGCTGGGGTGCCTGCACGGGGAGCGCACGAGTTAGTGAGCTCAGAACCAGCGCAAGAAGCGTCCAAGGCATAACCCCTCCTGTCCTTCATGAGGACGAGATCGTGGGTGTTACCGATCATGTCGTTGAGCGCCTCAGTGGTGCCGACATCCTGAGACAACTGGGTCCAGATTTGCATCCAGTCACCATACTGTCTGTCAATGCGCTGACCGCCAATCTCGAGCTCAACCGTCTTGATGAGACGGTGACCGATGTAGTTGAGCCATCGGAATCGCTGGAGCTGAGTGACTGATGTGAAGTCAACTGCAGGGAGAACGACTTGAACGTATGTTCGGTACATCAAGTCCGCGTTACGGTTGATGACTGCAGTCACACGCTTGTTGAAGTCGGCCTGGCCGTTGAAGGTGACTTCAATGGACTCCATGGCGAAGTTTGTATGGCGCTTGTAAAGCACCTTCCAGAATGTAATCTGGGGATTGCCGGAAATGTAGATGTCCTGCGCACCGTAGCTGACAAGTTGAAGAAGACCACCACCCATATTGTTTGCTTAAGCGCGAGAAAAATTATTTACAGGGTAGGGCGACGCGTCTATAGGAACACTTGTGACGCACCAATATGGACTCTATCTAGAATCATGTATTGGTTAGTTAGTTTATGACCTCTTGCGATAACGACGGGTTCGACGACCTCCATATAACTTAGAACCAGTTTTGCGTAGAGACCTTCTTACATCTTGTATATCCGATGCTCCTTCATTGGATCCTGTAGAATAGTTAACAGCAACTTCATCTCCACCCTTACGAAGACGGCGAGTTCGTAGTTGTCGTCTGCGAAGAGTTCGTTTCATTATGTAGTTGTTAGATTTTACGTTGTGCTTAAGCCTTGCTCAAGAGGTGTGCCCTCTTAGCACGGGCGCGAAGGGTTGCCTTCTTTCCAGAGGTCTTGAGTCCGTGTCCCTTGAGAACGCGCTTCAAGGCCTTAGCAGAAGGTCCCTTTCGGGTTCCTCGGCGTCCAGCAGTTTGACCCATAGCGGGTACAACAGAGTTTCCAGCAGGAGTAGTGTGTTGAGGCATTTTGTTTAAAGCAGAGACAAACTTTCAGACTGAACGCATCAATTAAAAAATGGACCCCATTGGAATCGGAGCAATTATTGGAATTTTAGTCGTTGGAGGATGCCTTGCGTGGTTGGTTAGAAAGGATGCGAATCGGTTTAAGTCTGGAATGACAAAATCACCTTCTCGTGAAAGTTTGAATACAATGGTTCCACATGATGATCCTACTCCAGTATCATCTTAGGTGTGATATGCATTGCTTCCAACTCTTGCATCCACAACTTCATCGCATACGGTATGGTCTTCATGATAAAGTCCGTCTTATTCCCACAGACACCACATGCATAGATTCCTTCCACTGGATTCACAACTGCAAGTGTTCCACACGATTTACAAAGACCTGTATTGAACGGGTCGGAAACATCCATCAGACGCTCCTTGGTAAATACCGAGATACCGTGTGATAACATACAATCTCGTTCCATCTCACCTACACGTAATCCTCCATCACGTGATCTACCTTCACAAGGTTGTCGGGTCAGTGATACAATCGGTCCTCGAGCACGTGAATGCTTCTTATCAATGACCATGTGTTTGAGACGCTGATAGAAGGTAGGTCCCATGAAGATTTCTGCTTGCATCATCTCACCTGTCTGACCGTTGTAGAGAATCTCATTACCGTAAGGATGCATTCCTAGGTCCACCATGTGTTTTTTCAAGTCTTCCACTTTCAAGTGTGAATACGGTGTTCCATCTCCTAATGTTCCTTTACGCACACCAATCTTACCAAAGATGTTCTCCATCAACTGTGCAATGGTCATACGCGATGGAACTGCATGTGGGTTCATGATAATGTCTGGACGAAGACCGCTGGCTGTGAATGGCATATCCTCTTCTTCCATCAGCATTCCAATGGTTCCCTTCTGTCCGTGACGAGAAGACACTTTGTCACCAATTTGTGGAATACGCTCAGACACGGTACGCACTTTGATAAACGGATATCCATCTGAATTCTTGTCCTGCCACACTCCGTCAATACGACACGGTTCTGAGTTCTTATGTGTCGTAGAAGCATCTCTGAATGCATATCCTGCTGCGTCATTTCGTAAGTTCACAACCTTACCGATGACTACATCATTCTCTTGAAGCACTGAGTTGATGATTGGAAGACCAGACTCAGAGATTGCTTCATACGATGTATTTTTGTATTTGCGTGTTGCATGCTTTTGAGGTTTCATGAACTTCTCTTCACGACCGGATGTGACATTACGATGCTCTTCATCCTTGTACATTCCGTAGTAGAGTCCACGGAAGAATCCACGTTCAACTGCAGACTTATTCATAATCACTGAATCCTCCTGATTGTATCCACCGTAACAGGCAATTGCTACAATCGCATTCATTCCAAACGGCATTTCGTGCATCTTCAGAATGTTCATGGGACGTGTTTCTACGATCGGTCGTGCAATGGAACAGAGAACATAAGCGTTCTTGTCGAGACGTTTTGCAAAGTTGCCTGCGTAGATACACATGGCTTGCTTACCCATAGCAGATTGATAGGTATTACGAGGAGATTGATTATGATCCGATAATGGAATTGTGGATGCCATGTGACCTACAATCAAGGAAGGATGAATCTCATAGTGTGTATGAGAGGAAGTCAATTCATCACGTGTCATTGCGATACGAAGCGTCTCGGATTCAGAGGGGTCAATGTAGTCTACACAGGATTCAACCCATTCATTCCAACTTGTTCGATCTTTAGGAGGTTCTGCTCCTTTCCTGAACACTGGACGAACACATCGTCCTCCATCTGTCTCAATCGAGATATTGTTCATCATCGTATACCATGCAATGGATATGTGTGGATGTAAGCGACGAGTTTGCTTTGCAAGTTTCAAGGATGAAACCACTTCATACGGTGACTCAGTATATCCAACCAATACTCCATTCACCGTGATTGAAGTTCCAGTATACACTCGAGGAGTTGAAATCCAAGTCAATCGTGCGTCGTCTTGTAGAAAGTGTAGAACAGTGCTTGAAGGAACATGTTGTGAAATTGAAGTCAACAAACTCATGTTCTTGACAATACCGACTGAATGACCTTCTGGAGTTTCCACTGGACACATGAATCCCCAGGATGTGCCGTGGAGTTTACGAGGTGCCAATAACTTACCTGATTTTTCAACAGGAGTTTGAATACGTCGCAAGTGACTGATCGTTGCCGCATAGGACATACGACCTAATACTTGAGAGACACCTACTTTGGATGCGTTGGACATTGAAGAGACTGTGCCTAATCCTTGAACCGCAAAGTTACCAGTTGCTAACGCCTGTTTGAGTTTACCCTCAATCGCTGAGAGTTTGAGAATCTTGTAGAGGTTGTTGGTATTCAAGATCTCCATTGGACGAGGCGCTTCACCTCGTTTCCATGTATCATTGTTCACTTCTTGCACAAACTCATTGCGAGTATCATTGCAGACCTTTTGGAATAACTGACGGAACAGATGGGTCAACAGGGATCCAGTGGTCACCACACGTTTATTTGGATATGCATCTCGGTCGTCCAGAGGAATCTGTTTACAATAGGTCAGCAACAATCGTTGAATCATAGAACCCATGAGCATGGTTTTACGTGCATTGTGCATAGGTGTTGTTGTCAGTTCACCTGCGAATCGCACATGAGGTAAGAGTTCAGAGTTCAAGAGTTGACGGACATAGGCACACTTGTCCTCTTGATTGGTCCCATATTGCAAGTGATTAGTCAAGTATGAAATCGCTTCTTGCTGAGTAAAGATTCCAAGTTCAGATGCGTCACGGAAAGACGCAGCTAATAACTCTACATGTAGATCATCCAACGATCCCCAGATGATTTGAGTAATCTCTTTATCAGTGAGAACACCGAGTGCACGGAAATACACAACGACTGGAATGTCTTCACGAAACCTTGGAACACACGCAGTCAGTGGATTACCGTATCCATTGAACTTGGAACTGATGCGAATCTCCAATTTCTTAGGAGGTAGAGTGAATGATTCGTGAAGTGATTTGATTTCAACTGAATACAAGTGCTTGGACGTTGACTTTTTGTTTTGGAAAATCATGATGCGATTGTCAGCAACCTTTTCTTGACACAGAATTGTACGTTCAGAACCGTGAATGATGAAGTATCCTAGAGGATCGTGAGCACATTCACCGTATGCTTCTAGACTCAATGGATAGTCCTTGAGCAAACACAGACTGGATCCAAGCATGACTGGAATCTTGCCTAGACTGATGCCTTCAAACACTCGTGATTCCTCATCGTAGGTATCCAACAATGGACCCTTGTAGGTTCGTGCAATGAAACGGACATCCACATACATTTGTGCCGCATACGTAAAGTTGCGAATACGCGCTTCCATAGGTAACATTGGTTTAACACGACCTGTGGCTTCTTGGATACGAGGTTTAATGTATGAAATGTTCTCAAACGATAACTTGAACTCATACTTGTACTTCTTGAGGGTCTCGTCTTGTTCATGCCAGACAGTAATGGGAGGTGTTGACTGAATAATCAACGGAATCTTATTGCGAATAAAGTCCTCATACGAGTCCACCTGGTGATCTACCATTCTACGAACACCATTTGAGAAATACGAACGAACTGCTTCCCATTCAATTGACGACATGGTAATACTATGAGGTCTTGTTCGCTGTAAATATATCTATCCATTTTGAATAAGCATGTCCGGTGTCAAAATTCAAAAAGTGGATCATTCGGATCCTACTCCTGTTGCAAGTAGTCGCCACAAGTCAATGCGAACTTACCCACGTGGCGTCATGAAAGGAACGCGTTCTAAAAAAGATCCAATTGTAGGTGTGCGTGATCCTGCAAAACCACCACCTTACCGAAAAGGAACTCTAAAGATTCTTACTGAAAAGGGTGCCGCACTACGACGCAAAACCATCAAACAAAAAGTAAAAAGTATGTCCGATATCAAAGTTCGTGACCAACTTCGTAAATCAGGTCTTTCAGTCGATTCAAAGACACCGCCTCACATTGTTCGTGAAATCTTAGAAGGCGGCATGGAAGCAGGAATGATTGTCGCAAAGTAATGTAATTGTAATGACTTCAATTTGGGGACCACTTGGATGGATGACTCTACATTCTGTTGCGTCATGCTACCCTGATTCTCCAACACTCGCAGAACAAACACTGACGCAAGCGTGGTTAGATATGTTTCAGTCGACTATCACATGTCCAAGTTGTCGAGAACACTTTGGTATTTCATTGGCATCGTATCGACGAAACTATCCACAAATGTTAACGTCTAGACGTGACTTTCTACTCTTCACATTTCGGGTTCACAATTCTGTAAACCGGAGATTGAATAAACCCATTTATCCAACAGTTGCAGCATGTTTTGAGGTATTACGAACCAATGTAAAATCTCGTTCGGCACAACAGTATCGTAATGCATATTTGAACCACATTCAACGTTTTTGGCGTACGATGCAAGACGCTTCTGGATTTGCTGCGTTGAAAAAGATTCAAGAAATGATCAAGATTGAAACTCAATATGTACGAAAATATGAAAACAACTTTGAACAAGACATTCCAGAAGATACAGTTGTTTTACCTGGTCATGTATTAGATTCACCGACTCAAGAAATACCTAGTCCAGTTCGAGTGGATACACGACTGGCTCCTCGTATGGGACTTAGTGGCGGTCGGTTCCAAGTCCGAAGGTAATATGAGTAAGTGGAGTCACAGGATTCCAAGGAAGAGAAATATAAGGATCGGTTTCCCAAGAATAGGCTTTCATCCACATATGTCTTGAATCGGGTCCTTCTTCATACAATTCATCTGGATACACACCTCTTCCTGGAAGAATGAAGTCTAACTGTTCTTTGATTCCAAAAGGGGGTGTTGGATGTTCCCACGTGAACTCTAAAGTTCGTTCTTCCTTTTCGGTCACAGATGAAAACAGAGGCGCTTCTGGGTAAGGATAATACCAGCACCAATCTAGAACATCGGATGTTTTGAAATAGTGTAAAGTCCATTCAAATGTCTTTTCATAGGCATATTCAACTTTACTCCAATCCAGAACTCCATCCATCAAATGCAATGCCATACGACTTTCAAGAGCATGACCATCTTTTGCAACGAACTTACGATCTGCGTCTTTCGCTCGTTTGAGAATGATTTTGAGTTCATCTTTTACGGCTCCTTTCAACATATCTCTTTTGATATAGTGAACTGCTCGTGAATATCCATCTTCTCGCAATGAAAACATCGCAAGGTTTGGCATGAAATCATTACCAAAGCAAAAGATACACATATGAACCCAATCATCAGGATCTAAAGGTAAAACTTTACACAATGCGCTGATATCAAACGTTGAATACCCTGAATCTCGGTTTTCACGAATGAGTTTAATGGATCCTAAAGCAGATTGTGCTACAGAAATCAAGACTAAATCAGCGTCCATTCCGTAGATCAGAATATCCTGACGTTCAGAGGGTTCCATCGCTTGAAGCCACTTGAAGATCTTGTGCTCTCCTTCACCACGTTCATTGGTTCCAGACAGGATACAGTCAGGAAAGCAGAATCGCAATGTGTCTTCCAATTCAATCATAAATGGAGTTCCAGGTGAGATTTGGTGCTTATCAAACAAAGCAGGTTCAGGTTTCTTCATACGACGATAGCGTTGTTGAACAATCTTTGCATAGGGAACCAATCCATCCAACGCAATCAGCACTTTCTTTCCACAGGCTACATCCCGTAAGAAGTTTCGTAATGCTACTACGACACTTCCAATGGGGTTCTCAGGTTTCAAATAGGTATGAATAAAAGCGTTAAAATCCAATCCTAATACTTGACAATCTAGACGCAGATTTCCAACCTCTTTTTGAATATGCTTATGTGTTCTTAGGAGCGACGCAACGTAGTACGGGATGCCCATCTCTTCTTATGAGTTTTGCGATGTTTAAGTGAGCGTTTACCCTTACCCTTCATCAACTGTTTCTTACCATGCCAAAGTTGTTCTAATCGTTTACAGTGATCACGATTTGTTCGAAGACTCATTACTTTAATCTTTGCCATATCCAGTTCATGTTGAGTCGTTTTAGGCGTTGCTCGTATTTCGTTCTCTAGTTCTACAATCTTAGTTCTACACTCTCGAATACGCAGAAGAAGTTGATTTGCTTCAGAACTCATTACCTAATAGTCGGATTTTAATTGGGCACTGTAACAAATACTTTGTGGGTCTTAAAATGTTCTTCCATCACGTGTTGCGGTAGATATATCTTCTTGTTATCAACAATTGCACAATACATACTCCTGTTTTCCATATCGGATAAATCACCTAAGATGCGGTTTCCAGCAGAGGTTCCTCCATCAATTCCTACTGCTCTACAGGAACAAAACTTGAAATCATGTACATGTTTACTTTCGATTGTTTCTTTACATTTCTTACAGTAGATTGCGTGTCTTGATTGTGTATAACGCAAACCGCCATAGACGATAGAGGGCATATACATACTATTGTTCAGTTACTCTAAAGCAATTCTATCTTCTAATTAAATGGTAATGTTAGGCGTCATTTTACTTGCACTGGTTGTCTTCTTTATGTATATGTGGAAAACACGTTTAGAAACTCCTCAACAAGGTTGTTCTACCTGTCCGAACCGAAAAAATACCATAGATTAATAAATGCATGAAGATGATACACGCATCTCAAGTCTTTTAAAAGGTGGAAAAACATGTCCTCCTGGAAAGATCCTTAGGGAAGGATACATTGCTACTCGCAAGAAGAAGACAATGCTTGGACGTCTGTTGAATCGCGGAACAACGTATCGCGTTAAGGCGTCCTGTATCAAGAATAAAGGAAACCCAGGAAAAGGACTTGCTGTCATTGGACCTTTAAAACAAGGTGATCTCAAGGATGCTGGATATGACCATACAGATCCAGCACATGAACGTCATACGGCACTTATCAAAGCAGTGAGTGAGTATGGTGCTCTTTCAACGCTGCGTAAGTTGAATGCCATTGCGGTCTTGAACAAAAATGTAGCACCCACTCGTTCAAAAATCTACCGAACTGATCGCGATTGGATCAAGAAGATCTATTTTTAGAATCTATTACATACACAATATGAACACACGCAGACTAAGAAGAAATGGCAAAAAGACAGTAAGGAACTTTCTATTTAACCCCGAAAACCCCGATAAGAGTTTTGATGTGTATATTGATAAAAATCCTAACGATACGATACCTATCAAGTATACAACCGTAGCAGATGTAAAAGAAACGATCAATAAGTTAGAACGATTGTACAAAGCAAAAAAGTATCCTCATAAACGCATATGGCAAGTGGGAATGATTATGAAAGTTCGTCTAAAAGTTATGAAAGCTAAGAAACCTGCTGAATACAAATTAGCCGAACGATACTTTCAATTTTTGAGACATAGGAGTTCACTTCCAGACGACGAACGATACAAAATAGTGTTCACTGTATAAATGAAAGTAAAGACTACCTATATAGTCGTGGCTATTGTAGTGATAGCGTTGGTCTACTACCTCTATAGTTTAGCAGTTGATTCGCCTCATCGAATTTCTTCACTTGAAGCGAAACAACGGATACAAAAAGGTGAGTTTGATGTTATTTTAGATGTACGCACAGATCTTGAGGTACAAACGTTAGGATTCTATCCTGGATCTGTACATATACCAAGTCCAGAAATACCATCAAAGGTTCCACTAAAATATCCAAATAAAGAAACTAGAATTTTACTCTATTGCAATACTGGACATCGTGCTAGAATGGCTACAGATGTCTTACATACACTTGGGTATAAAAATGCAGTGTATATATCCGGTGGGTATAAATCCATACTTTAAAATGGAACCATATTGATGATAGAGTTTAATAGTAGATACAATGATTCACCATTTCATTTTCAGATTTCTATTTACTAGAGTAAGCCCTGAGAAAATAGTACTAGGAAGATGGGGGTATCACTGGGAGACGAAGATGCATAGAACTTACTACGATTAATGTATATTCTCCGTAGTAAGTAATAAATGGATTTTTACACTTTGATGTTTTGGGCAGGTTTCGCAGTTCTTATTGTTTCACATGTTCTACTTTTTAAGTCTATGCCTCAACATTCAACGATTGCACTTGTCGCAACCATATTAATGTTTGTCGGTTCAAAAATTGGTCGTAAATTTTTAGGTTTAGAGTAACAGATAGAATACACACTATGGACTTTATCTATACCAATCCCGATGGATTCACGTTCACCTTCACCTTCAGTTTTGATTTTGATGATGACTATTTTAATGACGTAGAGATAAATGACGAAAGCATATAAATGGTTATTATACATTCTTGGAGTTGCCGTTGCGTTCTGGATTCTTCAACGCACAGTTCCTGAACACTTTACCGATCTATCCACTCAACACAAAGCAAAGAACTGTCCTGATGGAACACGAACCACTACAGGTGTCTGTTTAATGGAAGACCCTTAAGCTAACTTTTGAAGTGGAGCCTGTCGCATAAAAACCCTTGAACTAAATCGTTGTGCATCAAAATACTCACGAACCGTTTCCTTCACAATTGAAGGATCAAAATCCTTGCAGGAGAACACATCTAAATACATGGAGTTGTTCTCTTCCACGAAATGTGCCGCAATATTAGAGGTCTCAATCAACTGAATGAGCGTGTATCCCTTCTTGTTACCAGTTCCAAACATGACAATCTGAGGGTCACCGTAAGCAACCATATCAATACGTCGTACCAAATCAGTTGTAAAGTTTTTGATCACAATTGGGCATCCAATCATTTTAGGAGAGCATCCTGCTGCGTCTAAGACTAAGTGTTTTCCCCAAGTTCGAAGTGCTGACATACTCGTTCTATTGTCTTATGTTTAAATAATGAAGAACGTCGGACTTAATACAGTTCCAAGCGTGAAGGGTCATATTTTAAACTTAACTCTCAATCTTGTATGTATTGCTATTTTTTACCTATTTCTAGGAGGATTACTGTCATGGTGTATGTGGCGTATCTTCCCTGAATTCAATGAACAATGGGAGAAGCAATCTAACCTCTATCAACTTGCCGATGTCTCCATGGAGATCTCAATCATCGTAGTTGTAGCCTTTTGGACCACTTATTTCGTTCATTCGTTTATTCCTATATTGCCTGTCACCTCGGCATTGGAAGGATACCTTGAGTCCTTTGGAGGCCAAATGGTATTTATTTACGCAGTCTTTGTGTTCTTGGATACGTTAGATGATAAGTTAAAACATGTGTTTCACGACTTTTTTGGAACAGAGGGTAAATAAATTCTAATTAAAAGACAAACAAATGTACGCTAAACTCATCTTCCTTGCAGTGGTCTTCTACTTTTTGATTCCTGGTGTCTTGGTCCGATTACCACCGGGTGCTTCTACCATGACTGTCAACATCACTCACTCCATTGTCTTTGCCCTCGTCGCCTCCTTTGCATGGAAGGCAATGAAGGGCAAGTTGGGCAAGTAAATATTCTTCTGATCGATTTGTAACTCCAACTCGTTCAAAATGGATTTGGTTCACACAAAAAAATAGTGTAGTGGGGTAAAATGAACAGCGAAATTGAAGTTGAAGAGATCATGTATTTGTGTAAGAACCGAAAGTGTCATAATCAAGTAAATCAACGAGGTGACTTGTGTGTCAAGTGCTCACCTCCTGAAGTAGAGACCTGTGGAGGATGTAATACAACCGAAGGAGTCTGGGCGCTTGGATTTTGTAATAAGTGTTGGGTTGATAAACATACCCAGATGTCGGATGGATACTTCTGCGGATTTGCAGACTGCAAGGAATGCAGTGTGTATCCTTATTCCTGCAGAACGTGTCAGTGCGAGGAATGTGGAGATCTATATAGTCTCGAAGAAGGCGATGAACCAACTGGGATCTGCTATGACTGTAAGAACCCACCTAAAAAGTGTCCTTGCGGTGAAGTCAGTATCTCAGATATGGTTGGACAATGTATTGACTGCTACTATGCTAACCGTGATGTTCGGCATAACATTAATGATGACTGTGATCATTGTTCTTAAGACGTCCCTAGTGAGGTCCTCCGAACGTCCTCCAAAATGGATTCAATTCCATCCAATAAATCATTTTTAGTGTTAAATGTCGTCCGAATATTGTTGTGAAAAATGTGCCGAAGACAGTCGGTGTTCTAGATGTGGTGATACCGAAGTTAAAGAGAGTCAAAATGGGTATTGTGTTCCCTGTTGGGATGAAATGTTTCATAATGAAACGTCAACTCAAACCTTAGAACATATTAAAACAATGTCGTATGAATCCGATCATTGTCCAGGGTGTGATTTTGAAATTACAGTGGGAGCAAATGGGTATTGCGCGTCCTGTTGGATTGAACGATTTGGATGTGAAGATCTTTCTCCAATTTCCTTTGATCCAGAGGAAGAAGAGTACGTAGAATCAGTCATTAAAATTCAAAAATGGTGGAGAAAGGTCTCCAATCAACCAAGATGTAATGGTTGCTACTTCAATGCATTGAATCAACTAGCGCATATGGGAATTGGCGGATGTTTGTATGAACCGGATTTGTATGAATAAGTTGTGAAAAATGGAATCCAAATCTTTTTAGGTTTGGATTTCATTACAAAATGATTGACTTCATCTCACTCGGATACAGCAAAAGTGAACAAGAAATGTTGGAGGACGCATACCAAGCGATTGAAACTACCAAGATGTGGGACTATATGAAAAAAGAACCACTTGGAGGATATACGTTTACGGATGATGAAGAACTCAGACTCATTAATAGATATCTTGAATACGGTGGACATTCTGGTTTCTCGTTTGGATGGACCATGAGAACCATGCAACAGATTGCGAGACTTGGAGAAGAAAAGTTCATACAAGAGTGTTTAGCCTTGTTGGAGAATGTGGGCAAACGGTCCGTGAATGGGTAGTTGAACAATACGACACCACGCTAGATACAGACGAAACGCCTCTTCATCTTTGAAGAACGGAAACGAAGGATAACAATTTTTCAGTTCAACAAATGCGTCTACGTGTTTGGGTGAATTGTTTGAACGAAAAAAGTTGATGATCTCATCTAATCTTGCAAGACGTTGAGGAAGAGGCATAGATTGAATACGTGCTCTGAGTGCGTCCATTGAAAGATTAGGGAGATTTTGGTTTAAATGAATGACAACCTATCCAAGTATGTCCTGTGCCACAATTGCCTCTGTTTATTCGAATACGACTTTTAAGAAGTTCGTGAATGTCTACCAAACCCAGTTCATTGATTTCAAGGCGTCTGGATTAGGTGATTACCTTCGTGGATCCTTCATGATGCTTCAACTTCTTCGAACTCTTGAAAAATATACCGGAGTCCATGTAGACTTTGATATGGATTTGCGAAATCACCCTATGAGCAAGTTTTTGATTTGCAACCAAACCCTTGAACGACCCGTAAGTTATCCAGCACTTGGAAACTTCCACATTGATTCGCTCTTGGTTCAGCAAGACGAAAACGACATTGCGTATCAACACATTGTTCGTGAGACTATTCGATATTTCAATAAGATTCAACAACCGACCTTTTTTGCATACTGTTGCAAGGATCTCGTATATACTGAAATCCTTGACTCTGAAAAGGCGTTGATTCGTTCTAAACTTCAACCTACTCCTGAGATGGAGACGTATATTACAGACTCACTCACTCGTTTGGGAGTCACAGGAGAGTATACAAGCATTCACGTTCGATTAGATGATGCAGTATGTTTCCCTCATGCAGTTGGAACTAGTCAAGCTACATTGAATACTCAGTTAATGGACGATTTGGTGACTGCTGTACGATCCAAGGTTGAAGAAGGTAAGACGTATGTGTTAGTGTCTTCTAGTACAAGGGTTAAAGAAGCGCTAACAGGTGGAAACATTCTTTCCCTTCCTACTGCAATTTGTCACATCGGACAAAATCAAGAACCTACCGATGAACAATTACGAGACACATTACTTGATTTCTACTTGATGTCGCGTTCAGCAGAGATCTTGGCATTCAGTACGTATGATCGAACTGGATTCAGTTTGGAGTGCAGTCATATTTATGAAATTCCCTATTCAATGACAAAAGTTGAAGACAAGGAAGAGACCGCACGAAGGGAAGCACAGCAAAAGCAATTTGAGGCAATGATGAGACGATATTAAAATGGATTTAAAACTTCCAAACTAAATTGGATTCAACTGATAAAAATGACTGACTGCCCAATTTGCTATGAAAGTATAACTCAGACTACAGGTTGCTGTGTTCTGAGTTGTTCTCATTCCTTCCACATTCGATGTTTGACTAAATGGACTTCTGATGCGTCCACCTGCCCCATGTGTCGTCATGCTTTGACGGACATTGAACTTAATCGCCCAGATCCACCTCCAAAGCAAGAAGTTGTACGCTCCGAAGTTCGATGGTTTAGTATTGCACCGTATACCTTTACGACTGAAGACCGTATTTCACAAGTAATTCAAGAAGCAGGTGTGACCCGAAACCGCGCAATCCAGGAACTTCGTGATAGTGCTGGAAATGTAGATGAAGCAATACTTATGGCTCTTGATACTCACAGACGATATGTTCCAAGTAGTCCTCCTCCACCACGAAATCCAATGGAACCTACAGACGATATGCTAACTGCTTGGGCGTTAGAACGTCTGTTTAGCAATGGAACAATCATAAATGATTCCTACGACTACGGAAGTCTAGCGGATACGATTCATCGCACAAATGTAACACGATTCAGCGGATATGCATCTAGTTTATGGATGAATTCTGATTTCATAGATTCTGAAGTTCGTGAACGATCAATATCGTTCTAAAATGGACTAATTTTTTCAAATTCATTGATAGTAAAATGAAGACCTTAGAATCCAAAGTTAGAAAAGCAAAGGCAGAGTATGAATCATTCAAAGCAGAGTATGAAACACTCAAAAGTCTGAACTGGGACATCTTCTACGGACGAGAAGAAGGTGTTCATGATCTCAAAAAAGAGAACGAGTTACGAAAACAAGTTGAGACAGCGCAGAAGAAGATGGAACAATTACAGGGATTTCTTCAAGCAAAAAAAGAATCTTAACAAATCAAACCTTTTTAAGTATATAATGAACACCATTGATCACGAGTTAAGAATTCTCCATGCAAGGATTGAGGAGTTGGAAAACAAGAAGCGTATTGAAGAGGAACGAAAAACCAATCCTATCATGGTTCTTGAGAACTTTGTAGAAATCAAGAAACAGGCAGTTGAACGAAACAGTTACTCTAATAATTTACCTCTTGCCCGAAAATACGATCAAGAGAAGATCTTGATGATTGAACCTGTATTGATTGTTTTGAAAGAGTTATTAGAACGGATTTCAAGGTTGGAGAGCAAGTAAAATGGATTGAATATCAACTAATTTAATCTTTTTCATACAAGATGTCGCATATTCATCATCACCATCGTCTCTTCAACACTATTATCAAATTCTTATGGGAAGAAAGTATTAACGGAATTAAGGCACATAGAATAGACTTTAATGGAGGAGGATTTTATAGCCCACATACTCCTGAAGAAACACTTGCAACTTTAGACTATGCAGTTAAGAATCTCATCCTTCATGATGGAGAACCATTGAGTGTATGGGCTTGTCTTCCTGAAGTACGCGATTCGTGGGTCAAGTATCATAAGATTCTTATAGGTCGATGGGTTCTTGAAACTCAAAATATAAATGAAAATAATTATTCAATAGATGGAATCAAGAAATCAATTCAATCTAAGGAGGAAGATGATGCATCATACTTAGATAGAATAAGAAATCCAAAGCCTATAGATCCTAAACTTTTAAGTTTCTTCAAATCTACTAGTTAGATTAATCTCCTTGAAAATCTTACCAAAGAATGCAATGATATGAGAGGTGAGTAAAACGGATTCATAATCCACCAACTCAATCTTTTTCACTTTAAAATGGCTCATCTTCTACAGAAATATCTTGCTGAAAACTGTTCAGGAACAGTTCAAAACAATCACTATACATACTGGATTCCTCAATCCATCTACAATGAACTTCCAATCAAACGATGGAAGCACAACAGACCACCCGATAAGGAACGTGTGGCTGAAATCCATGACTTCATGAATGAATCTAAACGCATGGACGGTATGCTTTACGTTGCATGCATTGACAAAGAACTAGTCTGCTATGAATCCAATCATCGTCGTGAAGCATTGATTGGAATTGAAGGCATGAATCCTATTCTCGTTGACATCTTGTGGGATGCAACTGACGAGAGTGTGAAGACTGAGTTCCTAAGACTAAACAAAGCAGTGTCTGTTCCTGAACTCTACGTCTCTGAAGAGACAACCGTAGACCCAACAGAACTCATCAAATTGAGAGATACATTCTGTGAGACCTACAAACTAATGAAAGTGACTACAGGTCGTCCAAATGCCCCTAACTTCAATTCAGACATGGTCATGAATGAGTTTCTGAGGGTCATGAAAGAGAACAAACTCAGTCCATCTGAATTCTGGACTCGGTTGATGCGTCTCAATACCCAAATGTCTACTCGTGATCACAAGAAGTTGACTCCAAAAATCATTGAAAAATGTGAACGATCAGGATTATGGCTCTTTGCATGGAGTCGTGTATTGGATGCAAAGGAGTTGGTTTAAAATTCGTCAAAAATGGATTTGTTTTTGTTTAAGAATTAGATGGTAGGTGAGTTTAATGCATAATGGAACAAGTCAAATCATTCTCAAAACGTGTATTTAGTGGTCTCGGAGCGGGGTTTAGCGAACGCATATATCATAATGCGATGGAGGTTCTTCTCAAGAAGCACAATATTCCCTTTAAATCCGAACAAGTAATCCCAGTAATGTTTGAAGGCGTGGAAGTAGGACAAGTAAGAGCAGATTTAGTGATTGATGGAAAAATCGTAGTTGAACTGAAGTCAGTTAGAAACATAAAAGATGATCATGCTACACAGTGTGGTATGTATATGAAACTACTAAACATTGACAGTGGATTAGTCATCAACTTTCCATGTAGTGACAATGAGGAAGTTGATTTTCAAGAAATGGAAGCAGCATCACCTGTATGTAAGCGTTGTGGACGTGATAGTCATATGGCTTCTGGTTGTTACGCAAAGAAGCATATTGAGGGGTATCCCATTTAAAACGGAATCATCATATAACAACCATCAATTTTTCAATGGCGTCCCATGGAGCAATTGATTGTCAAACTAATGAGTATGTAATTCCGAATAAAGCACAGAAGGGTAGAGAGTATAAATGTGCTGATTGTGATCAAAGAGTTATTATCCGTAAGGGTGATATTAGAATACATCATTTCTATCATTTCAATCCAAATAGCAAGTGTAGATTTTACATTAGTTCTGGAGAAAGTGAAAATCATAAACATGCAAAGTTGTTGTTATCTGAATGGTTAAAAGCAAGAACCCCTATAAACCTTTCATGGGCATGTTTAAATCAACAAAAGTATGGGACTTGTCAAACATATGATGAAAATACAGAACATAACATTGAGTATAAAGATGGTGATGAAGTTATAATTGAATACAGAGATCCAATAAAGAAGTATATAGCAGATGTTGCAGTACTAAATAATGGAAAGGTTCGTTATATCATTGAAGTTAAACATTCTCATCAAACAACATCAACCATTAGACCTGAACCTTGGTTTGAAGTAGATGCAAATGAGATTGATAATGGATGTCATTATGGAAATGACGTAATAAATCTTAATAACTGTCGTATTAATGACAGTCGTTATTGTTCTAACTGTACTGTTAAGAAGGAATCTTGGACTCTAGAAATACCAATTCTTGTCAAAAAATACGGAATTGAAAGAAAGTGGGTTCAAGATGAACTATGTATTGGTTGTGAAAGAGAAAGATATAATCCAGAGTGGCTTGGAGGACGTCCACGCCAAGTATGTAAAATATGTCTAGGTTCACAACCTCTAAAGGTTCAGGAAGCATTGAAAAAAATCAAAGAAGATAAGATCAAATCTATATGGAGTTAGTCTAACAACTCCACAGATTCATAGTCTTCACTTGAAGTCTGATGTATTTTTCAATAGTATTAGTCATCTCATCAATCGGCATAGCAGATTCGCAAATTGATTTAAATAGACAACCAAGACATCCTCCTAAGATACTGATTTTGTCGGAGATTCTATGATCAATTAGATCTCCAAAGTGCTTTTTGTAGATTTCGTAGTATGCTTCACTACACTCAAGTTGATGTCTTTGTCTTCTAAGAGTTCCATCAAACTCCATTTCAATCTTCCTTTTAGCAAACTTAACCATTTCAGTAGCAACTAACTCAATTTTATCGTTGTAACTCATTTTGTCCTTAGGAAGATTGAGTTAAACTAGATCCGTTTTTGACGATTTATATTTACGAGACTATAAGTAATCGTTGAATGGGTGCAGCAGAGTCACGCCCTTCAAAAATAGTCCTAGACGAAGCAGAGGAACTCGCGTTGTTCACATACATTGTTGATAATTGCGGCATCAAACCACCGATACCTGACTCCCTCAAAAATTATAACGATCAGGGGTGTTCGTCGATTATACCAACTATTATTCGCAAATATGGTAAGTCATCTGGACTTGATATGCTTGTATACAGAGGTCAATATGACAAAAAAGAAATAACAATCTCTAAATCCAAACCATTCTTTTCAGTGACAACAAACCCAAACTATGCAGAAACATTTGCGAGTAAGGTGTGGGACACAGAGAATCAAGAGTATCATTTGGGAATAGACTGCTGTATATTCAAAATCCACCTACAAAACGTGATGATTCTTGATCTTTCAGACATCTTATTTGATCGGGTACTTAAGAATCCGCCTCCACTTGTTAACGCAGATGATTCCAAAGTACCGATTCTAGATAAGTTCAAAGACTTATTAAGTGCTGAGTCGGAAATTCTAGTGCTTGGTGGTGGGAGTTTCTATACATCACCTGCATGTACACAAAAGGGTTGCATTGAACCACCTGAATTTGACGATAATCAATTCCACGAAACATGGTATTCAATTCCAACTCGGAAAAGGAAACGGATAGAGGGTGGTAGAACCCGTCGTCGCATTGGAAAAAAAGGTTACACGTATAGAGTTGTATACTAGTATACAACATGGCTAAACTTATTTGCAGAGGCAACGATCTTGGGTTTACGATTTTACCCTATTCTGAGGGTGATAAGGATTCACTTGAAGAGGAACTACTTGAAAATCCTAGTGACGATGTTCTTGGTTATGTGACGTGTTCACGTAAGTTTAGGTATACCGAGTCAGGCAAAGTTACCGAAGTCGGTGACCATTGGGCACTGGATATTCTCAATGAGTTTCCGTACATTGAAGAAGATGGACCATGGATTGTCTACACGTGCTGTCCTGAACACGCACAAGACGCCTTTCACAAGATTGGTGGCGATGAAGTTCTACAGATTCACAACTGGGATACATGGTCTATAGCAGGAAAGGAAGCCAACGTAGCGGTGGTCACTTCTTTCGAAATATTCTAAAATGGATTACAATACACTCAAACAAATCGTAGACATAGTTAAAATGCCTCGCTTTGTTCGTATTCATCAACAAGTCATTCACGTTCCGTCCCTTGCAAATGTTAGTATGGGAACTAACTGGTTAGGTCAACCCTTCTTGACCTTCTATTATCACAATCAGCACAGTCAGACGATTTCGTATGGCTGGGGTAAGTGGGAAGAGTGTGAAAAGGATATGATTCGTGTAAAAGAGTCTATGATGGAAATTGAACGTGTTCTCTCAAGTGTAGTTCTGACTGTAAAACCTCAAATAGTAGAGGTTGAACTTTCAAACAAAACGGAAACCGTATCTGTAGATACATCTACCTTATAATGAAATTCAACGCATACATCGATATCTTTGCAACATCGTTCTTGGTAGTAGCTTTCTTGGTGGTTTTATTCATAGTCTAAAGTAATGATACAGACCTTTTTGTTTGTAGTAATGGTTACGCTTGGATTATCAATGATTCAAAACCGTTCAAATTTTCCTACAATCATTATGATTCCACTGTTGACTGCACTTCTTACAAAGTATACACTAGGAGACTGGGATTCTGGCTTTAGATGGACATCGAATGATGTTTTGTTTTGGGGAAGTGTACTTGCCATAAGTTATGCAACCCTTCAGTTCCTCAAGACTTTTCTATAACTACTATAAATGGGAGTCAAGTCTGAAGGTTTGAAGTTCAAGTATTCATTGTATTCCACTCTTGCGTTTTTCCTTGTGGCGAACCCAATTACATTCAAGTTTGTGAATTCATTGATCGCAGGAGTTGCAGTCAATGGATGCCCTACAGCGTTTGGTTTCATTCTTCATTCAATAGTCTTTTTCGGTGTGCTCTATGGTCTTATGAGTTTACCGAGCGATCGGGATTAGACAGAAGTTATGAACTGCCAAGAAAGGTAATCGCAAATCTTTCGCCATATTAAGTCATGAGCAATCAAGCGGTCGCGTGATTTCAACAATGGAAAGAACACTTTATATTCATCTAAGTCCAGCAACTCAAAGAACTTGTACAAAATGTAGGAATAACTCAGAAAGTTCGTTCGGTCGTTCGGACAATACAACAAAAAAGGCGCCTGAATTTCCTGAAACATTGCACGAACCTTTTCCTCAATTTCTGGGGTAATGGTTGGTGGAGGATTACCGTTCAACCTACTCAAAATATGAGCGCGATGCTCGTAATACTTGGATCGTCCTAACTTTTTGAGAATCTGACGTATGTCTTCTTCAGACATATCGGCAATATTATCAATCCTACGTTTCTTGATTTCTAAGATCACTTCATTCATGACTTCTTCAGGAATAATGGTAGATTCCTTTGCTTGAAACTGGTTCAGAATCTCATTGAGATGGTTGATCTTTTTATATGCGTAATTGTTTCGGTCTTTGGGTGGATCACGGAAACTTGGAAAATCTGAAACGACTAATGCATACTCTTCAGAACCACATGATGGACAGACTAAAATACCTTCTGAACTGATTTCTTCACGCGCTACATTACACGCAGGACAGTGTTCGGTCAATAATTGTGTTGCTTCTGGACCATTACTTAGTTTCATACGAGTCACGTATTCATCAAAGATCTGTTTCTTGGATAATCCTGTATCTACTGTAGGTGTATTGGCTGAAAAGAATTTCATGAATGTGTGTGCGTCTTTAGGAAGTGGAGTAGACTGTGCAACACTTGAGGTTTCCTTTCCGTAATAGTCTAGCAAGATGTCTACGTTTTTCATATAGTATTCTTCCACTGGATTCGTCTTGGACAATTCATCTTCAACTTCTTGAATTTGTCTATCAATTTGCGAACACTTAACGATCTCAGTGAGTTCATTTGAAGTACTCAATGTTTCGCGTTGTTGTTGTAATGTCTTAAGTTTAAGAGTCAATTCATCCCGCTGTATGTCTGAAGTATGTAACCCACGAACTTGGTCTTGATGAATTGAATCTAAAGTTCCCATTGACGAACCTGTACTTCCAACCTCTCTCGTTTTACGAATTCGGAACACATCCATTTACAAATGTTTCTGTCTGCTTCCTGAAGACTGGATTTGTAAACATACAAGGTCGTTGCTTTTTTAAGAGTGCGAATGTAGAATCATACGGCATTGAAAAATGAGTCGTAATATAGGTCAGCGCCAAGAACGCAGAGCGATTAATACCGCATTGACAGTGAATAAACACTGTTCCAGAGTTAGGTTCACGTAAAAAGGTAGATAACGCTTGTTCAAATGCAGGATACCATGTGAGAATATTCACAGTCATTGAATCTTCTGCACTCAGTCCAACGTAGCGTGTAGGATTTTGCGTTCTAAACCAAGCAGGTGAATCTTCTGGGAATGCGCAATTGATAACGTGTGTAATTTTATATTTGGAACAAAATGCAGGCGTAAGCATTTCACCTGCTCCAACCAAGATGCGAGGATAGAACCATGCAGGAGGTTCAAAAAGATATCTAGGTTGAAGGAACATTACTTCTTTAAAGACCCTTGCCTTTAATCGAGACAAATCCCGCATCTTCGTATCGCATCAGTATGTAGGGTGGTAAGGGAGCAAGAGGTGCTTCTTTGTATCCACCTGAATGACTGTCATGAATGGATTGTAGATGTTTGAGTTTTTCAAAATAATAATAGATCCATTGAAGAGCCATGAACAATGGTTTTGAACTCGTGATTTCTCCATGATACGAAATACCCTTTCGTTTGATTAATCCTTCTTCAATCAATCGTATCGCAATATAGGTTGTATGTTTTCTTAACGGAACTTGTCCCAACTCAAAACAATGGTTAGAGACAAGTCTTTGAAATTCTGGAACTAGTTCGGGAATCAATTTAGGTATACATTTCAGATTGTAATATCCATAATACAGTTCGTCTCTTGAAATCGGAACGCTCAGAGTGTCGTAAATAAACATACGACATGCGGAACATTGATGTGAACTCATTGTGTTTTCTTTTGAGATTTCTTTGATTTACGAATCTGGGTTCGTTTTTTACGGAATGTAATACGCTTGGACTTCTTGACCTTTCTCGTCTTTTTACGACCACCTAATGTTCCTTCAGGAACTAAGTGAGCTTTATACCACTTTACATCTACAATCTTTTTTCGAGTATATGGATCTATGAACTTTGATGGTCCTTGTTGCAATAAGTTTTGCAATGAAGCAGGAAAGTAATAACTTTTTCTTGCAATGACACCTCCTTCACCTACAATCTGTCCTACAACTGAACCTTCTTCAATGTCATCCGATGAAATGACATCACCTGATCCGGCTTCAATGTCTTTTGAAGGAGGAGATGCTGGAGGTGTGAGAAACGCTGGGAGCTCTTCATCTTCATCGTCGGCATTATCTTCTTCTTCAGGCGCAGTATAGATAGTTGCAACTGCTCCTGTATCTGCATCTACATTACGAATCGCAGTATCTTCATCTTCACCTTCTAGTACATAGAGAATCATATCACGGGGATGCCACGCTAAATAGATTGGATAGTAAAAAGATGCTTCAACTCCAATACCATCCATTCTCATTGCGTTCCCATTACCTGCTACTGTAGTCACTAGACCTTGAGGTGTCACCCTACGAATACGATGATTGTCAAAATCAGCAACATATATATTTCCATCTGTACCAACTACAAGTCCCCAAGGTTGATTAAAACGCGCTTGTGCTCCAGTTGCGTCTATCATTCCAATTTGTTGCTCATTTCCTACAAAGACAGTAGCTTTGTCATCAACTCCAAGTTTTGCTCTGTAGATACAGTGTTTTGAAGGTGAAGTTGAATATAGAAGTCCAGAGTCATCCACTACAATTGAGTATACAAAGTAATTAAGTAGATGGCGAAATACAGTGACTTCTCCTGTACTTGTAATTTTAATCACATGACTACCACCAGGATCACGATCTGCTACATAAACAGTTCCAGTTGAATCAATGGTAAAACACAACATACGATCAAAAGGTGCTTTAAATCCACGTCCTTCAGTCGCACTCGCAAATGTAGTTACGTTTCCTTGAGCGTCCACTTTACGAATCGCATTATTTCCTCTATCAAGCACATACAGGGTTCCACGATAGGATACAACATCTATAGGTTTATTAAATGTAGCCTGATTAGCAGGTCCATCTTGAAACCCAAACTCGGTTTTACCTGTAAGTAAACGGGGAGTTGATCCGAACTTCAAGATAGCGTGATTAAACTCTGGGACATCCTCAGCACGATAAGAATCAAAATTGGATATGTAGATGTTTTGAAGATCCACTGCGATCGGATTCGCGTTCCTAATCTCAACCATTATAAACTATAGTCAAAAAAATTTTCACCAACTCGTCTCCTTTTCTAAGCGTCTTTCCCAGATTGGGTCGGTAAAGGGTGGGTCGGCAGATGTGTTTGTTTCGCTAGGAGGAGGAGCAAACTTTAAAGCAATTTTAAGTCTATTGTTCTCAGATCCGAAATAGTACGCTTGAATGTATTTACCACAAAACTTCTCAAGTTCTTGAAGAACTGAATATTCGTTCAAAACACTTACAACATCAAACATCATTGAACGGAACTTCATTGTGCTGTCCAAAGTACAGAGTTCAATTTGAGGATCAATTCTTGCTTCTAAGCACTCTACAAATGATTGTTTAAGATTTCGTTTGCGAGCAGCATCCATTAAAAGAGAGTGCAAGTAGATTGAAAACTCTATTTTACCTTGATGGTTTCGCAAGTTTATTAAATCTTTGATATCTTGATCAGAGAGAATAGGTGTCATTTTATATACGTTAATCAGTTCTACTTAAATGTCTTCCATTTTATCCCAGAAAACTGAGTAGAAAGACGTTCAGCAAATGAGATACAACGACTGCTGCAAGTCCTAGAACACCTGCCCCTTGCCAAGAGACAACACCTCCTGAGGTATACGCATTGGGAATGTATCGGAGCAATAGGTCACGAGGTGCTGACAATGACAAGAGAACTGTTGCTAAAAAGAACGAAATATACAATGTCAAATTTGCCCACATCATTCGCATCATAGGAAGACTAGGTTTGAAAGAGGGTGCCATCTGTGTTCTCTGAATGTGATCGGATCCAGAAACGCCTGCCATGGGAGGCATGGATTGAGGGAGTTGAGGCGAAGGGAGTAGGGCGTCGAGGGAAGTTGAGTCGTCCATTGTTTATGAAGGAGACGGGATTTCGCAACTCGCATCTTCCACGCGATACTTGTAGCACTTCCCATCCACTTTGACTGTTTTGGATTCAATTTCAGTTAGTGGCAATGCAAGTGTGCGATACGTTGCATAGTTGCGATGAAACAACAAGACGGATAGTCCGAGTCCAATAATGAACGAAAAAAAGGGACCTGCACGTTCCAACGCTTTTGTGATGTCTAGCATTACTTCTTGTTTAGACTTGCGAGTAGATTCAATGAATCTGCTTCAACTCCACAGGGGACCTCAATCGCATGCGTTCGAACACATCCTGTATCGGTATGAAAGAGGTCTTCGTCGTGAGGAGTTGGAACGGTTGTTTGAACGCGAGTAGGAGGAATAACAATACATGCAATCAACATTCCAAAAATAACGCCTGCAGCAATCCACAGGATATGAAACATTATACCTTTGGAGGAACTTTTTGTAAGTACGCAACGCCTATTGGAGTAATCAACAATCCTGAGAGTGGAATGATTGCCGCGATTGCAGTTAAGACAACTTTAGCAGTTGTGAGACCCATTTCAGCAAATGTTCTATACGTTGAAGCAACCGCATACACGTGAACGACTCCTAAGACTACCATAGCAATATAGAAGAAGGTCGTTCCAACTCCTGTAAAAATAGACCATGAAATGGAAGGAACACTAAACGATGATTTGGGTTTTTCACCAAACTTCACTTGTTGTCCATCTGGAATCGCAGTCTGTCGTTCAACACCTTTATCGTCAATGTAAGTCAACGTAAGACGACGACCCGTTACAATGTTTGCAGACGATTGAGATTCGGCAACCTTTTGCTGTAAAAGACTGGATTGCATCATGTTGACTTGATAGTCAATGCATTTCTGATCTTGTGCTCCACCACAATTCTTTACAGCATCTTGCTTAATCGTATTCATTTCACTGTCATCAATCGAAATGTCTTTAGAGCCCGTTAGTAAATCCACTGCTGGAACTAGTTTGTTATCTGCAACAACATCAAGGTATCCTGGTTTTGCTTTCTCTACCATTGAAGAAGTAATATCCGTGGTTGCTTTCTCATCACCCCACGTAGCACGTTTAATTGTAATGCCCATTGTTAGTTAGCAAACACGAAATTCGCAAGACCACTAACGATTCGTAAGAAATTGATGGATTCTACGTAGACACCTAAATTGTAAGTATACGCAAAGATGACGCTATCTCCATTTGAATTTCGAACAACGGATACAATTGAATCAGGAGGATACAACAATGTTCCATCTGGGTTTCGGAGTGCAAGTTGTGCTGCAGTAATAATTACTGGATTTGGACTGAAGACTGAGGATTTCAACACGCAGACCGTTTCTTGAGAAGCAACACCTTGTGTAGTTGGAAGAGGTTGCTGTAGTCCAAGTCGTAGAATGACTTTATTGAACATACTTCCATTGATCGCACCACTGGGTTGATACAAATCATTATTGAGAGCAAATGAATACATATAGACACCTGGTATAACTGGACTATCACCAGTTGTGTGCTTGTACATTTGAAGCAATGAAAAGTAAGAAGTGGGTTTCACTGAAAAGCGTTCTTTTCCATCCAACAAAATTTGACCATTCACAATTGGATCACGAGGATAGACAGAACTAATTTGTTGTTGTCCACTTGAGTACATAAAGGTCTGTGTTTCGCTAGATTGAGTAATGGATGAAAAGACATCATTTGCAGTTCCTGTGGATGTAAATGGAGCCACATAAGGATCGTCCCAGTTCGTGTAATTGTCCCAATCGTTTGTCAAAATCTTATCAGATCTCTGAGTTGAAAATACAATACGAGTCACTAAATTGAAGAATGGAATTTCAATGTCTGAATTACCTCCATATTGTCCTGGATTGTTGACGAATTTAATGGTCTTCACAAGGAATGTCTGATCAGCTGTTGCAAGTTGTGCCATCTCCATTTCAGTCAAGTAGATAAAGTTGCCTTCCAAATAGGGATCTGGGAAAAAGGTAGACAAACTAGGATTACTAATGGTTCCGTCTACAAGAGGAGGTGACAAGAACCGTCCAAGACCATCGTTGGATCGAATTCGTTGTCCATAAGTAGAACTTGAAGGATTCACATCCACAATCGTAAACAAATGGTTTAACGGTCTGTAGGTTACATTGATAAATACTTCTGAGTTTTGCATAGACACTAACGGAAGCGCCATACCTGGATTCTCAGCAAACCAGAAATGCAAAGGAATAATCAATTGACGTGAACGAATAGACGGTTCAGGAATCTTGGTATTTGGAATTCCACCAGGTTGATTCAATGGAGCCACAGCATGTGGATACTGTCCGAGTCGTCCGTATGCATTTCCTGGGTCTTTCAATTCAGGAACGTTTCCAACCATCTGATCCACAATGGCTCGCTTATTTGCATCGTGTGTCAAATAGGAATAGAACTTCAACCATTCACCACTGAGTCGTTGAAGACTCTGTCCGTTCGCAGTAATTTCAACGGAATCAATCAAGTTGTATCCAATGTTTTCAATCCACTTGAATTCATAACCAATTGCAGTAGATCGTTGGTCATATCCTGTAGGAGGTTTGATGTTCAATCCAAGATACGAAAGAGGTGACCAAATATCAGGAAGTGTCAATACAAGATAGGTATCATGAAGCATCTGTGCATACCGATCAATACGACATGAAATGGTTCGGGTAGACGTTGGAGAAAACTCTAAATTTGAACTCCCAAAGGTCATTCGAATAGACTCCATTGCAAAGTTAGTATGACGACGATATACTGCTCTGAAATGGGTCATGGATGGACTTCCATTGACAAGTTCATTCTGTGCTCCTATAGCAACAAGTTGGAGAAGACCACCTGGCATTATTAGTATCTACTTAGAATGGTTTAGACCAGATATGTCGTGGAGGAAGAATTTGAAGGAACGCAACAAATTGAAGAATAGGTTGCTCCAAGTGTAGCAGGTCCTACTGTATTGATACCCATTCCACCTACAAATCGTGTGTATCGTTCGGACTTATTTGCAAGGACTCCAATGTATTGACCATTGGTTCTTCGCTTCTGAGGAGGAGGCGAAGACAAAAGAGATTTAGCAATGATACGTCGTTTCTGATTCGTCAGATAATCCTGTGCAGAGTTGACTTGCATTTGTCATTTATAGGGGAAAAGAGTCTACTACATAATGAGGTTCGTTCTCGTAAGCACACATGTGGATCAGACCACTGGATACTCAAAGGTTGTCTTCAATCTTCTCAAGCAACTTTCAACGCTTGCTCCCAAAGTAAAAACCTATCATTTTGGATTTCAACGTCATCCATCTAATAGCAATCTACGTAAAGTTCCATCTGGAGTCATCGCATACGATGCAGCAGCTAATGAAGATCCAAAGGAAGAAGGATTCGGATTCAACAAAATTCACGAGTATTTGGAGATGGTCAATCCAGATGTAGTGATGATTTACAATGATCCACTCATCATTCACAGATTTATTGAGGCAATGAAGTTCAAGAAAGGTGAATCCACCTATAAGTTGTGGTTGTATGTTGATCAAGTCTATGAAGGTATTGCTCCTCCTTTGATTGAGACCATGAACAAGAACGCAGACCGAATCTATTGCTTCACACAATATTGGGCAGATGTGTATACCAAATACGGTTCGTTTCCAGACATTCGTGTTCTAGAGAATGCGGTTGACAAGAGTCTATTTACAAAGATGGATTCCTCTGCACGATCTGTTATTCGAAAGTCTATAGGAATTGATTCAGACTCTGTATTGATTGTAAATGCAAATCGAAACACTCAACGTAAACGACATGATCTTGCCATTATGGGATTTGTTGATCTCCTTCGTAGAAATCCAACGAAACCCTATTATATGATGATTGTTACGGGATTGAATCCTCAACAAGGTTCGTATTACGATGCAGGGCGTATTTTTCAAACAGAATTGGCACGTCAAGGATTGGATAAAGAAGACTATATGAAGCGTTTAATGTTGGTCGATACGTCAAAGACTGCACTTCCAGACTCTGCAATTAATGATATTTATAATGCAGCCGATCTTGGAATCAATTTATCGGATGGAGAGGGATTTGGACTTTGTCAAATTGAACACTTGTATACAGGCGCTCCTCAGATTGTGACCGATATTGGAACCTATCGTTCGTTCATGGATGACAAAGTCTGTACGTTTATTCCACCTGTGGATCGTACCTATTTTTCAGGAGCCATGCCTCTTGGACTTTGGGCTCCATCATTTGACTACAAACAAGTAGCGGATGCAATGACTTCTGCAATTGCATGCCTCCCTGAGATGAAGTCAGCAGCTCTAAACTTTCAATTCAAGACATGGGATGAAGTATGTGCTTCATGGATTGCCGATGTTAAATCAGAAAGCGAATCGAAGTAGGTGATACCAACTCACCCATTCGCAATAAACGCTGATTGTCATCCCATGCAGGTCCATCAAACAACTCCTTGGATTCAGGATCCAGTAATAACGAGATTCCTTTCACTAGAATCTTTTGAAGACGTCGGTGTTTCTTAGAGGTATTTCGAAGCACTGTTGCATCCAACTCTTCATTCTTGATATTTGGACGGAATGCCAGATCTTCTCCAGTCGTAGATGAATCAAAACGCATACACGAAACAACTGGTTTTTCCTTCGCGTGGAGTTTACGATGAATCTCACAATCAATCGCTGACTCTTTTAACAACAATGCAATCCGCTGACCGATGCGTTCCTTTTCGAAAGCAGTTTCGTAAAGATATTCATCTGTGGACATGAAGGTTTCTACAGGTTCTCCTTCATACCGTTTCATCACCATATCATTACGCCGAATGGGTGTGATGTTTGGACCATCTTGTGTTTTCTTTTGATCGTCTGAAAACACTGAGATGTAAAAATTCACCTTGACAGTTCTGTCTTCCAATGGCAAAGTAGCATGAGAACAAATACGAATCGCACGTCCAATGACTTGGTCATGTCGTGAAGGAGTCCAATGTGGTTCCATTATGTGAACGTGTCTCACATTGTTCAACGTAATACCTTCTGCACCTGAGGAAGAAGCCATCAACAATTGTAGAATCTTTTTGGGTCGTTTTGCTACACTCTCCTTCAATGAAGCTGGAAAGTTCTTGGAATACACTCCATTGAAAATCTGACGGGTTAAATCACGCTCTTCTTCGTTTTCCTCGCCAGTGTAAAACGTATACGCTGGACGGTCATCTAGCATGTCAGGGTCTTCCACCCATTGATTTGCTTGTTTAATAATTTTATACGGTTGCCAACCGGATACATCTAATACAGCAGATAGAATACCCAAACCTTCTAATGCACGATATTGAGAGTAGATAAACTGATTACTGCCTAAGGACGCTTTGATGTTTTTCAAGATGGCAAGCATTTTAGGACTGTAGGTTTCCAGTCCTTTTTCAGAAAGGTATTTCTCAGGATTTGTCTTGAGTTTCTTTATGACCACGTCACCCGCTTCCTTCTCGGGTTTCTTGTTTTCAGATGGAGTATCACCTGAGATTTCCTTCATAGCTAAATCAGGAGGCAATGCATAATCGCAGACTAAACGAGTTGGAACACGAAACGTACTTAAATCTTCATTCATCTTGGAACGACCTCTTCGTGAATCAATCTTCATTTCCATCCAACGCACTTCCAAATAACGATTGAATTGAGAACTGGACATCTCCACTTTTTGCAATGTTGTTTCCATGTCAATCCTTCGTGGAAGCAAACGTTCATCAGCACCTTTGAAATACGAAACCAATCCTTGAATACGACGCCTAAACAACATTGGGTTTTTGATATTCAAACCGTCCAAGAACAAATTTGCAAACTCTTCATAGTCTGTTGGAAGACATTGAAGTTGTTCTGTGGTCACACGATCTACAGCAATTTCACCTCCACCTACATCGGTCTCTACCTTTTGTTTGATGGACGCAACCCAATCGGAAGGTTGAGGAATAAAGGGTAAATCCTTCATGTATTGAACTGCAACACGATCTCCTTCGCCATTGTAAGTTGATCTAAACTGAGGTGGATTACGTGTGACCATCACGAACTTCTTCACTGCATTGAACTCAATTGTATCAACTTCAGGAATCGCGCGGAACGCTTTAGTAATTCGTTCTTCATCCCATGTTGGAATGGTCTTAAAAGGCAATGTGATTCGTTCAATGGGTCCACGAAGTAGGTTCATCATATACGCAATTTCATTAGGTGAATTGATGACGGGAGTTCCAGATAATGCAACCACTTTACACCGTTTTGCGTTGTAAATCGCATTGTATAACTTATCGGTAATCTCAGACTCATTGATGACACGTGAAATCAAGTTATGTGCTTCATCAATGATCACAACTGAATCATCATACATTCCTTCAGCAGTGTATTCAGCAATTGAGTTTCGAGTCAGACCTGTGTATCGAATAAACGTAAATCGTTGTTCAAGAATGTCTTTGATTTGTTCACGAATCAACTTCTTGTCTTGAGTAGATAGACTCTCAAAGTTGGGTTCGTTTCCAGAAGTGGTTGTGTAAATACGACTGTGTTTGTCCATGAACTTGTCTGAAATTCCAAGTTTCTTGCCTTCTGCACGGACTTCATCCGATATAGGTTTCAATGTCCAAAAGTTCTCAACAGCATAGATTGGATCACCGCATTTCTGAAGTTCTTCACGGTAGTTCTTCTCAAGTGAAGCAGGAATCATCACAAATACCTTTTGCGTGGTCAATAAAGACTCAGCAACTGCAATCGATGAACAGGTCTTACCGGATCCTAGTCCGTGATACACTAACACTCCGCGATATGGCGTCTCAATTTTCAGATAATCACGAATGATCTTTTGATATGGAAACAATTCACGTCCCGTTCCACTTCGTTGCAAACAAAGATCAATGTTCTTGTCTTCTTCGTCTAATGGGTCTTTATCCTTGGATCGGTAGTCCGATTTAATGAACATTCGTGTGATTGCGTCTGAAAAGGCCTTTCGGTTAGGAAGTACATACTGTGTTGCCCTCATTATATTGAGGCATGTTGAAAAAAATAAGCGTTCAACATAATGAATCAACCTCCTATCCCTGCAAGACCTGACGACTATCTTTTGATGGATCCTTTACCTGAACCTCCTATGGATATGGGTGCTCTAGTTAACATTTCACGATTAGAAGTTGGAAAAACCTATGTTCTTTCTGGGATCTTAAACGGTTCCAGACGATACCAATATGTAACGGTTACAGGTAAAACTAGAGTTATTGTACATCGATATGCACTTGACCTAGACATTTTGAGTAGAAACAAAAGGTTGATAGCACATCGTTCAGTTCGATTGTTAGACAACCAAGATTATACTATCTTTTACAGACTCACAACTGAAGCACTTACAAAAGCATTTGAGAAAAAGGCAACTCGTCTAGCGTTTGATGAAGCTTATGAAGCAAAGACAGGTCAGTCTTCTAAACCAGGAACAGGTCCAGCAGATCTTATTCGTGGATTTGCAGGTCTTCAACCACCTAAAGGTACAGGACGTAAAACGCGAAGAAGACGCAATCGTTCAAGACGAAACCGTTGAACTTTTTACGCTGCTTGATACAATGGATTTAACCCGACGAAATCATCGTATGTGGATGGTGACCATCTATCTCTTTTTAATGGCTGCTTTTCTCTATCTAAAACCGTCCGTCGCCTTTGGGCGTGAAGGAAGGATTCGACCATTTGGTGTAACGGATCGTGAAGCCACTGTATTTCCTATTTGGGTATGGATATTTGGATTGAGTGTTCTTGCCTATTGTATTACGGTCTACCTAGCAGGATTTAGGTTCACGTCGTAGGGCGTCGTAGGTAATTGTAATAACATGCAACGACTGGGAAATAGGTATGTGCTCCAGGAAAGGATCGGTGAACCTCTTCAATGAAAAACCCATCGGCACGATAATCGTTTTCAATAAATCGTCCACACATATGACGAGGAACTACATATTGTGCACTGTCAATTTTAGTAACTGCAGGTGTATCTCCTCTGAATGTTCCTCCAGGAACTGATACAAATTCATCCCATCGTTGTTGGTCAAACGTATAGAAATGTTCATCACCCTTCAGTAATGGAAAAATCTTTCCAAAACTGGGGTGCATGACTGTATCATCATCCAAAAAGTAAATCAGACCTTCAAAGACACATTCTAATCCTCGGTTTCGTTGAGCATGACCTGCGCATCCTCCAGGAGGTGTAGGATGACCAATTTCAGTAATGTTTGGATGATTGAATCGTTTTGTAAACGGTCCATTGGTTGTATCATAGACGATCAACCACTTGACCCGATCTAAATCCAAAGACTCTTCTAGTAAAGGTAGATTTTCAGGACGTGCACACGGTGTAATGACAGTCAACATAGATTTGTATACCAGATTCCCTTTATACGGTTTCAAAGGTCTCAATGATAGACTTCAAATCATTCATCATGGATTGACGTTGATTATGATGTGGTCGTATTTCCTTTTCACATTCTTCCCATGTCTTCCATCGGATTGCAGAGATTTCTCTACGTTGCATAGGTGTGAATCGTTGAAATATGTTAACCATTTCAGGTTTCTGCAATAATCCTATGAAATAAATATGTTTGTATCGCACACCATTCAATCCTTCAAAGGTCTCTTCTAATCGTATATTTTTGAGAGTCGTATACGCTTCACGAGGAACATTGGATTCTTCATTAAATTCACGAATCGCACAGTCCATGTCCGATTCACCACGTATTCTTCTTCCTTTAGGAAACCCCCATTCGGGTTCAATATACATTGAGAAGTTGTTATACACTAAGTCGTGAACATTCAATTCAGAGAACTTTTGCTGAGATACTTTGAAGTCTGCCGATTGATGGTCATCTCCCCATAAGGATTTCCAAATTACCTCAAACGGTTCTGTAACAATTAAATACTGTTCTTTGATAGTCATATTTTTGAAGAGTCGTGCAACATACTCTGTATTGTGTACGTCATACTTCCCTCGCATAAACTCAGCAAAACTCATACTATCTTTACGTCGTATCATAAGAAGTCGTGTAACGTCTGATTTTACGGGAATAGTAGGCGTTTCCAGTAATATAATTCCACAGGATAACACTGGATCTGCGCACATTCTAAAGATATGACCTTTTTCACCGCAATTATTGCAGTACATTGAAGATTGTGTTATTAGTTGGGATCCTGTTCGTTTTTCCATTGTGTCTTTACACAACTTCCTTTGTAAGCGATAAACAAATGGGACTCTTTTCCTCAAAACCTTCATCTTCATTGTACGGACCCACACCGGGTCCATCGATGTTCACTCCGTCGGCACCTCCACCATCCACTTCGTTCAATTTAATGAGTATTCTTGGAAAGGCGTTGGTTGTAATCATTGGATTAGTCATCCTTTACGTTGCAGTTCTTATTCTCTACAATGCAATTGCCTCTGCAAGCGGTAAACCGACTAGTACACTTCTAGGAACTCCAACCGTTCCAGACCAAGCTCCACTTCCGTTAGATGGAAAAGTAGCTACTAAAATTCCAGCGTCCAATGTCCCTCTTTCTGGTTCAGACAATGGTGTTCAATTTTGGATGTTTATCAAGGATTGGGACTACAACTTTTCAAAGGAAAAGGGTGTCTTGATTCGTTCAGATCCTACCAACAAAGCCATTAGCAACCCTAAGATCACACTCCATCCTACGGATAACAGTTTGAATGTGAGTGTTTCCATCTACGGAGGTTCATCTACAGGCAGTGCAAGTTCTACTCCGGCTGCATCCAATCAAACTAATGCCACAGGGGATGTGTTTACATGTACCGTTGAGAACGTGCCTCTACAAACATGGTTTTCAGTCTCTGCAACCGTCTTCCAACGAAACCTAGATGTGTATATCAATGGTAAACTTGTGAAGTCATGTGTGTTGCCTGGTGTTCCTCGTCCTGCTGCAGGTGATATCACTGTGGGTGCAGATGGTGGTTTCTCAGGTCAAGTCTGCAACGTTCATTCATATCCAGGTATGTTGGGTCCTTCAGATGCGGCTGCATTCTTTGCTCAAGGAACTAACTGTGCTTCATTTGCTCAACCCCCGTCCTCTACAACAGCAAAAGGATCTGAATTGACATTGTTCGGATACACGTACACATTTGGAGTCAAAGACGCTTCGGGTAAACAGATTCAAAATTACTCGTTTTAGAAAACTAATGAACATCTTACTGAAATGTCCTACACGATCCCGTCCTAAACAAGTCATTGAAACACTTCGTTCGTATGTACAACTCGCAAATCAACCTAATCGATTAGGAATTTGCGTATCCTGTGATACAGACGACACATCTATGCACGATCCAAATGTAGACTATCATATTAAAAAACTTCCAGTTGCATGGGTAAGAATCTTTTATAGCGACAATACATCTAAAATTCAAGCGGTCAATGCTGATATGGATAAAGTGGATTGGAAGTGGGATATAGTCATCTTAGTCTCAGATGACATGATTCCAAAGATTAAAGGATATGATGATATCATTCGATCAAAAATGGATCCTTCTACAGATGGTATTGTTTGGGTGAACGATGGGACTCAAGGAAATTCATTGAATACCTTATCCATTCTAGGAAGAACAATGTATCAATCTTTTGGGTATATTTACCATCCATCCTATAAAAGTTTGTTTTGTGATACAGAATTTTCAGACCTTTGTAAGGGGTCATTATCTTCAAAATGTTCTTACATTGATGAAGTACTCATTCGACATGAACATCCCGGAACTGGATTTCCTCAAAAACAGGATGCTCTCTATCAAAGAAACCAACGGTTTTGGACTGAAGATATGGAAAACTATATTTCCCGTAAAAACTATCCTTACGACTGGTCTATCTTGATTCCAACGTTAGTAGAACGAACTGAAACCTTTAATCGCTTGATGATATCCATCAAAGAAAAACAACAACGTATCTGTCCAGAACTTAAAATTGAATTTTGTATTTCATGTGATAACCGTGAAAAGAGTATTGGAATAAAAAGACAGGAATTATTACAGGATGCAAAGGGAAAGTATATGTCCTTTATTGATGATGACGATGATATAACGGATGCGTATTTTGAAGATGCACTTGAGTGTATTCGTGGAGGATTTCAAGTATGTCGTATTCGTGGACAAATGTCACAATATACTTTCACACATAGTCTTGAAAATACACTCACAAGTCCATTGGCAAAAGGTGATGTGTTTTTACGCCCGCCAAATCATTTGAATATACTTTTAGCAGATGTTGGAAAACTAGTCCCATTTAAGGATGCTAAACAAGGTGAAGATTTAGATTGGACGATTCGTCTTGCCGAAACTGGATTTTTAAAACATGAATATCGCTCCGATGAATCTAGAATTCACTATATTTATCAATTAGGTTCTAGAAAGGTAGATCCACGTAGTCTTGAATTTCAAAAAACTGCAACCTATGAATCTATGCTTAAAATGGTATGGACTCCTTCAGGTCGTGTCGTACTTCCAAATCAGGCAAGAACGAATGGAATTAAGTTCACTGCTAGAGGGTTTGTTTCTAAGTAGAAAGCAATGGATACGTTTACAATTTTTGCTATCGTAGTCACTCTCGTGTTGATTGGATTGATTCTTTGGAATATGTTTGGTAAGTCTACCGTAACTGACCCAACTACAGTGATCCTTGTAGATGGATCTATCTCAGGTAAAACTGGTCGATCCTATACAAACCCGATCCCTAGATCCTTCAATCAAGCAGAAGGTGCTACGTTCACGTATGCGGGGTGGTTATTGATGAATGATTTTACAATGAACTACGGTCAAAAACGTGTGATCTTTTCAAAGAATGATTGTCCGGGACTTTACTTAGATAGCACGTCCAATAGTTTGTTGGTTGTAGTGGATACCTATGGATCCAAAGAAAGCATTCTCATTTCAAACATTCCTGCAAGGAAGTGGATTCACTTTGGAATTGTAGTTGATCAAGACTCAGTCGATATTTACATCAATGGTGTCATTCGTCAACATCATATGCTCGCACAACTTCCTAAGCAAAATGATGCTCCAATCACAATTGGTTCAGATTCACTTGGATTTGATGGCGCCTTGTCTGGACTTACCTATTACACGCGTTCATTGACTGCATCGGATATGGACCAACTTTCAAAAACAGTTCCTAAAGACGATTTACATACTCCCCCTGCAGGTCCTCAATATTTTGATATGACTTGGTACACAGGTAGAACATAATCTCACTCTGGAATAATGAGTGCAGGAGGTCAAAATAGTCTTGCTTCGAGTGATTCATCTGTACCTGCGTTTGTAGGTCCACAATCTATGCGTCTTCGCGATACTTCAGATGTTGTTGCACGTATTCGCGTTCAGGGAGTATATCGAATGTTCAATTCAAGCACACCTACGGCGTTCCGTAATCGTGCTCCAACTGGATATGATTCATTCCTTCAGTTTCTTCAGGGACGTAAAGAGGGTTGTGCCACATGCGTAGGATTACCCTATCAACCTTTGACAACTAACACTACTACGATTCTTTCGTTTCGGAACTAAGTTTGGTGCGATTCTTTCGTGTCTTTCTCAATGCTTTTAGAAGTTGTTTTCTCTTTTCAGATGGATCCGATGGGTTATAACTGAAGAAGTATTCCAAAAATTCTGGAGATGACTTATTGTCCGATAACTCTGAATATAATTTCGCCTTCTCACGTTTCATCTCCGTAAATGTTTCTTGCTTCCCCAGGCACTCCTTGGGAGTCAAGACTGCAAATCGTCGACTTGTTTTCTCGTTCGCAATCTCAACCAGTCGTTGAGCAATGCATAAGATACTTGCAATATTCTCTGATTTTCCACCTGAATACAAGTAGGCAAAGAAGAACTGAAGTGTTGTAGGAATACTTGCTACACGAATGCCATTTTTCATAGTGTGATAACTATGACACGCAGATGTTTCGTAAAACCGAATAAAGTGCTTTTTACCATTGGTCAATACAGTTGTGCGTCTAGGTAAGATTTCATTCTCTTCATCTACCACTATGTCTTCTCCTTTTGTTAAACGTTCAATGACATCCTTGTTTGCAAGGAGTGCAATCGGTGTGGTCCAATTGGTTCGCATATGAATTTCAGATGCTCCTACACCTAGCAAAACTACAGGTTCTTTTTTAAGAAGGTTCTCAATTTGAGTTCGCTGTTTCGTAGTCAATACCTCATGCTCTTTGGCTTTGTCTTTAGGACATGTGACCGGATGTGCTTGATTCAATAATTGAAGACGCTTATAGACCTTTTCCCAACGTGTTACATCACCTTTTGGACGAGAAAGTTCAAGGTACATGGACATACGAAGAAAGTTTGGGTTCACATAGTGAATTTCTTCACGAACTAGACTATCTTCCCATAAGCGATCAAAGACTTCTTCTGTCAAATGTGTTATATCGGCAACTGCTGTAAAGTCTGCAAACACTTTGAAGGTACCAATGTGCATACCCGGTTTGACTTCTACATTTTTCAATCCATGTTTAATCAATTGGTTTGAAAGTATGACCGAATGCTCTTGAGGAGTCTTACTGAAAAAGTCATAGTCTGGAACATCCGTCTCAGGGTTGTAGAATCGGTCCTTTACGGGAAGAAGGTTATTGATTGCAGTGCCTCCATAGCACATGACGGGGTGGGTCTTCAAAAAGTCTTCTACGAGACTCATACTCTTTCGAATCCCTGGGTCTGAGGCGATGACCCTGTTGTTCTCGTCTTCAAGTTCGAGAACGATATTTTGGATTTCCTCCATTATTAAAATGGAACTTACTTTGTTTTTATCCAAGTAGGCAAATAAGGATGTCGCCCAAACGGTATAATCTTCGCAAGCGTAATACTCCCGTCGTCTGGGTAGACGATGAAAATCTCAAGACCAAAAATGATGACATTGAAGATGAAGATGAAGATTCAGACTATGTTGACACAGATATGAGTGAAACTGAAGACGAAGACGAAGATGAAGATGAAGATGAAGATGAAGATGAAGATGAAGATGAATCTGAAGAGGAAGAAGAACAATCTCTCAAACTCCCTAAGGGTGCCAAAGTCTCTGTCAAACTTCACATTCACCAAATTGCAGGTGGAAAGGGAATGAGTCGTATGGATATTGAAGATGAAGATGAAGACGACTATGCAAGTGAAGAGGAAGAGGAAGAGTTCATTGAACATCTCATGAAGAAGTACGTTCGACCTGAGCGTGGAATGCCTACCTTTGGAAAGTCACGTAGTAAGAAGGATAAGGAGAAGGAGTCCGATGAACCTGCCTTACGATTGAATCCAGAAGAGGAAGACTACTTTGAAGACCTTTCTAAGTCCAAGCGTCGTAAACTTAACGAACAAATGAAGGGACTCGCTAAACTCGTGACTGATGGAGAGGTTCCCTATAAGTTCAGAGTCTTGGCATTGCCAATCTCAGATATGCTCAAAGCAACTGTGATTCGCAAGATTGATATACTCAACGAGATGGATGCGGATAGTGGAGAAGTTCACAAACTCAAGACATGGGTCGATGGATTCCTTCGTGTTCCCTTTGGACAAGTCGTTCCTCTTCCAGTGACGTTTGAAAAGGATCCCACAGGTTGTTCTAAGTTCTTGACCGATACACAGACTACTCTCAACAAGGCAGTCTATGGAATGGACGCTGCCAAGACACAGATCATGCAAATCGTAGCACAGTGGATTGCCAATCCTAAATCTGTAGGCAATGTCATTGCACTCAAGGGACCTATGGGTGTAGGTAAGACCTCCTTTGCAAGACATGGAGTTGCTGAAGTGTTGAAGCGTCCATTTGAGTTCTTCTCGTTGGGCGGTGCATCCGATTCAGCAAACTTCGTAGGTCATTCCTATACCTATGAAGGAGCAACCTGGGGTCGTATTGCCGATTCAATCATGTCTGCACGATGTATGAATCCAGTCCTCTACTTTGACGAATTGGACAAGGTGTCTACAACACCACACGGTGATGAAATAGTATCCATGTTGATTCACTTGACAGACAGGTCGCAGAACTCTCATTTCCATGACCGATACTTTGCAGGTGTTGACTTTGATTTGAGTCAGTGCTTGTTCGTATTCTCCTTCAACGATGAATCTAAGGTCCATCCAATTCTAAAAGACCGTATGCAGGTGATCACTTGCTCAGGATACACGTGTGAAGAAAAACAAGCAATTCTACACCAATATGTCTGGCCACAAGTCCTAGAACGAATCAATATGAAAGACGATTTGACCATCACTGAAGACGCAGTCAAGTTCTTGATCTCAGAGTATTCACGAGAAGAAGAAGGTGTTCGTGTTCTGATTCGTGCGTTGGAGACATTGGTCACTCGCATCAACCTTCTGAGGATTGCTGATGAGAAGACGGCAAAGACGTATCCATTCTATAAGGCAATTAAACTTCCAATGAATATCACACCTGACGATGTAAAATCATTGTTGATTGAAACCAAAGTCGTCAACGAATCATGGCGTCACCTCTACACTTGAACGAATTCATGATAAGGAACTCTATTTGAATACAACACTACATTCCCACAAAACTCTTGATTCATGAGTGGGTAATCAATCATTTTTATTGTTTCAGTAGAGTCTCCGAGAATTCCATCAGGTTTGAATGAAAAGACAAGGAAGGATGAACGAATCAATGGATGTACATGTGTATTTAAGAAATCAGCGTCCACTGTATATCCATCAGGTCTGACAGCAACAAAATCACGTAGAACGTCTGGAGAGACTTTTAGTTTTCCTTTACATCCCCACAATCCACACATCATTAAATACGCATGATAACTGTGATCACGAATGGTATACGCAGTAAATGGACTATCTAAAAAGGTATCAATACACCACCGATCTCGTGCATGAATACGACTATCCGTATCACGCACACAGACAAACTCATAGTCATCTGTAAACGCAGGCAAGAAGCGATACGATTTATTGCGAGAATCATGTTCTGAGGTTGTATGAAGTGTAACATTCAGTTCATGAACAAACGGAGACGCTTCTGGAGAGGCATAGACTTTGATTTCACACTTTGGGTAATGTTCTCGAATCAATGGAATGTTTTCAACAAGTCCCTGATAGTATTTTTCTGTATACGGTCCATACACACAGAATGAAAAGCATCCATAGAGATCCTTACGTATTTTTTCACGTCCTTCACGAATCTGTTCTAAAATATTCACTGATTCAATCTGGTATCGTTTGTCAATGCAACCATTGTCTACCAATACTTCTTCGTCAGTATAGGAACAGAATCCTTGATAGATTTGCGTTAACCATTCATCACAATGCCAATTACGAATACTTGGATGAAAGAACGTTCGAAATAACGTATAGTGACTACGGTGCACAAATGCATTCTCAATCACTTGAGTTCCTCCTACCCTCAACGCAAAATTGACTGGATTCTTAGGACCCACTACTCCACGATGTTTATGCTGTTTCAATTTTGAGATGAATCTAGAAGTCCACCCAGGTGTTTGAATGACTACATCATCGCCAATTTGAAAGAGGTATTCGTGTCCATCATTCCATGCAATCTCTGCCAAACGATTCCATGCCCAAGCAGGAGCATGTTGACATCCTGAAAGAAGTACAACTTTACCTAACGCTTCTAGTTCAGAACGATGGGTAAGAAAGAAATCATCATCATCATCCACTCCAAAATAGAATGTATACGAATACGCCGATTCCTTCGTTGCGTTGAAACTAGGAAGTAATCGGTTCATTAAAAAACAGTCTTTGAAGTCGGTCCACGTATGTGCTCGACTACAGACTGGAACTAAGACTGCAATACTCATTATCGGGTTATAGAACATTCCATTTAAACTCGGATTTAGAAATGATAAACCTTGATAGAGCAGTTTCATTAATGCCTGCGAAAAAGTGAAGGTTTGTGTCTACATTCCGAAACGATAAACAGTATTCAATTGCCGAAGAGACAAAGACAAATGGCATAGTGATTCGAAGTGGAATCAACTCCATAGACAGTTCAACTAAACAATGATAGTATCTACGAGGAGGACCATAGTCCACCATATGTACTAAAGTCCACCATACATTGCCTATACGAATGGGTGGTGCCGATCCACGAAAGAGTGAAAACATAGGTGGAGTTGGAATTTCATGAATGATGGTTCCAGTTGAATCTACAATTGTCAAAGGACTCCAATCGTAGATGAAGGTATCCGTTGCAGGAATTGGAAGCCAATTCTTTTCACACTGTCTTCCTCGTGGTGAAGGTAAGACTACACAGTTTGAATACGTTCCAGTAGGCGAATACTTACCTCGTAAAATACGAATCATATCCTTTTCATACGAATGAACTGTAGCAGTGAAACATTGATTGCCTTGAGAATCGTGATATCCACGTACATCTTCTAATCCACGAATTCCACTCTCGGTTGTTGGAAGATTCACAGAGGATTCATCCATCGTTGCAAGAAGGGTTCCTGTTTCTAGATTGAAACATGCGTTTTCGCAAAGAGACAACCCGTTAGGTGTGATAAAATTACCGTCCACAACTTTGTAGTTGACATACCGAACATTCACAATTGGATATACAATCACGGATAATGCCGAAGGTGAAAAGGTATCATCAAAAGGCGAAGGAAAGGTTAATCGTTTACGTTCAGATTTAATGGGTTGTACATAAAACTTCAAGTTGGACATAAGGCAAGGTTGATGAAGTCCAAGTTTCAATAAGTATTTGACTGAAGACGCAACGCCTTCTGATTTGTCAGACTTGACATAGTAATCAAGAATGGACTCTTCATAGTCAAACAATCCATTGTAGACTTCAGTTTCAATGAAAAGACTATCGGTAGACATTGGGATTTTCTGACCCATCAACATATAGTGATATGCCTTGTAAGGTTGACCCTTTTCACGAAAGTACTTTGTAAGTTCGTATAAAGATTCTGCTCTTTGAGGACGGTAGGCGTAGGCTCTAAGCATCCACTCTTCAAACTTTGGAATATTTCCAAGTTCTTTATGACATTTTGCAATCATGTAATGGGAATACCAAATCTCTTCAAACCAACCTCCTGCTGCAATTCGCTTTTTATACATTTTAAGTGATTCCTTCCATTGTCCTACACTATGATAGGATTGTGCAAGGTAGAACATGTATCGAACATTTGTGGGTTCATCTAACAACCCTTGTTCAAGCAAGGCAATGTCTCGTGTGAACTTATCTGACTTACATCCTCCATCATTGAAATCATCGATTCGACATACGTTTCGTGGAAGATGTGAACAAAGTCCATCCCAGTATTCATGAGTGACACCCTTGCAGGTCCAAGGATAGTCCATTCTAACGAGGCGTGTATTAGGATACTCTAACATTCCTGCACATTGAACAATCGTGTATCCAATCTCAGTCAGAAGATGTGTCTTCAATGATCCAGGAACAAACATCATATCCGCGTCCAACAAAAGTCCATAGGTATCTTTTAAGTCCCATCCGGTTGCTTTCAAATATGTTTGTGCCTTAGTGAAACTCTCAGAACGATTGTATCCAAAATTCTGCCAAGGAACATGCGTTAAGCATCCATCATGTGTCTTGAGAAATTCAGTGACGATCTCACAGGTTTTGTCCGTAGATCCTGTATCACACACGCAAAATGCATCTACAAGTCCTTCAACAGATTCCATACATCGCTTGATAATTCGTTCTTCATTGCGAACCATTAAAATCAACACAAACTTTGGCATGCTTGCGTCCGTATTGTCATTCCTCTAATCACTCTGTCTAAGTAAATGAGCACCGATTTTGTCAAACAGTCCCTTCGCGAAAATCTCAGTCGCGTATTGATCCCTCACATTGCAGACGGTCTTTGGAGCATCTATGATAATGCAAAGACTGCCTGTATTCGTTCTAAGCAACCTAGTGAAACACTCAAGACCTTTCAGAATTTGTTGACACGTGTTCCTCAATGGACTGATGAAACTTTGGAGACTGAAGTGTCACGTATTGAGAAGGCGTCTAAGTGCGAGTACATGAATGACTTATTGCTGGGTGTATTTGTCAGTTATATTCGTGCGTTTGCTTCCCTTCAGCAATCCGATGAAGTTCATGTGAACATTGAATTTGACCGCCCATCGCTCCCCAAGTTTGTGTTTGCACTCTACAAGTCAGCTGCCCGCAAATCTTGGAGCAATGCATATTTGTTCAAGACCATTGATGTATCGTCTGAACAACAGTCTCGTAACCGTCGTGACATCGAAATGATGCTTGGAGGTTGCCTTGATGAAGTCATTGATAGTTTCATTCCATGGAAGGATATTAGTAAGGCGTATTTCCAAGCAAGAACAGCAGTTGAACCACCAAAATCTCAGGTTCAGGTTCCTGCTCCAGTGGAAGCACCAAAACCCAATCTCACATTTGGAGAGTCACAAACCGTTGAGTTTGAGACAGATGATGAAGAGGAAGAGGAGCGTCCTAGGGTTACGTTAGGTGAAGAGATTCAACTGGATTTGTTTCCAGATGAAAAAGAGTCGGATGAACCTGAACTCAAGCCCTCTGGAACCATGGAACTCAATATTTAATGCGTATAATGCCCCCAAACGAATCCACATTCAAAAATCAAATGACTGACTACCAAACCCTTGGAATGATTGTAGGTGCCGTGATGATAGTGGCTGCGTTGCTGTATGTATTGGATCGCCGTGCAAAGACTCAACAGGTTGATTACACGGATCTAGGTAAGATTGTTGCAGGATCTGGTATTCTTACAGGGGGTGTTTTGTATTCTCTTGGAACGGATACGATTGTAGAAGCAGCAGAAACGGTTACCACTGCAGCACAAGAGATGTTTGTAGGCAAACCTGAGTTTTAAGATGCCCATCGGATTCCATATTTACGTGCAACATGTTGCTTTACAGACTTAACCTCACCAGTAGTTGTTTTAAAATAAAGTTCATTAATCCATCTCATAGTTCTGATATCACCACCTACAAGTTTAACCATACGCCTAGATGCAGTTTGGTCACGTTCTCTAGGTACTGTAATGTACAATCGTTGACCATCTTGCATTAGTTTCTCTCCATGGTTAAGAAAGGGTGTGAATACTCCATTCCTTTTTACACCAAATGTAAGTTTACTTTCTCCAAGTCTTGTTATTTCTTTTCGCATACGTTTGTGATCTGTTGTGTTCCATACTTCAGGCATTCTGTTACTGAACAGAGTATGAATAGCAAACGATTTCCATTTTTTATGCATCAATCACTAGTGCATCTCCTAACTGTGCTGCAGAAGGTGTAGCACGATACTGAGTCATGCGTCCAATTTCCTTCTTAGGCACTGCTGAATCTCCACAATACCTCACAATTGCTTTATATAAATCAAATCCATGGTATCGATCATGATTATCCATCTTCTTACGAAACATCACTGAAGTTCCATCACTCTGTTTCATCCATTGAAGGAAGATTTCAAACAACGGATGAGATGTCTCATGCTTCGGTCCTTTGGGAAACATATCCCAGAAGACTGACGTAGCAAACCGAACTAGATCAAATGATGATGAAGCACTAATATAAGGACGTTCTGCATTGTGAAAGGGTCCCATGTTATATTGTCCACCTGCCTCTTCATCTTCTTGAAACTGACTGCTCATGAACAACTTGGGTTCCTTCATTCCTGTGAGACGCAAAGAGACAATTGCACGATCAAAGTCAATGAGTTTAATCAGGTATCCAAAGGTTGGAACCTTGTAGACTTGTCCACCGTGTTTGTAGAAGAGGAACTCATCCGTTGTTGAAACATACATCACGTTGTTTCCATGCAAATCATTGTGCGTGAATCCGTAGTTCCTCTGTGCAAACGCTAATGCAAATACAATTTGTGAAACCCATGCAATATGTTTCTCTGGTTCAGGGTTATTTTTAATCAAATCGTAAAACGTTCCTTCACAGACTTCCATCACAGTTGTCATCACAGGTACATCTTTAAATGTTGCCCATGCAAACGGTTCAGGGTCTTCATCGTCCTGCTCTTCATCTTCAAATAGATCTGAACATCCACACGATTCAATATCGTAGACATCTTCATCGTCATCATCATCGTCTTCCATTTCAGGAGATTCAGAGGAAGCCACATCAAATGCTTCAACTTCTCGTTCAGAGTCTGGGTCGCTAATATGATCTGCAGACACATCTTCAATATCCTCTAACACAATTTCATCTCCCATCTCAAGTGATGTTCGTGCACGACGAGTATGACTAAACTCTGCATCATGACCTGCTGTTCGTAATTTCAATTCAAATGTATGACCAATCTTATCTGCAAACCAACCCTTTTCAGTTAAATCTTCATAGTCATCTGAAATATCAATGGTATGTGACTCTGCGAGACCTGCAAAGACTCCATAGACTTTAGGAAAATGCTGGCATCCCGATTCAGATAATGCCAAGGATGTCATGGCTCCAACATACGCTGCAGTATGTGCACTTTGCATTCGTTCTTGCAAGTCGTTTGCAACATCTGTGCGTTTAGGAACACCAAAGGATCCGTAATCTCCTCGCATCGTCTTGAATGGTGATAAAATCATGGTTGTCTTGCGATGAACTGGAATTGTCTGTCCGCGAACCCGAATATGAGTAGCGTCCACAATGGATTCAATTGGAGTATTCAACTTAACTCCATATTCATGAAGTCCTGGCAATGTTTCAGTCTTGAACAACTTCTCAAGACACGGAAAAAAGGGTTGTAAACTCTTCATAGACCAATGTGTTCCATCCAGTTTGGAAATTCTATGAAGTTTTAAAGACACCGGTGTGGTTCGTAGTTCCTTTCCCATTATGAAATGTCTCGGTGATGAATGTTAAAAAATAAACGACAGGAAGAACAAGATGAATTTCCAACTCAAAAAGTTCAATATGGACATGATCAAGGACCGTTGTGGAATGGATTCACGAAAAAGTCCCATGATCGTCATTATTGGAAAGAAAGATACCGGCAAGTCCTTTTTAGCACGTGATTTGTTGTTTAACGTTCAAGACTGCTTTCCTGCTGGATTAGTGATTTCACCTACTGAAGCAGTAAATGAGTATTTTCAGGCGTTTGTTCCGTCCAAATTGATTCATGATAAGTATGAACCTGGGAAAGTCCAGAATTTCATTAAGCGTCAGTTTGCAGCCAAACAGAGGTTTTTGAAATCCAAAGCAAGTGGTCAAGTCTTTGATCCTCGTGCCTTCATGATTTTAGATGATTGTTTGTATGCAGCCAAAGAGTGGATCAATGAAGAGTCTACACGTTTTGTGTTCATGAACGGTCGTCACCTTGATATGATGACCATTATCACTATGCAGTATCCTCTAGGTATTACACCTAACTTGAGAACCAACGTAGATTTCGTATTCATTCTTCGTGAGAATATCCTAGGGAATCGTCGTAGAATTTACGAGAATTATGCAGGTATGTTTCCAACGTTTGAGATGTTTTGTGATTTCATGGACCAATGCACAGAGAATTATGAAGGTCTAGTCATTTGCAATAACGTTAGTTCCAACAAGTTAGAAGATCAGGTGTTTTGGTATAAGGCGTCCGAGCATCCTCCATTCAAATTGTGCGACCAATCTTTGTGGGCAGATAACCGACCTTTCCAGTCAGCTATGATGGCTGCCGACGACTATAACGCTACTTCACTGCGTAAAAAGAACGCTACCCCTTCCGTATGGGTCCGAAAAGAAGGGGGAGGTCGTGAATAAAATAGTTGAATTAAACAATGCCCAAGGCAGTGATTCTTTTCAGTTTTAAAAAGGACGATCCTTCCCCGTTGCTTAAAAATTTGTCGGACCTCACCTTCAACCGAAAAGATGGTCGTCGTACCATTTTTTCGAAGGAGTTTTCGGTCAATGAAGTTGAAATGGAGTTAGATCAACTCAAGGCAGTTAAGGATTCAATTACAAAAAATGCTACAATCCGAATCTCATCTCCTTTTCGTGTTTGGAAAGAAGCGTTCAAAGCAGCAGGTTTGGACTCTGACGAAGCTGTAGCTCTAGCGGGATTAGCTACTGCTGAACCTGGAACTGTAAGTTTTACAAGTCTTACAGACACTGGTGATTCATCGATGGGTGAAGCAGCTATTCCTGAAGCTAAAGCACCCGTTGCAGCTGAACTCAAACAAGAAGAATCACAATCTCAAGGAATTGTGGATGATGACTTTGATGTAGATGCACTCGTTGCAGGTCTTGTCAATACTAAGATTGGCGGACGAACCACAAGGGTTCTTGATACCCGTCGTCGTAAGACACGTCGTCGTGGTGGTAAGAAATCACGATCCAAGAGTCGTCGCAATTAATCTCGTAAGGCACCTTCGCTTGGGTGAATCGGTTTAGAAGCGTCCGCTAGACCATCCTCTAGTGTCTTCTTCTCTAATGCGTTCTGTTTCTTTCGTTGTTCATTCTCCTCCTTTTGCTTACGAATGGATTCCTCACGTTGCTCAGCAAAGAACATCTCCTTATTGGACTCGTTCTCCTTATACTTTCTCATCAACTCATTCAACTCCTTCTCAGCATACTCGACCTCAGGCATCAAATGTTCCGATGGATCCCAAGGCAACCAAGCACCTACCTTACCAATATACAAGTTGTCCTTTGGATAACGACGCTGAAGCACCTTTGCAAACATCTGAGTTTCCTCGACGGTTGCAAATGAACGACGAACCTTAACACCACGCATGTTGGTCCTGAACTCAACCTTGTTATCATACATCTCCTGAAGATCCTTCTCGTTCTTGAGCAAAAAGATTTGGTATTGCTCGTGAATATCAGTCTTCTTGACCTCTTCCTTACGCACATTCACATACTCCTGAGCATCCTTCAAAAGATCGTCAATCTTGACGGAATACTTCTTGGACAAAAAGGCCATGAAGTTTTCAAGTCCCTTGATCTTCCACTCGTAATCCATCCACTCTACGAACTTTTCAAACATGAACTCCTGCTTCTGCTTAATCACCTTCTCAGGACTGATGAAGGAAACAACACAATATTTCTGTGTAGGGATCTCTGGGTCTTCATCTAAAAAATCAACTGGACGTCCATCATCCTCAAATTTAGGGAGTTCGGTGCGAGGCATTTATTTACACTAACGCTCCCATGTTTAAACTCCATGTTTTACCGCTTAGTATTTTTGCAATACAAGGTCTCTTTACATTATACTGGTCAGCAAGTTGATATTGAGTAAGACCTTTTTGATTTTGTCTAATTTCATTAACTTGATCTAAAGTAAGTTTTGCTTTACCATTTGTTTGTCCACGTGGTTGTCTATTTGAACGAAGTTTATCATCTACATTCTCTTGATTAGTTCCCTCTCGTAAGTGATCTGGATTACAACAAGGTGGATTATTACATGAATGTAAAGCATGCATTGATTCTCTCAATGGACGTCCTAGTGAATGTTCTAAAGATATCCGGTGTGCTTTAAGATTTTTTCCAGATATTCGTATTACGCCATATCCCTGTTTAAATCTACATCCAGACCATTCTTTACAACCTCCACTTGTCGTAATTAATTTTGAGTTAAACCACTCCTGAAATTCAATTTTGGTCATGTTACGTTTTCGAATCATACGTTTCTATATTTAATACTATTGATTCCGTTTTTATCTCTTACGACTTGACCTTAAGTTCTTTCTCCGCAAGGATAGATTGATACTTCTTAAAATCAGTGACTATATCTTGAATAGATTGTAGATCAGAACGTTTTGATGATTGTGAATCAGTTGTCATTTTTTCAAAATCAATTAAATAGGCTTTCTTTGTTTTTGGATTGAAAACAATATTATCAAGCGAAACATCATTGTGATATAAATTAGCTTTATTCAAAATGTTAATCTCATTTATCAATTCTTCAACTGCAGCAATAATCATATTCAGTTCAGTTAAGTCTACTGGAACTGGTTCAGGTGCCCAATTTAAACGTCCAGTTACATTCTGTTCTAGATTCGTAAAATAGTCTGACAGACTAAATCCACCATATTTCAAAAATAATAGGTTCTTTCCTTTGTGAATACATTTTGACTCAGGATAAATTGAATTGGTTGGTTTCAAGGATCTTAATGGTTCTGTTTTCTTAAATTCAGATTCACCTGCTTTGATGGATGTAAGTTTAGACACGTAATCGCCTTTAGGTTGTTGTGAAGGTTCATCACATTCGAGTGCAGGATAATATACTTCTCCCGTCATCCCTTCTCCTAATTTTCCAGATCCTCGTTTAGATCGAAAAGTGCGTCGAAGCTTACGACTCATTAAAATATAATGGAGATTTATTATAAATGTATGATATCTTCACGACCGCATATTTGTTCTTCCTTCTCGTCCCTGGATTCTTAATTACGTTGCCTCCTGGTGCAAGTATTATGACCGCAGCAGCCGTCCATGCTATTCTTTTCTTCTTGATTCTTCAGTATTTGTCGCTCTACGTTCCTTGGTGGGCAGTTTGGGTTGTAGGTGTTACAGTCGTTTCATATAAAATATATTACGGAGGTTCAGTCTAAAACATATAATCATTTAAACTAATTTAGCTTTATATTATAAGCCAATATGGGTTATATTTATAGAATATTTTGCAGAGAGAACGGTAAGTCTTATATTGGAAAAACGTTACATGATCCAATGAAAAGGTGGAAACAACATGTATATAAGGCAAAAAGAAATGAAGCACGAACAATGTTAGGATACGCAATTAATAAATATGGCGAAGATGCGTTTAATGTTGAAACTCTATGTATAGTTCCAATCGAGTCCATAGATAATATGGAATGTTATTATGCAGAACAGTATGAATCATATGTATGGCAGGGTGGATATAACCAAACATTATGTGGACGTGGTCGCCCATATACTTATGCGACAAAACAGGAAACAAAACAGAGAATGAGTGACGCTCAGAAAGGTAAGTCTTTAAGTGATGAAACGAGACAGAAAATATCAACATCAGCGATTGGAAATAAATGGTGCGTTGGACGGGTTATGTCTGTGGAATCAAATTCTAAAAACAGAGCATCTCAACCAAGACTCAAGTTAAGTGAAACAGATGTAAAAATTATTAGAGAGAACCCTAATCGCTTTTCTCAAGTCAAGTTGGCTGAGATATTTAATGTCTCACGAACCCTTATTTATTTGGTTCAATATGAAAAAGTTCACAAGCTAATCTCATAAAAATTCTTCCTGACTAAGAACCAAACAAATGGATTCTAAGCCCAAGCCCACACCCTCTGCCGGAGTTGATATTGCGGATTTGATTACAAGATTGATAAAATATCTCCTTGAAGGAACTGCAGTTGCAATTGCCGCGTTTGTTCTCCCTGGAAAGACCCTCAAGGTTGCCGAGGTCGGTATGATTGCCCTCGTTGCCACTGCCACCTTCGCAATCCTAGATATTTATGCCCCTAGCGTTGGAGCGTCTGCTCGCACAGGTGCCGGTTTCGGTATCGGTGCCAACCTAGTTGGATTCCCACGTGTTTAAACTTTCAATGCCTGAACTAGATGCGATGCGAGTGTAGTGGTCAATAACGTTCCATAGTTATTCTGCGTCATCTGCATCGTTCCCAAAGAAACCACACAGATTGGACTTGAAGTTGTAAACAATGTTCGTACTACTTCAGATAAATTATGCGGAACACAAAATGCATCATAAATCCTAGCAGCACCATAGTGAACTATATAATTAGCACCTACTGCTACAATCCCCCGGAGGATGACTTCCATTTACCACTTACCTGCCTTAAAGAAAATAATGGATTCAACGTCCGTTTTTCTTGTGAGGTATAACGGAAACTGGATTCAAATTCATTCTCGTCCTTTTGAACCTGAACGTATGACTACCGATGTTGCGTGGATCCAAATTAAAGAAAGTGTTACCGCTGAAGAAGCCTATCGTCGTTGGTTTGAAACGCAACGTAGAATTTCTCGTGTTCTCAAGTAATGCAGACCCTCATCACAGTTCTTGCGTTTACTCTTTTACTCTACGTATTATGGCGTTTATGGAAACCTGTCTTGAAACCTAAACGTCAAGTTCCAAAAGATAAGGCAAATCTTTACTTCTTTCACACAGACTGGTGTGGACATTGTCAAAAAGCAATGCCAGAATGGGAGAAATTAGAAGCAGGACCTACTACGTTCGGAAACACAACGGTTTCATTTATTCGTGTGAATGCGGATAAGGACCGTGCAACAACCGATCTCTATCAAGTGGATGCTTATCCAACTATCAAACTTGAAACTTCAACGGATTTGTATACCTATTCAGGTGTTCCTACACAAGAAGGATTAACTCAGTTTCTCAGGGAAACGTTTGGAAAAGAAGCGTGAAGCCTGTTCAACTCCTTGAGTAAAGAGTAGTTTCTTCTGTTCAGGTGTTAATTCTTGCATAAGTGAGATCGTATCATTCTTGAAACAGACTACATTGTCTCGTAATGGTTTGGAACGAAACGATTCATACAATGTTGCTGAATATTCTCCAAGTGTCATTTTCTTCAATCGTTCTGGAGGAATTGCGAGTTCAGAACGACTAATGTGAAACACAAGGCAGTCTGCTGGAACTACTTCATGCATTGCGTGTGTGTGAAATCCACCGTCGATGTAGAGATTGTTATACAAGAGTTGAGGATGAAACACAAACGGAAGACACGATGAACAACGTAAAGCATCCAAGATTGGAACGGAACCCGTTAACCATGTACTTCGTCGTGTAGTCAAATTAGAAGCCAAAATAAAGAGTTTTTGTGGACTGTCTCCAATCACAGCATTTCGTAGGTCAATTCCTTGACTATCAAATGCTTTGAGAACTGTATTTGTGAACGCATCCATAGAGAATAACCCTTTCTCTTGAGTGAAACTTGAAATGGATGTTAAGTTAATGGAAGGAAGAATTGTGGATAAATTGAATTCAGTTTCAAACATATGTTGAATCGCAGAAAGAGGGATTTTATAGGCAAGTGCTGTAGCAAGAAGAGCACCTGCTGAACATCCGTAAATACCGTCTGGAAACTCAAGAGGTTGATATTTTTCCAAGACAGATAAACCGCCAATCATGAGACCTCCACGAACTCCTCCACCTCCGAGGGCAATTGAGCGAAACATTCTTGTATAGAGAAGGTAAGTATGCTTAAAGCGCGTGAAGTATGGGAAGAGCAAGAAGATAGAAAAGAAAAACGCATGAGAGCGATGAGACCTGTGCTTTCACAACTCTACGGACAAATCCGTAAACAAGCAACCCATTCACCCAATGCCCCCTATATTGTCTTTGAAATTCCGGCGTATGTGTTTGGGTATCCTTTATTCCAAATGTCTGAAGCGCGTGAATACATCATGAATACCCTTTCGCAAGGCGGATACATGGTGTGGGTGATTGATGATAAATATCTGTTGATTTCATGGATGAAGACAGCAGGTGGTAAGTTGTCTCAACATCGCCCACCTTTGTTAACCAATTATCGACCACAAGTCTACGATCCTTCAACCTTAGGTACTATGAGATAAAATGGACAGTGTAGGTTCTAACGAAAGAGAGATATATGAACTGCGAACATGAGGTGGTTGTGGATGACGGTGAACGCGTGTGCAAGTGCTGTGGGACGATTCTGGGAGCATGTATTGATGAAGGAGCCGAATGGAGAGTCTACGGCAATACGGAAGACGACCCTTCCCGAACAGGGACGATCACGAGCGAACTCCTTCCTGACTCCTCGTACGGATCCATGATGATGAGACGACGTGGAGGACAACAATCTGAAGAAGGAAAGACTATTGCAAAACTCTCTTCATGGTCATTCTCAAATCACGGAGAAAGATCATGGATGGGTATCTTTGATGCGATTCAATCCTCTGCATTACGTGCTGGACTTCCTAAGGCAATCATTCTAGATGGTTGTGCATTGTTCAAAAAAGTAGAAGACGCTCAAAAAACTCGTGGAGAAACACGCCGTGCTCTTATGGCTGCTTCAATCTTTACAGTCTGTCGTCAACATGATGCAACACGAACCCATGAAGAAGTTGCTAATCTATTCCACGTATCCATTCGTGCACTTTGCAAGGCGCTGATGCGATTTACAAATGATGGTTCAAATGTCTTGAATACTCAACTAGGTATAGCAGAACGTATTTGTTCAGACATGGACTTGTCTGATACCGATCGTGACGCAATTGTATTAAGACTCCATACACTCCCTGAAATGGAACATACTCCTAAGACGATTGTAGCGGGAGTAGTTTCATCAATTCTAGGTGGACAAATCACACGAGTCTCTGAAGCGTCAGGGGTTTCGTCTGTGTCCATTCGCAAGATTGTTGAAAAGTTAAAGACTATGCCAACGGGAAGTACGTAATAGAATAGTTATAAATACGATTTGAACCTGCGCTATTTGTAAGAACAATGTTACTAGTATCTTGACTTATTGCAGCATTTGCAACGTTTGAAGATATTGGATTCACTGTGAATGTAACTCCAGTTAAACAAACCATAGATAACTGACTTACATAATTTGCAGAGGTTGTTATCTCTTGTGCTGAAACCATTACAATTCCTTTTTTCCAGACTCCAATATTAGTGTTGCTACCAATACCCAAGGTTCCAGTAGTTCCACTCACTGAAAAGAACCCATCGTTCACTTGAAGAGTCGCACTCTTATTTGGAAGTACTGGAGTAATTGTAGTGACTGAATTGCTATTTACATCACTTGTAAAGGTCATCGTTCCATAACCATCAGAGACTCGCATATCCCCGTTCACATTCAGTGTATAATCGAGTGGATTTGTATTGATTCCAAGACCTCCTATTTGATTGGTTCCAATACGAGCATATCCATTGACATCGAGTGTATAGGTTGGATTTGATAAGTTGATTCCAAGACAGTTACTAGTAAGACTTCCTCCTAAAAGATAATTTGAATCTAAATTGGATGTATATCCAGTTGTTTTAACTAAGGGTCCAAGCAAGAATTGATTGGTATTATTTGTGAAATTCGTGATTGTGATATCATGTCCAATGAAGATGTTATTAGATCCAATTGAATTGGATACACCTGTATTTGCACCAATGTAAATGTTTTTTGTTCCATCACCATCTGTACTTGTTCCAATCGCAATGGTATTTGAACTTCCTCCGGTTGAATTCTGACCTGCATTGTACCCAATAAATATACTATCTTTTACATTTGAAGTTGTATTACCTGCTCCTGGACCTAGGAAGGTTGTGTTAGAGTTACTGCTTGTAACCATACTTGAATATGCATTTCCAGAACCAATTCCTACATACACGTTACATTGCGAATCTCCAATAGATGCAAAGAATGATGAGACCTTATTTGCTGAGATAGTATCAACATTGATAAGTTCTAGGTTGGTTTTAAACACACGGTTTACAGTGTCATAAACATAGGTTGGGTGAAAGACGTTGGACAATAAGTTCTGTACATTGATAGTACTCATTGTCTTGTAGCAAGACAAAGGTTTAAGTGTTTTCTCCCCTATATATACAGATGTCGTATACACTTTTTCCTATTCGGTCATCGGAGCAGCACCTGTATAAGATGTATAAGCAAAGCGTCGCTGTGTTTTGGACCCCTGAGGAGATTGATTTTTCAAAGGACCATTCGGATTGGGCGAAGTTGACAAAAGATGAAAAGCATTTTGTTACGCACGTGTTAGCGTTCTTTGCAGGGTCCGATGGAATTGTCATGGAGAATCTTGTGCGACGATTTCAAGGCGAGGTGGATTCACAAGTTGTCAAACTCTTTTATTCATTCCAAAATGCGATGGAAGGTATTCATTCGGAGACCTATTCATTGTTGATTGATACATACGTTAAGAACGAAGAGGAGAAGGCAAAGTTGTTCAATGCAATTGAGACCATTCCATGTATCAAAGACAAGGCAGACTGGGCGCTCGAGTGGATGAATGCGAACAAGAGTTTTGGAACACGGTTAGCAGCATTTGCGTGTGTGGAAGGAATCTTCTTCTCTGGTGCTTTCTGTGCGATTTTCTGGTTGAAGAAGCGTGGACTTCTACCTGGACTTACATTCAGCAATGAGTTGATTTCTCGCGATGAAGGTCTTCATACTCAATTTGCTGTAGCATTGTTCCACACACTTTCTAACAAACCTGAGGTTGAAGAGATTCGATCCATCATTACAAGTGCTGTGATTCTTGAAAAAGAGTTCATCTGCGAGTCTCTTCCTTGCGCGTTGATTGGAATGAACTCAAAAATGATGTCTGACTACATTGAGTTTGTAGCGGATCGTCTTGTAGTTCAGTTAGGTGGTCACAAGATCTACGGAACACACAATCCGTTTGACTTTATGGATTTGATTAGTCTTGAAGGTAAGACCAACTTCTTTGAAAAGAAGGTCTCTGAATATTCACGCGTTCAGTCCTCTGGAGAGCTTCGGTTAGACGAAGATTTCTAGAGTAGTAGTAATGGAAGATAATATAAAGAATCTTGATACTAAGTTATCCAAACTTGGAAAGGTAAAACTAGAAACGATTGGTAAGATTGAATCTGCGATCAATGAGATTCTAGACATTACTGAACAAGATTCTAGATATGCCAAATTCAAGCCAGAAGCGTTAAATTTGAAAAAGAGATTTGAAAAGTTTGCTTCTGAAATTGTGACTGAAAATCCTAGTGGAGGCAGACGTAAGACTCGTAGGTTGATGTCCAAGAAGTATTGTAAAAAGACACCGTGTAGACGTATGGGATTCACACAAAAGGCTTCATGCCGTCCTTACAAGAACTGTTATTAATGGAGAATGACATTCCCTGCAGGTGTCTCAGTCTTTTGGTCACCTGTTTCAGAAGGTGTGATTGGAACAAAATTCTCAGTGGACATCATCTTCAACACGAAGAACAGGATGAATGAAATCACCACGATGACCACAACATACTTGAGAAGTGTCCACAAAAGTCCCTTCATTGACGAAGAATTCTTCGCAGCGTAGGCGCCGATTCCAGATGCAACCATCGTTTCAATAAATGCTCCTCCTTTCTTGGGTGCCATTTATGAAAAGACAAGATTACTTTCCAGATGCTGAGTTTGTAGTATTCTCTGGAGGTGGTTGAGAGGGTTTTGCAAAGATCATCACTAGAATGAAAAACACAAGGAAAAAGAGAAATAATCCTAGAAGAAAGTATCCAAAATACCTGGCAGCAGTTCCAACAACTCCCACAACATCTGCATTGGGATTTTGACGAGCAAGGTATGCACCCGTTCCAACTAACGCAGCACTCTCAACTAATCCCATTTCACCTCCACGTAATTTTCTGATTTTATGACCCATTTACTTTAAGTCTACGATATAAACTGAATGGATGAAGATGTTATACTAGCTATTTCAATTTTTGTAACACTTTTTGGTTGTACAGTAGGAGTCTTAATTGGAAACTTTGTATGTCCTCGTCGTCAATTACAACAATTAGAAGAAGATGACTTCGTTTAAGGAGCCACAACCTTTCCCCGCCTTCGTATAAATGGAGTTTCTTCATGCATCGATCGCACTACTCGCTTCTATGGTTCTCGTCCTCGCCTGTATGGTTGGTTGGATCTACTGGCAACAAACACGTATGTTCCAGAACATGAACGCAATTGCTCTTGTCATTAGTGATCTAAATCAGACATTAATGGCATCCATTCCTCAACCTCAGATTGAACTTGCCACAGTTCCTGAACCGACTGAAACAGTTCAGAAGGTGGACATTCCTGAAGAAGAGGAAGATGACCGAGTTTCTGTATCTCAAGATGTAGTTTCTGGACCCCCAGAAGCACTCGATACAGATGGACTTGAATCCAAGACTAAGAAGGAACTTCAAGAACTCTTGACTACACGTGGAATTCCATTTGGAAAGGGAGATTCTAAGAACGTTTTGATTTCTCTTTTAAAGGCAACCGCTTAAGGTAAACAATGAAGATAGTTTCCTTCGATGTAGGACTTAGAAACCTTGCATTTTGTGTCCTTGAAGGCACAAGTCGCACTGATGTAAAGATTATAGACTGGAATATCATTGACATACTAGGAGAACAGGCAGGTGTCGGCGCTCCTAGATGTCATAAATGCTCTACAGCAGCACGATATGAACACGCAAGCAATGGGTTGTTCAGTTGTTCAAAGCATTGTCCTCGCAAGAAGAAACCCATGACTAAAACTGAAATCAATAAATTGACTCCCAATCAACTTCATGAACGAATTGAATCAGAAGGGTTGGAAACGACTGCGACTAAGAAAACCGATTTGGTCAAATTGCTTTACAATCACCACAAACAGAATACATGGAAGAAATGTGTATCCTCTGCAATTCAAGGGTCTGTGTTGGATTTAGCGCCTGCAATTATTAAGAGTTTGGACGCTCGGACTTCGTGGAAGGGAGCAGATGTCGTTGCCTTTGAGAATCAAATGGACCGACGGATGTTTGGGGTTCAAGCGATGCTTCAGATGTATTTTTCTTGCCGTGGATTTCGGTGTACGGGCGTGTCGGCAACTCACAAGCTGTCAAACATTGTGACTGTGGAAGATTCAACCGCAAGTTATAAAGGCCGCAAAAAGACAGGCATAGCGCATGCATACGCTCTAGTTCCGGTGGCGAATCAGGCGCATTTTGCTTCCCATCCGAAGAAGGACGATTTAGCAGATTCATTCTTACAAGGTCTTTGGGTATTAGAGCACGAAACCAAGTAAACCGGATAGCGATCGTCCAAAATGGATCTGGATCCGTCAATAAAACTGGAAGATGTGCTAGAACAACATGGACCGATTCATTAAAAAAAGACGTACTGAGACTGAGATTAACTATAGACTTCGTATTTGGAAATCAAAAGACCTTTGGGAGTATGTAAAAATTGAGTGGAAAAAAGAAGATGTCAAAAATGAAGATGCCAAAAGTGAAGAGATGATGGAAAAGATGCTAGAAATGAAGCGTCAGGTGCATAGAATGGATGAAGATGATATTGATAAGGAAGTAAAAGATACGATAGTCTTTATGAAGATGCTTGATCGTAGTATAAAAGAGCACGAGTACATATGGTGTGAGATGTATATCGAGTATCTTACTGAACGAAAAGATGAACTGCAGATGGAAGTGGGTATGAAACGATGTAGGATGTAAAGTTGATGGAACAAATAATTATTTTTTTACCATATCGCGTTCTAACTTTAAGAAGGACGTCCAAGTCACTTATAAGCATGGACATCGACCTACTCGTGAATCCACAATCTGCAGGTATCGCTAATTTAGAAACAGTGGATCTTCCCACATTGTCATTTGATGACATTCCCGCCCCACCCCCTGCTCCAAAGTTGGTCCCGTCTTCTGAGGATACAGGACCGATTCAACTCGGTGGAACCATGAACTTCAATGCTGAACCGTATGCTCCTTCGGTAACTCCTCGCAAGGTATCCGATGAGTCCTTGATGAAGGAGAAATATGAAGTGCTTCGTAAGTTTGAGCGTCTGTCCAAGATGGGAGTTCCAATGAGAAAGAGGTTCACAATGGATTCTCCATTGGAAGAGATGAAGCTTGAATTAGAGTTTATTAAGCGTGAAAAGTCTATGGACGCTACCATCAAGCAGTTCTCTGAATGGTTCGTGACTGCTATGAGTGGATTGGAATACGGATCTAAGCATGTAACTCTACTCAAAGCGTTTGGTCTTCAATTAGATGGTCTTTCAGAATCGGCTCAAATGAATGTAGTGGATTTGGAAGATGACTTTGAAGAGTTATACGATCAATATGGTGAAAACTTGAAGATGCATCCATTAGTTAAGATTCCAATGCGTGCATGTATGATGATCTACATGGTTCACTTGACCAATCAAATGACTCGCAAAGCACCTATTCCCAACATTGATGACATCATGCGACAGAACCCTGATATTGCTCGTTCATTAGCAGCAGCGGCAATGCAGAACCAGACTCAGCAGATGCGAACGACTGCAAATGTCCCTCCACCTCCTCAAGCAACCAATCCTCTTTCAGGTCTCATGAGTTTCATGCAATCCGGTATGCCACCAGCACCACCTCCATCGATGATTCCTAAACAACCCGCAGCAGATAAACAGGTCAAGATTGGAGGCGGAGCCAAGACGAAGGTAGTTTCACCACCAGCACCAGCACCTGCTCCGGCACCAGCACCCGCTCAAGAAATGCGTTCGCCACCCAACATTGATGAACTCTTGAAGAACATCAAGCAGTCTGTAGTGGTTCCACCCGGCAATGGACCTCCTGCGGCAGTTCCTGCGTCAGCACTTCGCGGATCCAATCCAAAGAAGAATGCTGGATCCACAGGAAAAAACTCAGTAGTAATTAAGCTATAAATGGATAAGATACTCATTTTCAAAGTTTATTTAATGGATTTACAATCTGAAGCCGTTAATCCGAAGACAGTAAACAATAATGTAAAGTCTGCGTTTACTAACTATTTTGGTAAATCAGGTGAGTTCAATGAAACTATGAAGAACCTTACGAATGATTTTGAATTTGTGAAAAGTGAACCATTAGAGTTTCTAGAGGATGGAGTTGTAGTAAGGATTATTTTTAAGACTTCAAGTGAAGAACAAGATGTTTTAGATGCACTTGAAGTATGGGGTGAAAAAACTGCTACTCAAGTAGATGAGATACTTGATCATGAACTTATTATGAGTTTAATCACTACTGGAAGATCAGCTCCTACAATTGGAATTCCTGAAGAAAATCCAGAAGATCCTGATACAGACCCAAGTACACCTGGAGGACGCCGTCGCCACATAACAAAAAAGAAGCGTTCACGACGATCTAAGAAGTCACGTAAATCTAAATTAACCAAATCTCGCTAGTCTAGCAGCTCGTAATTCTTCAGGTGTCATCTTAACTTTTTCACCTGTAGTTTCACCTTCAAGTTCACACATTTGAACCCATTGTTCAGACGTAATCTTTTGAAACGTTTTCAAGCAAATCGATACATCTTTAGAAGTCTTCTTACCCATATGTCGACAATAGTCACAGTTTGTCATGACGATATACTGCGCCCAGGGTCCTGTTCTTAATACCAATGCGTAGAAGGTAGACAACTGCTTCCACGTAACGACATTCTTTTTGAAACTCACGTGCTTCTTATACTTGCATTGAACTGCGTAATACTTTCCATCTTTTTCAGCCACGATATCGATTCCAACATCCTGGCGTTTAAGGCTGAGTGTCGTCAAGAGTTCTTCAGGAACATCTTTGAGCAACCAAACATTCGTTAGTTTGCGAACATGTTTGAGATATTGAACACAGAACTCTTCAAAGACATCTCCACGAATCTTCTTGTTATCACGTGTTCTCATTTCGGTAAACGTATGTGCGGGTTGTTCATACCATTTTTGGCATTCGGAAAGAAACAGGTCAAAGAGTCCCGTCCCATCTGGACGAGGTGTTAGAAATAGTTTATGCAGATCCATCTTGAGGTTAATATTGTTCACAAAATGAATCCATTTTAAACAAACATGGGTGGAACAGTACGATCATATGCAGGCCAGTCTGCCTTCGATACACCCGCATCTACTTTTTGATTCGCCATTCCTTCAGCATTCTTGCGAGAGACACCCATCGCAATAATGATATATCCTGCAGTCAGTAGTGTTGAGGTCACAATATCACGAGTTGCAATGAAACACACAGCAAAAATGGCAATACGCCTCAGTAGAAGGTTTCTAGAATATTCATCTGGACTTCCACTGAATTCATCCACTAAATACTTAGATCCAATATTCAACACAATCATCATCACACCAATGAAAAACTTATTGGTATTCAATGCCTCAAGGTAGTCAATCATTGTTAAAGAATGAGATTAAACACTTCCAACAGTTGAGGACATTCCCATGGATGGTTGAACTCCAGAAGTGCTAGGAGGTGCTACAGGTGGCATCGTGGGCATTGGGGTAGTCATGGGAGCACTGCTCACTGATGAATTAGGAGGAGGCATGCTCACACTTGCTCCAGTTGTGCTTCCTACACTTGGTTCAGGTGGAGATACACTTCCTGACATGGAAGAAGTAGGTTTGCATTCCTTGGAAACCGAATCATATGCATATCCATCGGGGCATGTGCAGGTAGGTTGCACGGTTGTAGAAGGAGTTGTGAATCCTTCCCAACTTGATCGTGAAAATCGGACGTATGCAATCACCAATAAGAGTGCCACAGGGCAACTGATGTACTTGTGGACATAGACAATACCCGCGAGTCCAATTGCCTTGCCTACAGGTGTAGCAAGCAAATCACGGATAACTTGAAGACTGGGAACAAACGCAAGGTAGGCAATCAGGACGCCGATGACGATCCATTCATTTCGTGAAGACAGCATTTATAGTTCCCCCATATTTTTCTGTGTTTCTTTGAACAAGTGAGAGTATGAACTACTCAAGTTTAGAAGATGCTTTTGGAACGCCCTTTGGTCAACGTGTTCCCCTGACTGTAGCAAAAGAACAGGCAGAACCGCCTAAGAAGAAAGAGGAAAACAAACACAAGGAATTGATTGAATCTGTTTCAAAGAGCTTGCCACTGGACACTGATCCAGCAACTGAATCGTTTAATGCCACACCTCAGCATTTGAAACCCAAACCCGATGCACCTTTGGATCCACGATTGCCTACTGTTCGAGACCGCGTTCGTGAACATTTTGGAATGAGCGGAGGTGGAGGTGATGATTCTAAATTAGACCGAATTTTACGATTGATTGAACAGAACCGAACAGGATATGCGCCAGCAGCAACTCAGGACATGCTCCTGTATATTGCGACGGGTGTGTTTTTCCTATTTACCTTTGATACATTTGTATCTCTTGGAAAGGCTATGCGCGGTCGCTAGGACGTAGTCGGGTTGAAAGACTTGAGAACTGATCAAATCCGTTGTCAAGATACTCAATCTCGAATGTTAAGCAGAAGTTTGCTACATTCGTATTAGTTCCAGCACCTCCGGCAGTTGCAACTGCTTGGTCAGTTGTCCAATAAATGAACCCTTGACTACCTTGTTGTGAATGAAGCCGAGTTCGAATACGAAGACGATCTAGTTTTCCAATTGGAGGATTAAAGTTAGCAATGTTCTCACCTCCAGAGTGATCGTTATACTCGATAAATGTTGTAGTCCTTGCTGCAGTTGCAATAGATTTTGAACTAACTATGTTAGGGATCTTTGCAAAGAAACTATCTGGGTATTGTGATCGGTTACCTGCAACTGCTGTCTCGTCAGATTTATTAAGACCTTCAATATCAACTAAAAAGTAATTTGGCATTACATTTCCAGTAACAACAAGTGCTGTATCAGACGAATAAGTTCCAGAAGGAATGTTTTGTCCATTTGCGTATGAATGAGTTAATGCACTTTCAAGTGTTGGAAACTCAGCACTCATAAGACGTAAAGACACAACTTTCTCATAGACACGAGGCAAATAGACAACGAACTCACCATTCGTATAGTAGATACCTGTATCACGATCTGCTGAATCTACGTGAAGCACCTTTTTTACAGTGCGTAGTTCAGTCGTCGGAACAGACGTTGAAACAATGCTTCCTCGATAATCAAAGTTCATTGTTATTGGCTGTGAGATAAATCTTTATCCGCTGTCCGCCATGTTTTTCCATGAAGAACGAATGAATGGACACGCGCCATTCCCCACGCCTGAGGTGATGCTCCAGGACGATGACCTGTTCGCCACGCGGCCATTCCGCGGTTATAGACTTTTCTCAAAGTTCCTTCAGAAACACCGGTTGCTTTTGCTATTTCAGGAATACTCTTCACACCTGGATACTTCTTATGGAACCGTGATGAATAGGAAGAGGGGCGACGCTGTGTTCCCTTGTCGGTTTTGAAGGGTTTGTAGGCGTTTGGATCTTTCCACGACATCTTAGATCTACGGGTGATTTCACGGTGACGTTCTGCTTTGCGACGCGTAGAGAGTCCGCGATAGTATTTAGGTGGCCACAGCATATTGTATTTCTACGTTTAAAAATAAGAATGGGTGATTCAAATAGTGTCGATGTTGGAAAGGATGTTCATTGGACGCCTCGCCTAGAGGAATATTTTGCTCAGACCGGTGAAAAGGCAAGTGGTCTTGCTTGGGTTCACAAACGATGCGAACAGATCTATAACCGTCAAAAGACATACATTGACTTGCCTGTTGCGATTGGATCAGCTGTGACTGGTTTTATCAGTGTGGGTTCTACAACAATGTTTGCAGGACAGCAACAAACAGCGTCGATCGCGTTGGGTGCTGCGTCTTTATTGGTTTCTATTTTGAACACGGTTGGATCGTATTATGGTTGGGCAAAAAGGGCAGAAGGACATCGCATTTCAGCAATCCATTATGCAAAGTTATATCGTTTCCTCGCGGTTGAATTGACACTCCCCCGAGACGAACGTATGACACCGACTGCGTTATTGAAGTATGTGAAAGACCAATATGACCGACTCGCAGAAGTCAGTCCGTTAGTTCCAGATTCAGTCGTGGATGAATTCAAGGCAAAGTTCTCTAAGTATACCGATGTCTCCAAACCTGAAGAGACCAATGGACTGCATAAGATTGAGATTTATACAGATGACCGTGTATCGTCGCCTTCACCCTTTACGTTGGATGCGGCACCAGGTCTTACATTGCGAACACCTAAATCTCCCACGGAGAAGTCCGGACAGGTTCCGGTGGCGAAGGTTCACCTCCCAACGACATCCGATTAACCGTATAGTTACGTTTACGATACAATGTGTTTCGCTGACCAAACTGACGACGAAACTGAGGATCTACAATGTCCACAATAAGTGGATGAATGGTTCTCTTTGATTTTTCAACTCTTAGAATACGACCAACAATTTGATCAATGTCTGGTCTTGGAGTCGCCATTACAAGAGTGTTTAAAGTTGGAACGTCAAATCCCTCGCGACACATGGTGTATGTAGCAATCAAGATCTTTTTATCAGAACAAAACTCAGTTCTCTTTGCAGACGATACCTTTTGAGAGAGAATACAAGCAGTTTCTTGAATTGCAGGAGGCAGACCTTCTAAGATTGCTTTGCAATGTTCAACACGATCGGATAAGACTAAGATTTGCCTTCCCTCTTCGCAAATATCTTCAATGATTCCACATAACCATTTAGTTCGGTCTTCGCATTCAGCAAGTTTATTGACCATAATCGGAACAGATACAAATCCTTGAGAACTCAAGACGACTTCATTGAATTCAGGATCGGTATTCTGGTATTCAAAGACTTCTACAGTTACTTTTGTATCCACTGAATCGCCTGTTTCAGATTTGTATAACAACGGTCCCAGAAACCAGTTAATAACGTGCATTAATTTATCTTTTCTGTCAGGTGTAGCGGATAATCCTAACATGTATTTTGAGGTGATTTTGGGAAGTGCCTGAACAAACACCTCTGAAGCAATATGGTGGCACTCGTCCACAATGACCAGTCCGATCGGTTTGAAGAGATCACCATTTAAGTCCTTCATAGAAAGTGTTTGGAGCATAACTATCACAACATCTCGGTCGGCAACGTCACAAATATCTCCTTGGACTCGTCCAATTCTTGCTTTAGGTAGAAAGGACTTGATACGATCTTCCCATTGGTCTCGCAAGAAGGTATTGTGAACGATCACAAGCGTAGGGACTCGTAGTTTTGAAGCAATGTACAGAGCACACACTGTTTTACCTCCTCCTGTATGAAGTGAAATGATTCCATCATGTGGTTCAGGTAATAAGAATGAGTTTACTACAGGAAGTTGAGCGGGACGAATCGATCCAGCAAATTCCCAATACTTTGCGTGTGTTTCAGGAACGTCTCGTTTGGAAGGAACGGGTCCAAACTTATCAATTCCGTAATGTTTAGGGAGATATAGGTTGTTTTTGTCCTCGTGATACACTGGATACCGAGGGACTGCGTGGGGGTTAATCAATGAAAAGGGTTTGACCATAAGCGCCTTCTTGATAGAAGGATCATTTGCGGTCTTTGCAATTTGATATCCATTGATGGTCAACATTCTACCTACACTAGTTATACATTTGTTGGATTCATTTTAATGACTCTCAGTGACTTGAGTCATGAGTGCAGTCTCAATGCTTTCCATGATGATTGAGAATGAGTTTTCAAAATCCATCATGTCGTAAAGAATGGAAGGAGAGGTGACTGGAGACACTTGAATTTCACTCCATGGTTCCTTGTCTGCCTTAAGTGAGTCCATTAAGGTCTCAACGTAATTGAGAACCTCAGACAATGTCATCTTGAATGTGTACTTTGGATTACTCTGTACATCGGATGGAGAATAGATAATCTTAAATAATCCATTTACATCACGGTAAATTTTAATGGTCTCATCACGTCTATTTGTCTTAGAAAGCAACCAAATACCACAGGCTAACATTTTACTATACTTATAGATGACTATGTATGTTTAAATACCTCGATCATCATCGTCAAATTGATCAGGTTGTATATAATCTCTTCCATCATTGTTCGCAGCATTTGAATAATCTCCATACTGACCACGTTCAACCATATCCTCTGCAATAGGGATTTCACCTTGGTCTTCAAAATCAATGGGTCTTCCTACACCTACTTCTGGATCCTCAACATATTCAGTTTGAGCCATTTCCTTTGCAAACAATGCTCGGTCTTCACGTGTGATAATTGTAGGAGCAAGACCTCTATCAATGAGATCCTTTGTGATTTCACGCTCTGTATCGGTCATCAATCGTAGTCGATCTGTAAAGGTAATACGCTCTTTTGCTCGTAAGGTATTCAATGTTTGCTTTGAAGTTTTGAGATCCGCAGTTAACATTACTAACGCAATATCCAACTTAATTAACGAATCAAATTTAGTTTGTGTCAATGGATCCTTGCTAATCTCCTTGAGAACTTCATACACATATCCTTTTGTAATATCACGAAGGTCATCCTTCTTCTGTGTAGAGTCAATATTTCTCACAGAATTTGGAATTGCAAAGGAATCCGTTAATCTTCCCAACAATAATGAATTTGTATGCCAATCCTCTGCTGCTAATGTCTTACCCATTTTTAGACGTTCCAATACCTTTTTGTCCTTTACGTTCAAACTAACAGGAGTTACTCGTTCAGAGACTGACTCTTGGATCAGTTTACGAATACTCTCTTGAGTCACAAAATGATTAATTCCAGTTCGTAGTGGAACTTCAGGTTGACGAAGTTTAGGAGGTCTTGTAGAAGTCCAATACACTCGAGTTGTTGGACAGACTGGTGGACGCACAATCGTTCCAAACGCTTCTTTCGATGGAACCACTAAGGTTCCTGGAATCATCGATGAAGGAGGTGCAGAGACCTCTAGTGGAATGACTTCTTTTGCTTGTTCTAAGGATTCACGTAGTGGAAGTGATTGACGCAGAAGTGTATCCAATACACCTTGGACAAGTGTCTTGACTTTTGAAGGAGCATTCAAGACTAGACGCATAGTTGTCACACTAGACCCTTTGAACGAAGTTGGATAGGCTTCAAGTGTCTTTGACAAAACTAAGACCATACTGTCTAGAATTGTGTATCCTTCAGGTTTGAGGGCATCTCGTGGATATCCACTCAAAGTCAATGGTTTACTTCCAAAGGATCTGCGTGGAACTAGTGCAGGAATATGAGATTGAATCAATAAAATCATTTGAGCAATTCCTGCAATACCCCCATAATCTTTGAGAGCAGTTGCAATCTTACGTCCTAAGTCTAAGATTGGAAGAACATGATCAATCTCAGGGACCACATGCAACAATGAAATCAACATGAAAAAGACTTCATCGGATGGTCTAGTCATATCAAAGTGTGTTTTCAAAGAAGATAGACTTTTTACATGATCTGTAACGCCTATTCCTTTGAATGAATTGACTTGTAAGGTTCCTGCGTGTTTGATCACTCTTCCTCCATCATTAAACTCTTCTTGATCTTCCAAAACTTGTGAACTCACATGTTCACCGCAAAAGGTACAAACTCTGAATCCGTCTACCTTTGAAGTCCACTTGTCATAGAAAGCGCTTGAATCTCTTGCAAGGTCTCCTGTTAGAATTGCTAGAGTATGTCTACACACTAAAAAGAGTCCATTTGAATCTACATAAATCTCTTTCTCTAACAACGCTTCATGAATCAATTCTTGAACGTCTCGTAATTTATCTTCTTGAAAACGATTCATATCCTCTAGAATCGCTACAATATCTTTTCGAAGTTGTGAACTCTCTTTTGAAGGTTTAGATGTCAGTTTTTTCTCTTTAGGTTTTACTTCTTGAATTACACGATGCGCCTTGAGTGCATCTACATATGCCTTATAGAACTCTGAAATACCTTGATTCGTCCATTGAATACGTCCTTTATGTCCTTCTCGTTTTCGTTCTTGTTTAATGAGTTCAAGAGGAACACATTGATAGGTAAACTTTTTACCGTCCCAATTTCTTCGCAAGGTTCCACGGATTGAAAAGTCTTGAAAGTCTAATCCCATCAATTCACATTCTTCAATGGTTGTTTTAGGATATTCAAAGTTAGAGTCTGAACCAGGAACAATACCTACAGTTCCATTCTGACCTACTTGCGATAACAACATATGAATCAACAACTCACCTCCATCCAATTGATCCATTAACCATTGACGAACAGCAACTGCAGAAAAATATGGATCGTAATGTTCGAGAAGTTTATCGGAAGGTTTATCTCCTTCTGTCTTTGGAAAGTCAAGAGCAACAGGTTCAAGTTGACTTTTGGATGTTTCAACGGGTGGAAATCTAGACTTCCATGAGTTCCATGGAATATCTGCGAGTTTGATATCATAGAGTTTCAAATACTTCATTCCTTCGCCATATGGATCTGAAGTCACTGGAACTCCGTGAGTCAATACAGTATCCAAATCAGGAACAACGTCTGATAAAGGTGCTGTGCTTTCAATCAGTATAGGATCTGCAGAATTAAAAAAGGGATGTCCAGGTTTTGGATTTGGAATAGCATAAGGACGTTTCTCTAAATAATATCCAATCGTGTGAATTTGATCCGATGTATTCGGCATTGGAATTTCAAGAATATCGTATCGTCCATCTTCATGTCGTTGTGTGCGAGAATACGTAAACGTAGGAACAGCACGAATCGGGTCTTCTCCTTCCGTATTCACAAACTCCTGAACACGTGTGAGAGGATAGGGTATACCTTCTCGTTCGGTTTGAAATGGTTTGGGTAAAGCAGTAATCATAGAACGATAGAATTGAGGTGTTCGTAACCTTGCTTCTTCATACAATGGTATCCAAGATTGTTCGTAATTGTAGGGTCTAAGTTCAGATGAAGCGTAGACTGGACGAATCCAAGGAAATACAGTTCCAGCAGTCGATTTACGCAATTCATAGGTATCTGCTGTTGGAACAATCAAATCTAAATACAAACTTCTAAGTTTCTCTACTTCATTCTTCAAGACTTCAAGAGCAAACTTAGTCGTTCGTCCTCGTGGAATCAGTTTTTCATATGCGTCCCCTACCTGTTCATCTAACGTAAAAAACCTAATGGGTTCAGGACGTTGAATGGTTTCATCAAATTCAATATCTTCAAGTTTCTGGAACTCTGAGGGTTCAAATGTGAATAACTCACTCATTATACTGTCTTAAGAATGCTTTCACAGAGAGACACCGCTTGTGTCTTGAATTGTTCAATGATTTTCTCGGGGGCAACCTGGGTACTGAATCGAACAATCATCTTTGGAAGCAGTGGGTGCACAATGCGGTAAGATACATAGTCCACTGTGTGAAGTCCACCACTGTAGAGAAGACTCTGTGCTAATGCTCCAATTGTGTGTCCATCTTCTTCAGTTTCAATTGAGAACCAGTTTCCTTCTTCACGCAAGATTGGATTCTCACACCAAGTTTCAATCTTTGCCTTATAAATCGCAGCTGCTTGCTTGAGCAAATCTTTAGCAGGAGTCACACCAATACTCTCTACTGCAAAGTCAAACCAATAAGGTCGTCCATTGCTGTCTCGTGCATACGAACGTTGAATTTCATAATTGTCAAAGATTTTTCCAAGTGTTGCTCGTTCTGCTTCATCTTCACCCGCTTGAGCAATATACTTCATCTTGTCATCGACCGCTAACTCTGGATCAATGTGGTTCTTAAACGTAGACACACAGACTTGAGAAGCGCCCTTGGTTTGTACAGCAAGTGACGCCTTTACATGAATGGACTCTGATGGTTGAAGGGTCATGAAATAGAGTGGAGTGTCCAAATCACGGTCTTTCAACAATACGTTTGTGCGTGGACCCTGAACTGCAAAGTCATCGGTCGTAATTTCTACAGGACCCTTGCGAGTAAGGTCGGGAGTGGCAGGTGGAAGAAATCTGAGTTCAAGTTTAGTATCGCGAATAACTGCTATGTCTGTCGGCAAGACATTGATTGGAAGCATCTCGACTCGGTGCTTGAGCATCTCGTGAATCATCTTGGTTGAATTGTCTAAGATCTCTACATCGCGAATCACTACAGTTGGAATTTCAGATAACAGAATACGGCGAAGACCATTCACAAATGCGATGGGAACGTTCTTGAACTCAGCGTCTAGGCGGTAGCCATTTTTAGAAAGATTAAAGGACTCCATTGTATCTACTTACTCTTTCGTTAGACCTTATCCGTTTTTTTCAAACTAAACAGCAACGAGATGAATAACCAACCGATTCTGTTTTATAGCACACGATGTTCCCATTCTCAGCAAATTATTCAGACACTCAAAGGTCTCAAGAAGGAGAACTTGTGTCGTATGTTTCCTATTGATGGCAAGCAACGTTCTGAGTTACCTGCATTCTTAAAGAGCGTGCCGACACTCTACAATCCAGAAACGAAGGATGTCTACATTGGCAAGGACATCTATGCGTATATTGCAAAACCTGTCACTGCACGTCGTGAAGTGCCTACACAACATCAACCTCAAGTTGCTGCCGCACAACCTACAGGATCTAAACTTAGTGCTCCTGGTGGAAATGAGGGTGTTCAAGAATGGTCGTTTGCTTCAGCAATGGGTTTCTCAGATTCCTATTCAAGTTGGGACGCCCCAACTAAGTTTGTAAGTGATGAACTTCACTACACTTACATTGGCAACAGTCAATATACACCTCCTGCTCCTGAACCTGAAACCAAACAGAGTTATGATGGAAACAAGGATGGACGTAACAGCGACCTTGCATCCAGAATGGAACAAATGCAGAAACAAAGAGATGCCGAGTTCGCCGGTCCCGTGCGTCAGTAAGTTTACACATTCTACTAAAGTATAAAGTAATGTCTAAGAAGATCTTTATGGACGCATTTTTCACCCAGTTTCATGAGTTTATGGGACAACTCATACGAGTTTTTCCAGACGACCCTGATTTCACGGTCTACGATTCAGGAGTCATGATGCTTCAAAAGGTCAATCCAGGACTTGTAATTTCAGAGTTCATAAAAAATGTGACTCCCTTTGAGGATATCATTCGTGCAAAGAACTCTGATTTTTTCATTGAAACTAAGATCTTCATTTTTGATCCAGAAAACACCATGGACCAAGTCATTCAAAAACTTAAAGCTTATTGGGTCGGATTGTCCGATTCCAATAAGGAGTCTATTTGGAATTACATCATTTTGCTTTTAGATATCTCCAAGCGTTGTACTTGAGTCTTCAATACCATACAATCCTTTTGTATTGAGTGACACCAATTCAGCAACGGCTGCTTCAGGATTTCCAAAGTTCTGAAACAGGATTCGAATGGCTTCTGCAGGCGACCATTTATCATCCAACGATGGATCCTCTGGAATGTGAACATCCTGTTCGTAGAATGCATCCACCATTTCTTTTAGCACAGCACGACTACAATTCTTGAAATGAACAATCATATCGACACGACCCGGACGAATCAGGGCCTTGTCAATACGTTCAGGATAGTTGGAAGAGAACGCAATAATACGACCATTGGCTTCAAGAGTTCCATCAAGCAAATTCAACAAAAACGATAAGTCAAACGTATCTTTCTCATCTTGCTTACGATCGCCAAAGGGATCTTCTTCTTTCTTCTTCTCTTCAACCACAGGTTTCTTCCATTCACGACGAAGAACCACATCACCCATTGCGTCAATGTCTTCAATCACATACAGACGTTCTGCAACTGGAATGTTATACTTCTCAGTATTCACTCCATTGAATACATGAATTTCATCATTGAAAAAGAGATGTTGAAGTTGTTGCTTGGTCTTGACTTCAGAAAGTTGAATGTTGATGATATGTCTACGTCCAGCATTTGCGATCGCCTTGATACTTGACGTTTTACCCGTTCCTGGTGGACCATGAAACATGAATCCAAGTGTATACGGAATACCCTTTTTCTCATACCAATCACGATGTTCTAAAAAGAACTGAACACGATCACGAACTTGCTTTCTCTGTTCAAAGAATACGTTCTCAAACGTGCGAGTGGTTACAAACTTGGTCTTTGTATAGACAAGATGACTAGTAGGAAGAGGATTTTGAACAGACCCTTTTGTCTTGGTTTGAACCATTTGGTCAAAATAGTAACGATGAGACCCTAGTTTATTTGCCATTCTTCGTTCATAGTCTGCATTACAGGTATCAATGAATGCCTGCAAATATTGGACATCGTGTTCATAGCAATACAATTTGAACTTGATGATTTCAGGAGCACCGTCTGTGATCTTAAGATCCATCAATTCAAAGTAGACATCGTTGTCCAAGCAAACTGGTTCAAATTCATTTGGAAGGTAGTCATGGTTCATGACACTTAACAAACTCTTCATTGCAGGAAGTGTAGTCACAAAGCAGACCACTGCATCCATACGATTAGAATACACCGTGCTTGGAGTTGTCTGACGATTGTTTGCAGTTTGTGTTTGATTTCCACGTTCACATGTGATAGACGCTCTAGGTGTTCTTAATGCAGAGTGTGGAACTTCTACAGCACTTCCAGATTTTCGCCTTCTACAACAGAATGTAGATGTCCATGCTGACCATGTAGGGAATGTCTTGACTGCAAGTTCAAATCCATTCAGTGCAAGCATATTGAACAATGGATTTTTAGTAGATGGCATTTGGAGCATCATCTGAGTTTTGAGAAGTTCATTGAATTGCATCCTTTATACTACGCCATACGATGTAATGCATTTGTCTAACGTGGCACCCGTTGGATGAACGGGTTTTGTGCGTCTGAGTCTTAACTCCTTGGACGCTTTATCCACGGTGTCTTGAGACAAACTGACGAACTTCTTTACATCACGAATAGGTCCTTGCACGTTCATTGTTGGAACATGTAGACGAAGGGGTGGAAGTTGTAAAGCAACCATATCTTCACTTGTAGAGATGTATTCCCGAAACTGCTCAATGTCTAGTGGTCCTCCAAACATTCGAAGCATATGACGATGAGGCGAAGGTGTCAATGTCTTGTTAACATACAATGAACGGTATAAATCTGTGAGCAAGGCATGACGAGACCATCGTACTACATCGGAAATACAGACATCGCCATATAAATAAGCAAGTGCACATTCAGGCGAGCAATAGTTTCCTTCACAAGTATACATGTTTTCGTAAGCGTCGTAACTGACAGGTAACACAGTTGCTTTCCAAGGAAATGGATGACAACACCACATACATGCAGTTGTAGCACCATAGGAAGAACATCGTGTTCGACTCAAGATGTCTTTCATGGTTTCTGTATTAAATCGTTCTGCTACACGTGATGTTTCAACGGTGGACAAAATATCAGCATAGTTCGTGATTGTAGACGTTTCAGGTGTACCAGTTTGTGCAAGTTCTACATAACTCGGTGTGCTTCCAGCAGGAACTGGAAGGTCTTCTTCAACTGGAAGTCTCAGTGTGAAAATCACAGGAGCTTCAGGAAGATGTTTCTTAGGAGGCATTACTTTCTTAAAGTGGACTCAGTGAAAACCCAAGACGTAAAAAACGAACGAGAGTTGAACAAAGTATTCAACATACCAAAATGACAGACCTTTCTACCGCTTATCAACGCAAGACGCACCGTGAACATATCCTTGACCTCCCTGATACCTACATTGGAAGTGTGACAACTACAAATGAAGAAGTATTCCTTCGTGATGAAGATGGATTCAAATCAGAAACAATTCCAGTGAATCCTGGATTCTACAAATTGATTGATGAACTTTTAGTCAACGCACATGACCAGGTTGTTCGTCTACGAAGTCGCCAGTCAACAAATCCAGTCAAGAACATTGAGATTGACTGTGGAGCAACGCTCTTTAGTATCAAGAACGATGGTGAACCCATTGACGTTGCAGAGCATCCTGAACACAAGACCTGGATTCCACAGATGATCTTTGGTGAGTTGTTGACCTCAACAAACTATGACAAGAATGAGAAGAAACTAGTGGGTGGTAAGAACGGGTATGGTGTGAAACTAGTGAACATCTTTGCAGATGAGATGGTTGTTACAGTAGTGGATCAACCGCGAGGACTGAAGTACAAGCAGAGGTTCCGAAAGAATATGACGGAAATAGAGAAACCGATTGTGACGGAAAACAAGGGTAAGTCAAGTGTCCAGGTGATTTGGACACCGGACTTCAAGCGATTTGGAATGCAGAGTATTGATGCTGGAATGATGCGATTGATTGAGAGACGTGTATGGGATTTGGCAATGACCCTTGGAAAGGAAGTCAAGGTGACTTTGAATGGAACAACCGTCAAGTGTAAGAACTTGACTGACTACGCAAAGGGATTTGGATGCGACACAGTCCTCTACGAAACACCGAATGAACGCTGGCACATTGCGATTGCAGACAGTCCAGTAGACAAGCAGTTCTCAATGTCGTTTGTTAACGGAATCTGGACCTCTAAAGGTGGAACGCATGTAGACGCAGTGACAAATCAAGTGGTAGGACACATCGTAGACTACCTAGAAACCAAGAAGAAAGTAAAAGTCAAACCCAGTCTAGTGAAAGATCACCTTGCAGTGTTCATCACAAGCATGATTGAGAACCCAAGTTTCACTTCACAAACCAAAGAGACGCTCACAACCAAAGCAAGCGCTTTTGGATCCAGTCCAAAGTTGAGTGAAGAGTTCTTGAAGAAAGTCATCTCTAAACTCGCGATTGTTCCAAAACTCTTGGAAGCACAATCTGCTAAGGACGCAAAAGACAACTCCAAGACCGATGGAAAGAAACAGTCTAGAATCACAGGCATTCCAAAACTAGATGATGCGATTAGTGCTGGAACTAAAGACTCTGCTAAGTGTACTTTGATTCTGACAGAAGGAGATTCAGCAAAGGCAATGGCGCTTTCAGGACTCAGTCAAGAACAGCGCAAGTTCTTTGGTGTTTATCCGCTCAAGGGTAAGGTCTTGAACGTCAAAGACACAAGCGATGCAAAGGTAGAACAAACCAAAGAGATTGCTGAACTCAAGAAGATTCTAGGGTTGACTTCAGGTAAGAAGTATACCGATGTCAAAGATCTTCGCTACGGATCCATTATGATCATGACCGATCAGGATTTGGATGGGTCTCATATTCGTGGGTTGTTGATCAATCTGTTTCATGAACTCTGGCATGAATTGATTGCGATTCCAGGGTTCATAACCTACATGGCAACACCGATTGTCAAGGCACATAAGGTACGTGGAGGAGCCAAGGGCGACGTGGAGACAAGAGTCTTCTACTCTCAATACGAATATGAGCAGTGGCGAGAAGGTGAAGGTGCTAAGGGTTGGAAAGTCAAGTACTACAAAGGATTAGGCACTTCTACACGAGACGAAGCCAAAGATTACTTCAGCAAGGTCAATGCAGTTCGATTTGACTACGATGACAACTCAGACAAGTCCATTGATTTGGCATTCAACAAACAACGAGCGGATGACCGCAAAGAATGGTTGAGAGGGTATGATCGCACAACTCTGATTCCAAGTGGAAATCATATTCCATACGATGACTTCATTCACAAGGATTTGATCCATTTCAGTTACTACAACTTGGAGCGATCAATTCCAAATGTGATGGACGGACTCAAGACCTCACAGCGTAAGATTCTATATGCGGCATTCAAGAGAAATCTAACACAAGAAATTCGTGTTGCCCAGTTTGCAGGGTATGTTTCAGAACACACTGGATACCACCATGGTGAAGCATCACTGAATGAGACCATTATCGGTATGGCACAAGACTTCATGGGATCGAACAACATTCCATGGTTGGTTCCTCAAGGACAGTTTGGAACCCGTATTCAAGGTGGAAAGGACGCAGCATCTCCTCGTTACATTCACACCTATCTTCAACCACGCATTCGCAAGATTGTGTGTGAAGAGGACTTCCCAATTCTAAAGTATCGTGATGATGATGGATTGCCAGTTGAACCTGAATGGTATGCCCCAGTCTTACCCATGCTCCTGATCAACGGCGCTCGTGGTATCGGTACTGGGTATTCCACCTACATTCCTCAGTGTAATCCAAAGGTCATCAAGGACATCATTGTAGATCATCTGAAGAACAACACTTCACTCTCTGCGAAACCACTGACACCCTACTTCGAGGGATTCAAGGGAACGTATACAGAAGAAGGTGTGATGGGTGTATTCAAGAAGGTCAAGGACGACTATATTGTCACTGAACTTCCACCAGGAACATGGACAGCAGACTATCGCGAGTGGTTGGAGAAGGAACTTACTGAAGGTCGTATCAAGGACTTTACAGATACATCCACCGATCAGCAGATTAACATCGTGATCAAAGGAATTGATGAGAAGGTTCTTGCGAAGTCTCTGACAGAGAAGGTGAAGACAACGAACATGCATGCCTTCAATCACAAAGGCATCATCACCAAGTATGCAACACTCAATGACATTCTGGAGGAGTTTGTTATAGTTCGTCAAGGACTCTATGAAGATCGTCGCAGGCATCAACTTGGAGTCATTGCTGACAAGTTACCGTATCATGAAAATGTAGTCCGATTCATCAAGGATCAGATTTCAGACAAACCTAAGGTAGTGCTCAAGAAGAAGTCACTGAAAGAGTGTGATGAAATCTTGAAACAGAATCAGTATGAATTGATCAATGACAGTTACGACTATATTCTAAGTCTTCCTGTATCTGCCTTTACGCTGGAGAAGATCAAGAAGCATGAGGATGACAGAATTCACTTGAAAGTTCAGCAGGAGGATTTGGAGAAGACAACGTGGCGTGAGATGTGGCTAGCAGATTTAGAGGTTGTATAATAAGAAGACCATGAGTAATTATTTGGATCTACTTGTCCAACAAGATAAACTAGCGCGAAACAGTTATTCTTATGATCCACGTGTAGCGATGCATCAAACACGTATGTTGGGGTCCATTGAACCTTTTTCAAATGGAACTAAGGATGACGTACCTACTGTATCCTATACGGATCAAATTGTAGGTTCACACTCAGACTCTGCAATTGTTCAGTCATCTCCAGATACTATTGGTGTCAAACGATATATTGTAATTGACACATCTCAACGTGATTGGGTCAAGCAACCTAATCCTTTTTCAAATTTAGTCTTTACCTTTGGAACACAAAACACATCCTCCAGTAATCCACCCGTCTATTCAAACAATCCATTTGTTCCTACGTTTGCAGATCAACAAACTGCACTTGTAAACCCTATTCCAGGAATTCCAAATACTCGTGGATGGACATTTTCAAATACACCCTATCCAGCGTATAATTCAAGTATTCCTAACGGAAACTTTATTGGATATGATCTTGGATATTCCATTCAACCTTCTGGATCTGGTTTCGGAAGTGTGTTTACACCTTGCAATGTATCGTCAGTTCGTCTTGTTCGTGCAGTGATGCCTCAACGTCAATTTTTAAGTTTACCGATTGTTCCACTCGGTGACAGTTCGGATATTTCATCTAATATTCAAGCATCTTTACCAGGTACATCTTTTTCGACATTTGCTACCTATCCGTATCTGATGCTTTACCTCAATGAATACTTTGGTCAGTATGTAGGTGGAAATGAACCCACACGTCGTTCCTTTTCAGTCATGACTCAAAAACAACGACAACAGATTTCATTCACGTCCAATTCATTGGGTGTTCAGCAATTTGACTATGAACCATGGGGAGGGGAATCCTTGCATCTACAAAGTCCTATCACAAACCTTCAACGTATTCAAATCAGCGTATCCGATCCAATTGGAAACATTTTTACCCACTTGGACAACTTGCAAATCTCACTCATGCAAACAGATTCAAACAAGATGTTTATTAAATGCTTTACACCCGCCTACAGTTATTTCAGTGGTAATGAAATGCGTATTGGTGATCGTATTGTGTTTTATCCTTCTACCATTTCCAACATGATGAAGTCACAATATCTTACGGTTCAAAACAGTGATAAACGCAAATTCATTGAACAATTATTAAGTGGAACATTTCCAGTTCTTGCATTGCTGGATTATGTTGAAAATCCAGAAACAGGTGTTTTTGCTCCAAGAACAGTCGCACGCACAACACCGTATATTGCGTCATATAACGGATTTGTCATTCCTAACTTTTTCACAGTAGGGGATGAAGGAAATGTATCTCCTACCTTTCCAAATTCAATTGATACTGGAACCTTCACAATTCTGGAACCCAACTCTCTTGTAGGTTCTAACCTTGAATTTATGAATGCAAGTCTTCAACCTGTGTACACTCTTGAACTTGAAATTCGTCAACCGGATACAGGCAAGATTGGTGGAAAGATTGTCTTGTAACAAAGCAATGGAACTTTCGGATTTTTATACACAGACTGCAATTGCCAATGCTCCAAAGCATACAGGTCGTCTACCTCTCAGTGGAGATGAAGAACGATCTACTTTACCTGCGTATACTTTAACTGCACAGGAACCGTATGTCGTTCCATCCCGTGTTGCTGAGAAAATGCAATACCGTCATGAAAGCACTCCTCTTAACAGCGTGTTTTTCAGTGAAGACAACATTGAAAACCTTCAAGGTGCCATTGCATCCGCTGTCTACCAAATGAGTGGAACTAAACGATATGTCATCGGTCGTCAAAGTGATGCTGATTTGAAAACCATCATGCGATCCTACTACCTTCAATATGCTCAGAATGATCCAACTCGTGTTGCTGAAGAATTGGAACTTCTGAACAATCGCGTCATTGGATATTCTGCCAACAACATTTTGGTAGAGATTGAGTCCTACAAATACTACTTGAAGGACATCATGGATTTCCCTGCACCCATTGAACGACCTGTCATGACAAACATCTATGGAACTCGTACTTCAGAATTGCGTTCATTTTTCTGAATAAATAAATCGCTGAATATGACCTAAATGTGCTAAAGAAACATTATACTGTATCGCAAGTTCTTTTTGTGTTTTTATTCCCTTCTGTGCACGAATATCATCACATTGTTCTCGTGTTAATATAGAACTACCATATGATGATCTGCTCTTATTTTTAAGATTCTGTGCTAATTTTGTCTGACGCATTTTTTCAATTGATTCCTTAGTTGGTTTTGTTCCTTTCATTCTTTCAGATAAGAATTTACATATTTCTGGAGTATGCTTATGTCCTGGTTTACCTGTTAAAGTTTCTGATATTTTACGTCTTTGTTCTTCACTAATAACTCTACCCTTAGCCTTTACTGACATTTTGGCACGACTTTCATCCGAGAGTTTGCGACCAGTTCGTGTTGAAGCACTTTTTGCAATAGATTCTTGACTCATGATCCGACCCTTAAGTGAAGCAGAAATCTTTAACTTTGATTCATTTGTATGTTTAGAGCCAACCCGACTTTCAAGTATTGCATTTCTTGTTGTTTTGTTCATAGTAATTCCACTTCTGGCGACTTTGCTTCCACCACACCATACCATATTATAACCTCCCGGAGTATCCCAAGTGTATGACTCATATTGTTCTGCATAATATGCTTCCATATTATTCAATGCATTATATGGAACACTACATAAGGACTCAACTATAAATGAATTTTCTCCATGCTTTCGTATTGCTGAATGAATAGCAAAAGTTGACCCACGTTTACTCATATTTATATGAACACTCCATCTTCGTATTGGTGACTTAAATCGTGTTTGACCAATATATGTTTTTCCATTGTTCATATTTCGAACAAGATATACACAACCACTCATTATAGTTCGTTTAACATTTTCTATCTAAATCTCCTTCCGATTATAATGCTCATTCGGTTTAATGACCGTATCTTTTTACACGAAACACAATGGTTTATTTGGGAATCCTGCTTAGGGTTGTTTCGTCCTATTGACGGATATGCATGGGATGGAACAGCGTATCGTGTCTTAGACACAGCCTATTGCAAAGACCCTCTGTCTAAAACTTACTGTTTCGGAACTGCTGAATTGTTTGCAAAGTGTGTTGAAGTATCTAAGAAATATGAACCTAGTTTTCCTACTGTCCCCACTGCTTCCTATCTTGATATAGGAAGTCTCATTTGGTTTCGTGATCGCCCTATGACCTTCACTCAATGTGCTCCTCGTGATGCCTTATCTTGGAAACGATGTGTCAATGGACATTCACGCACCTGTAAACAACGTTCAAAAAAGAGATTTACAAAACGCAACCTTTAAGCAGAGAAGGAATGCGGGTCAATATTATTGGAAATACAAACTCCTTGGGGTTAGCTCAAGACATCCATATCTTGCACGGTATGGTTTACAATACATTGGGGAAGGAGACGCTGATTCGTCACGTTCCTCATTTTCATCCACAATGCGAAGAAGCTGAGATCAACTTTTTCGTAGAGTCCATTAATCCATCCTTGTTCCACTATGCTTCCAAGAACATTTGGATTCCCAATCCTGAATGGACACAAAAGTCATGGCAACCTTATGGACGTATGGTGGATGAGATTTGGGTCAAGACACGTGAAGCTGAAACATTATTTGCAGAATGGGGAACTGTTCGACGCATTGGATGGACCTCAATCGACAAGACGGTTCCAGAGAAGAAAGACTACAACCGTGCTCTAGTTCCAGTGGGAAAGAACTTATGGAGGAACCCTAAACCCATTGTTCAAGCATATATGCGAATTCAAGAGACAAGTCCTGAAATCTATTCACGACTTCCAGTGGTTGACTTAGTGTATTATGATATGCAGTTTCCAGCCATTCCAGAGAAGGTTTCTGATAAGTTCAAAGTTCATTCTTCACGACTGTCTGAAAAGGACTATGACACATTGATGGCAGAGTGTGGACTCTTGATTTGCACTTCGGCTGCTGAAGGGTTCTGTCATGCAGTCAATGAAGGTATGTCTGCAGAATGCAATCTTCTATTAAGTGTGATTGAACCTTTTGAGGAACTTGCACCTTACGCTCTTTGGGCATCTACTTCTAAAACAGTCCCTCATCCAGAATGTCTTGGTTATTTAGTCGATGTAAATGTGGATGCAATTGTGGATGCATTGGAGGTTTATGTCAAAATTTCCCATCATGAAAGGAGAGAGAAAAGTCGTAAATACCGAGAATGGTATGAGTTTCGTCATCAGAAGTTTTTGAAGACAATTGATCAAGCAATCACAGAGATTACAAAGGATCTAGGAACCTATTCACTTGAGGCACAATTACCTAAAGAAGAAGACCTACCACATATTTCAGTGATTACAATTACTCGTGACCGTCGTCCATTTATTCCATTGGTCAAGTATGGTCTCATTGCACAAACCTATCCTGCTGAAAAGATTGAATGGGTAGTAGTGGATGATGGAGATGATCCAATTAAGGATTTGGTCTCTGACGTTCCAAATGTAGTCTATGTTCTCAGCGACACGAAACTAACCATTGGTGAAAAGAGAAACCTTGCAGTCTCTCGTGCTTCACATGATATTTTGGTAACCATGGATGATGACGATGTATATCCTAGCAACAGTCTTCTTTCACGAGTTGCAAATATGTTGGCCGAACCTAAAAAAGAATGTCTCTTTTCAACAGTGATTCCATGCTACAACATTCACGAAACCAAATCCTTCATGAATGTACCTCCTATCAAACTCCCTATGTGCGAACGTGTTTCAGAAGCTACGTTATGTTTCACTAAGGACTTTTGGAAAGAGCGTGGATTTCCTGATCAGCAAATTGCTGAAGGTGGTGCATTTATTCGCGGTCGCGAACAGATGTGCCGGGAGTTTTCTCCTCAGGATGTGATTGTAAGTTTGATTCATAAGCGTAATACTTCATCTCGTAAAGCGCCTCCAATGGCAGAACCGAATGGATGTCACTATGGATTTTCAGATGAATTGTTCACGTTGGTGACTGAAATTGGTGAGAGTCTTTAAGCAAAGAAACCCTTGTGGCTTCGGTGAGACCTTCGAGTCTTCTTGCCACCCTTGCGACTTCGGCGACGAGCGCCTTCTGCAGGTGCTTCAGGAACCTCTGCGGCTTCCTCGACTGCCTCCTCGACCTCACCTCCCTTCATCATCTTGAGCGCCTTAAGCATCTTCTTCATCTTCTTGGTCATCTTCTTGGAACCGCGGCGACGACCACCGACTGAAGCAGGCATGAGTGCAATGGCACCTCCCTTGAGGGGGACCGCGCTGGCCTGAACCTCACCACTCTTTGAAACTACTGGAACAGCTGGAGTAGACATTTGTTTGTTCTAACACCAACACAATTTCTTAAGCTGAACAAGAAACGCAGGAAGGGGGTTCGACAGTAAATTGTTGAGCCTTGGCAGCTGCTTTAGTTCGCAAATAATAACATCCCGTCTTCAATCCTGTCTTCCATGCATAGAAATGCATAGACGATACCTTGGATGGAGTCGGTTCGGCAAGGAATAAGTTAAGAGATTGAGACTGGCAAATAAACGGAGCGCGATCACGAGCAAGGTTAATCAATGTCTTCATTGGAATCTCCCAAACAGTCTTGTAGAGTTCACGAACATCTTCGGGCAACTCCTTCATACCTTGAATCGACCCATTATTTGCGATAATTTGAGTTCGAACATCTGAAGTCCATAATCCTTTTGCGACTAGATCTTCAACTAAGTACTTGTTCACAACCATAAACTCACCGGATAACACACGACGAGAATACAAATTTGAAGTGAATGGTTCGAAGCATTCGTTATTGCCTAGAATCTGAGAGGTGGACGCAGTCGGCATTGGAGCAACTAACAATGAATTTCTCATTCCACCTTTGCACAATGTTTTGAGTAATCCCCAATCTAAATACGGTGTTGCTCTAGGCGCATCACCCCACAAATCAAACTGCATCTTTCCTTCACTCATAGGAGATCCTAAGAACGATGGATAGGTATTTGTGGGTTCAACTGGAACACGCCAATCATCATCTTTACCTGCCAAACACATGCTTGTCTTCGCTGATGCATAGTAGATGTTCTCAAAGATTTCTCGGTTTAACGTTGCTGCCTCTGGAGAGGTCCAAGGAATACGCATCATTGCAAAGACATCTGCGAGTCCTTGAACGCCAATACCAATTGGACGGTGTCTGAGATTTGAACGCTTACACTTTTCAGTGGGGTAATACGTCTTATCAATCACAATGTCCAAGTTTCGTGTGAGAACCGATGTATACGCACGAAGCAGTTTGAAATCAAACACTCCGTTCTTGACGAACTTAGGCAATGCAAGAGATCCTAAATTACAGACTGCTGTTTCTTCTGGAGAGGTGTACTCAATGATTTCAGTACACAAATTGGACGACTTGATGGTTCCCAAATGCTGCTGATTGGATTTGGCGTTACATGCGTCTTTGTAGAGCAAATACGGTGTACCTGTCTGAATCTGAGCGTCTACAATCATCTGCCACAATTTCTTTGCCGAAACCTCCTTGACATACTTGTGTTCACGTTCGTATTTAGTATAGAGTGTATTGAACTGTTCACCCCACGAATCGGATAACCCTGGACATTCATCCGGAGTCATTAAGCACCAGACTCCATCCTCTTCAACTCTTTTCATAAAGAGATCAGGAATCCATAACCCATAAAACAAATCACGAGCACGTTCTTCATCATTTCCAGTATTCAACTTGAGACGAAGAAACTCTTCAATGTCTGCATGCCATGGTTCCAAATAAATAGCAAAGGATCCATTACGCTTTCCACCTTGATTCACGTATTTGGCTGTATCGTTGAAGACCTTAAGCATTGGAGTCAATCCAGTAGACTTTCCATTGGTTCCATGAATGGTTGAATCTCGTGCACGAATATTGTGAACCGACAATCCAATTCCTCCTGCCCATTTAGAAATCTGAGCGCACTCACCTAGTGTATCATAGATTCCTTTAATGGAGTCATCTTGCATATGGACTAAAAAACAAGAACTCAACTGAGGATGAGGTGTTCCAGAGTTGAACAAAGTAGGTGTTGCATGGATGAAATATCCAAGAGACAACGCATCATACGTTTCTCGAACTTTTCCAAAGTTGGTTCCATGAAGTTGAATGGCAACTCGCATCCACATATGTTGAGGACGTTCTCCTGGAAGCATGTATCCCTTTTGAAGAGTCTTGAAACCAAAATAATCAAACATGAAATCACGTTCCCATACAAACATCTGCATGATCTCAACAACATGTTCGTTGAAGAGCGTGCGATACTCCTCTGAATACATGGAAGACTCAAACGATGGAAGTTCAGGAGTTAGTTTTTGGTGATTATCAATGATGATGCGTGCTGCCAACTTACCATAGTTCGGATGATGACGCGCTTGCATCATAGCACACGTCTCTGCAGCAAATTCATCTAATTCAGACGTTTTAATTCCGTCTTGAATTTGATTACAAACTTTTTGCGCTACCAAATCAGGGTTCACATGTGGAAGACCTTCTGCTAATCTTTGAATTCGTGTCAAAACTTCATTAAATGAAACTGGAACACGGTCACCGTTACGCTTTGTTACGTACATATGGTCAAACATGTTCACTACTATACTCTTCATCCTTACCTTTAAACGCGTCAGAAAAATGGGTGGCGGTCGGGGCATTCATCTCTTGGTTGTTCAGTGAAGGGTTCATGATGAATCGGCACTTCTTTGCCTAGAAACCAAAATACGATAAAGACAATTGCAAGAATAATCATTAAAAAAATCATTGTAAAGATTTCTGTTTTCACCATTTGAGTTGCCATTTCTGAAGGTGTTCGAGCGCCCATTGAATAGGCAACTGCCATACGTTCTTCTAAAGGAGACATTGAACCTGGAACTCCAACAATTTGAGGTGGTGCAGGCATTATTAAACATACATGTAAAAAGTGGGTTCAAGTTGTTAGAAACGAGAACCGATGTCAAAGAGTGCTCCGTTGTGTTCATAGGGTCTCTCTATGTTGACGTATGTTGCTCGTCCGTAGTGCTCAACGTCATCCCAGTTGTCAAGTTTGGAGTCATTTTCAAGATCCATCACAGTCTTGACTTTCTTGACTCGGACACGTTTAGTGATGGTAGTCCATCCACGTGAATCCCATGACATCAAGGGTTCGCACGTAGCAGGTAATTCACCCATAGGTGTTTGTGCAAAGTATGCTGGATTTTTACGGCATTCCATCAATGCCAATGCATATTCTTTTCTTCGTTCTTCAGTGTTGTTCATAGGTTGCATTCTTGCGATTTGGTAGCAGTCAGAGTAGGTAGTAGACATTGTTCTCAGTATACTATCTAATCATTTGAAAAACCTAAATCCATTTTGTCAATTTTCAGTTAAAACTTTGACTTGGATATGACACGATTCCAATTCTTTCACAAACAAACTCATTGCGTAAGGCATAGCAAGTGTATCTAGACTTGTATCTAGATGACCTGTTTCTCGGTTGTATTGAATCTCAGTTCCATCGGACCGATCCATGAAACTCTCATGTAAGAACTTGGACATTCCATGTGCAAGCATACCATCTCTCTCCATTTCTCCAATTGCAAGACCTCCTCCTTTTGAACGTCCATGTAAAGGTTGGTGTGTCATTAATGTTCTGGGTCCAGTGGAACGATAATTGATTTTGTCTTCAACCATGTGCTTCAACCTCTGATAATAAATAGGTCCCATGAAAATATCGGATTCCATTGTTTCACCTGTCATTCCATTGTAGAGTATTTCATGACCATACGGTTCAAATCCTCTGTCAATCATCACTTGTTTTAGATCGGCAACTCTTCGTGAGAGTGTAAACGGTGTTGCATCTACAAAGACTCCAAGATCTAATCCCATCTTTCCATTCGTACTTTCCAAGAGTTGACCAATCGTCATACGAGTTGGAAGACCATGTGGATTAAAGACAATATCCGGACGAACTCCTCGTGATGTAAAAGGCATGTCTTGTTCATCCATCAATTGACCTACTGTACCCTTTTGCGAATGTCGTGATGCCATCTTATCACCTGGAACTGGAGATCGTGATTCAACGATACGAATCTTGACACAGTCAATGAATATCTGTTTACGTGATTCACCTTCCCCTTCCCAACCTCCTGGCATAGAATAGCGGTAAATTCCATCCACGCGACCATGCTGTCCACGTTTAGGAAGTTCAGACACATCTCTCCATCCTTTTTCAGTTCCATTGGAATCCGTGATTGGAGACACAATGCCTACTAAGACAGTTTTATCATCTACAATGGATCCAAGTTTGATAATTCCATCCGAATCTAACATTTCATACGATACATCTTCTTTGCGTTTCACAGATTCTGTATACTTTGGATTAGTCACTGGATTTGCAAAAAGCGTATGCGTTGGAATGGATGGATCAATAATGGATTCACGAATGTCGTAAGAATGGAAGTAATGGGTTCGAAACATACCTCGTTCCAAAGAGGTTTTGTTGACAATCATAGAATCTTCTTGATTGTGACCTCCATAGGTTGTGAACGCAACAAGAACGTTCTCACCATACGGCATACATCCACCTGAACCCATGATTTCACGATACATCCATGTATGCGACAAGGGTTTTTGAGGATTGACAGTTGTGCTTGCGATCGTATCAAATCGCTTATTGAAATTTGTATGATACCATGAACATGCTTGTTTTTGTTGTGCTATCGCAAAAGCGTTACGAGTTCCTGGATTATGATCCGAGAATGGAACTAAGTTTGCAATCGGTGACATACAAAAAGACATATGGATTTCAGACCTAAGTTTAGGGTCAAAAGGAGTCAATGAGAAACGAGATACACCTGATTCACGAGCGTCTACAAAGTCCATCAAATTAGTCAACTCTTGCCAAGTCTTTGCAGATAACACCATGTCTTGAGTGACACCTTCACGATAGACGGGTCTAACTGGACGTCCAGCATCGCAGGTAATCCAATACTCGTTTGCAAGACGGTTCCATGCAAGTGAGACATCAAATCGGAATACACCTGTTCTTCGTGCAGTCATTAACTTCACATGAAGTTCCTCTGTGTCACCAATACAGAGTCCAACTAAATCTGAGTTCACGTAGACACGAGTCCAAAAAGGCATCCAAGTGGATGGATGTACATCTTCAATTCTACGCATGTAGGGTATCTCAAATAATAGATCACGAATCATCTCGGATGGAAAAGCGGTAGACACCTTTGCAAGAATCGCAAGTGATTTGATATGTCCAATACCTGAACCGTCTGGTGAATCGGTTGGGCAAGTAAGACCAAACTGAGACGCATACAATCTGCGTGGAGGTGCAGTGTTCATTGAGGGTTCAATTTGCAACGCAGTTCGTCGTAATTGAGACAAGTATCCGACATACGAAAGACGAGACAACTCTTGTGCAATACCATCACGACCTCCCCATTGTCCCTTGAAGGATTTCACAAACTCATTCATCATTCGGTAGGATTTCCAATACATTCCTAGCGTCTCACGTTCTACTAATCCAATAATTGCTCGACCTTCATAAGACTTCTTCTCAAACTGAAGTCTTGAATCCAATTTCAACAACATTTCCTTCGCTACCTCACGATAGATACGACGGAACTCTTGGAACATTAGATCACCCGATGTATTGAAACGTTTGAATTCAAGATTATCACGATCAGATGGAGGAGTTCGTTCTAGTGATACATCAATTGCCATTCGAAGCATCTGTCCTAACAAGTATGCCTTACGACGAAAGACTACACCTGGAATCTCAGACTTTTCTATATGAGGAAAGAGCAATTCATAAATGTTTTCAATGACTTCAGATTTGTGTTTGCGTTTCGTACTGAGTTCCAGAATCTCCAAATTGGTTCGCTCTCCTAAATGTCGCTTATGACTGAACACAAGTTGTGCGAATGTATCATCGTATGCTAAACGATCCTTATCTGGAACACCTGCAAGAATTGTTTCGTAGAGATCTCTGTCTGAAGTCAATCCTAGTGCTGCAAAGATACTGAAGATTGGAACCGGTTGTGCAAATCCAGGGAGTTGAATCACACAGAGACGGCGATCACGACCAAAATGTGGAGGAGTTTCTTGAAATGTATTGGGAGAGGGCAAAATCAAATAATGAGAGGATGGACCTTTGCTTCCGTCCTCAGAGATGGATTTGATGCCTACATAATACTCATTGAGTTCTTCAAATCCTGCTCCAGTGGTAAGACCGGTTCCTTCAGTATCTTGAACTGCTTTCTTCTTACGAACACCTGCATACATCATGTTGTTTCCAAGTAATTCTTGTGTCAACAAAACACGTTCCTTACCATCAATCACAAAGTATCCTCCTAATTCGTACTTACATTCACCAACTTCATATCCATCCATCGCAGTCAGATAACAATTACGACTTCGAAGCATCAAAGGAATCTCTCCAATGACAATATTCTCAAAGACTTTAGACTCAGATTTTGAATCTGGAAATAAAAACTCAATTTCAATGGTTGCTCGAAATGTTAACGCATAACTTTTGTTATCAAGACGGCATGCATGTGGAACGATGGGTGCTCCACGTTCATCCACGGGCGCTTCAAACGAAATTTTGGATCCATCCTTTCCACCAATGTAGATTTGGATTTGACGCTTATCCGATAATTCAAGTAAGTATGGATTTGACGCTTTGATAAACGTGGGAATACTTGTGTCCAATAACGCATTGAACGAAGACAAGTGATGATCGACTAATGGAAAACTAGTATCTCTAAACAAACTTCGCAATACGTGGCGTGGTGCCTCCATTGTGTTCAGTCTAGTAAGCATTTTCTCTGGACAGACGAAGAAGGAGTATGTGGAGCGAAACTCGTCGTCCTGAATTTTTGAACCAAGTGGTTGGACACTCTGACGTTAAGCAACGACTCACTGATTATCTCACCACAAAACCCTATAGCTCTGTAGTTCTTTTATACGGTCCTCCGGGTATTGGAAAGACAACCATGGCGTTAGCGTCGGTTCGAACTGTTGGAATGGAACCCATTGAAATTAACGCAAGTCAGTCTATGCGAAGTCATGGAGATGTTTCAAATTTGATTAACTCATGTCAATATCCACGGACGATTTCATCCCTCATTCGAGGAGATCAAAAAACCATGTGTTTGATTTTAGATGAGATTGACGGTTCAGATCCTCACGCACAACGAAAACTAACCGAATGGATGACCAGCGATGACTGTCGTATTCCAGTCATTATGACGTGCAATGAAGTTCCACGCATTGTCAAGAATAATCCAAGAGTTGAACTTGTACGATGCTTTCCACCTAAACCTTCTGACTTACAAACGTTATTTCCAAATGAAAATGTTACGGAACTCGCAAAACAATTCAAACATGATGTTCGTCGGATTCTCCAGTATCTTCAGTATGGGAAATCCGACTCTCTTCCAACGGCGACGCGCCCGACGGACTGTTCACCGGAGGTAAGTCATTTGCTGACACAAAAGATATGGTGCCAAAATCTGGATCCGTTGCTATTGACGAAATCAAACTACTAACCGTTCTCCTTCTTCCAACACGTGTTTGACGTATAGGTGGTGTTTGAACTTGTGGAGTACCTGTTTCACGTATATCATGACGACAGTTTGGGCAAAAAACGCTTCGTGTGAACCATTCTGAAATACAATTTGGATGAAACATGTGACTGCAATGATTAATTCGTGTCACTGGACCGTCCATAATCTCTTGACAAATTGCACAGTTATCATCGTTGAGAATTCCTGCTACACTAGTGGCTGCTGAAATCTGTTCAGGAGTGGGTCTAACTATAACTGGATCAGTCCATGCAGAGGGTCCTACAGGAACAGGAAATCGAATGGGGATTGTAAAAGTTGATTCACTACCTCTTGCAAGTAAATAACTTCGTAACAGAAGTATGATTGCTGCTGAGTTTCGTTGTTGTGAAGCAACTAGAGTTCCACGCTCATTTGGTAAAAAACGAAGTGCTTGAATGAAACTTCTATCGGTTTGTAACATGGTTTCAAGAACATCTAAAATGGTAGTTTCAGTCATTGATGTATTACGATTGAAATACGTAAATGTCTTACCGTTTGATGAATGCGTCCATCGGTCCTCTCACTGACGCCTTAACTATTTTGCTAAGAGTAGGTGAACCTAAGAACATTAAACTATCCAACTGGTCCTCTTTCTTTTTCAAGGTAGCAAGTGTTGCTTCTTCTGCGTCCTTGTTTTTTTCGAGAGCCTTTTGGTAGATGGATGTATACGATTCCTTCTTAGGTGAACTGTATCCTTCCAATTGCTCAATACACAATGCAAACAACTGAGCCACTGGATTTTGAATTTGATTGGTGATGTAGAAGTTTACATCCGGTTTCATCTTGTTAGTACGAACATAGTCAATGTGTTCAATACGGTCTCCTTGCTTTGCTTTGTGTTTGTTCTCTACAACGTAGAGGTACTGAAGTCGGTCGCCTACTTTAGGTGCTGTTCCTGGATCTCGCGCTTCCATTCGATCCGCAAGGACTCGGTGCGCAGGTAATGTTGCCGTTCCACTGTATTCCTCCTTCATTGCGGCATAGTCATCTCGCAAAGACTTGCTCACAATGAACTTCTCCAATGGAATCTTATTCTCCAATACCTTGATAAGCATTTCGCGAACAAACGCCTGTGCCTTACGAATGTCTCGTTCCAATAGAAGGATATCCAAAGCACCTCCAAAGATATCTTTCACAATCGGAGCGTTATCACGTCGTTTCAAAACAATCCCCATGGACATTCGCTTTGCTTTGGCAGGGTTAGGGTCTTCTTCGTATTTCATCCCCACATAACGCTTCCTACAAAAGAGGATGAACGGATAGAATGTCTTTTCATAAGCAATTTTATAAGGTCTTCGCATCTGTTTGGATATGCTGTTTCCACATGCAATGCCCATTCGAATGGATTCGGCCACATCTTTGGTTGGAAACTTAATGAAGATGGAGTCTGTATCTCCATAGACCACGTTTCCACCAAATTCACTTTCGGCGATCCTTTTAGCGTTGAAGAGAGCGTTTCGTCCAGCGGCCGTCGTACATGCGGCAACAAACATATTGCGAATGGGAGAGGTCCTTGCCCCTGCCTGTCCATAAATGGAGTTTGCGACAACCTTGTATGCAAGTTGAGCGCCATTAAATACAGATCGCTGAGCTTCGTCATATTGTAAATCCTCCATCTTTTGTTTGAATTCCTTACGCTTCTTCAACAAGATGTCCAATGTTTTAGGGAGAATTCCCAAGGTCATTGGATTGTCATTGGGTTGGACAAAGGTGCACATTGTCTTTCCAACTACATCATCGACTTCTTTTCGGTCATATTCAATCTCTTCAAAGACATACCCCTTCTCTTCATATTGCAGGATCTCTTCTTTTGTGAGTCCCATTCGTTCAGTTGTGAATCCTTCTGTGTCCACATGACGAACTGAAACCAATGTGTCTGGAGAAAGATTATATGCAATCATATTCGTTGGATACAAAGAGTTGAAATCTAAAACAGAGATAGGTTGGTCTAGATACATACCAATTTGAGGTGGCAATACGATTGCACCTTCATAAGCAATTCCTTCACCTTCAATTGCATGTTGAGTTCGAATAATCTGGTCTCGTTGTGATGCATAGTAGACAACTGCTGAGAAGATCTTAATTCCTTGTCCTCGTGTTAACACATACTGCATTGGGACTTTGCATACGTCTGACATACCTCGTGCATTCACAAGTGTATCTAGTTTTCCCATCAGTGTGGCAACTAGATCACAATCCTGAATACAGTAGCGAGCAATTCGCGCTCGTCCATCCGGTCCACCTCGTCTGTGAAGTTCAAACATCTCTTGAGGAGATACATCGTCTTTTGAGAAGCACCATTCAAGATGCTTCATTTCCTCAGATGTAAAGTCTGTAAACAACGCCTCATCACATTTGATTTTGAATCCACCCTTTTCCACATCGTAGACTTCAAACTTTTCACCATCGTACACTGGATTGTTTGTGTTTCCCACCAACTCAAATCGAACGTAGTTACCATTTCGAAGACCTCGAGTGCTTTTAGTTGTAATATGATTGTTTGCATAGTTGACGACCTTATCACGAAGAAACGTAAACGCTACATTGTCCAACTTGAAATTGTCCAAACTGTGTTCACGACGCATATTCAAGAGCAAATCAACCCCTAGACGACCTCTGAGTGTTAAGTATCTCAAATCAAACTTACCTGCTGCTAATTCAGTCTTTTTGGTCTCAAACTTCTTTTCACCCCACTCCGATTCTTTCGTCTTCACACGTGATACTTCAAATTCTTCTCGTATACCTAGTTTGTCAATTCGTCCTTCAATGTATGCGTCATCAAAACCAAAGATGTTGTATCCGCACAGAATGTCTGGATTTCGTTCACGAATTTCTTCAGCAAACATGAGAAGCATCTCTCGTTCCGTCTTGCAAGAGACAAACTCAACTGTTTCATCACCTGAGTCTGTACATTCACCCAATACAAACACAGTTCTTGCAGTGGGTGTGATCATATCCGTAGACCTGCGATACGAGACACCAATTTGAATGATTGGATCTTTAGAGGAAACTGGAAACTGATTGGTGTCCCCTGAAGGACACATCTCTAAATCATAGGAAGCGACTAACAGTGGAATATTTGCATCACATGCCTCTACATTCTTGTAAGCACATGTGTAGAATGAATCCACATAATAGAGCGGTTCACCTTCTTCATTGCAAGGGATTTCAATCTCAGAAACGTTAGACAACTTCAAAGGAGAAGCAGGACCTAGATGTCGTTCATGAAAGAAACGGAGAAATGGAGGTAGATTGCTTTCATATTGAACACCCTTGATACACTTCTTGGACGCTGAGAAACTAGCAAGGGAATCACACTCTACTTTCCAAACTGATAGTTTCTTCAGTCCACCAAATCCAGCCATCGTATCATACTTTTCAACTTTGGTGACTTTAGGAGCAATGTGTTCATGGATCTTAGAACTGAGTTTGAATGCATACTCTTGCTCTCCTTTGTTGGGTCCAAATTTCTGAACCCATTTCTTATTGGATACTTCATAGATTGCGTCTGCGTTCGGTTTTTCATGAGAATATAAGTAAGGTTTGAATCCAGTTAAGCGAACACATACAACAGACTTGTCTTCAAGACGACCAAAGACTTCAATTACATACGTTCCATCTACGTCGTGTTCATACCAATCAATGGGTTGTAGAATCATTGTAATACAGTTACAAGTAGTTCCTTAAAGTAATCCAAGTCCGTTTTTTCTGTATGTCAAGGTAAGAGATGTTCTCAACGAATTCAGTGGACTGGTTTAACGCACCTACAAGAATCCGTTCAGATGAGTATGATACTGCTGCTAAGCAAGTAGGAAATACGGATACATTGACACGACAGACTACCGGAATGGGTGCTGCGTGTTCAGATACTCTGAACCCCGCCTCGGCAATGGCAGATCAACCTGGATTTATTGCAAGAGGTGGATTTGGTCAACCGGGTGGTGGCTGTGCTGTAGATGCAAACACGGAGTTGAAGTGGGGTATTCCAGGAGCATGGAGACAAAAGGGAAAACATGAACTGTGGGCGCGCCCCTTTGCAACTACACCTGATCTAGGAGGAGGAGATCCTTCAGCAGTGAATGATGAATCCAATCTTATTCACAGTGCAATGATTCGTAATCGCAAGGAAGCCAATTCAGTCATGGATCAAGCCATTCCTAACTTTTACCAACCATTGATTGACATTAAGCAATCTGAATACTCAAATCCTAATAATTGGATTTATGACTGGACGCGAGGTGGTGACGCTACACGCTTAGTTCAGACGAAACGAACTAATGACTCATAATAATGAAAATTCTCTTTTTCGCAGGGCGTATGCCAGATCTATGTGGTGCATTTTTACACGACATCGATCTTGGGATTGAACTGCAAAAACGTGGACATGATGTAGTGTTTATGACACTTGAAGTCCCTAAAGAAGGTGTGAATGGAGGAATGTATCGTAGTTTTAGATTTATGCATTATACCGCTAATAGCACATTGCTAGATTCAAGTCAAGTCTGGATCTGCCCACATGCACCTGCCTTACCTGAAGTTCGTAAGATTAACGCTCGTGGATATCATCGCCCCATTATTGCAACCTGTCATTTTGATGGTAATTATCGAGCAATTGTCCAAAATAATCCTGGACGAACTGTGAAATGGGTAGAGATGTTAATGTTTGTGAATTCAATTATGGAAATCAACTATCGTAATTCTGTGATTCCTTGGCCACCTAATATTGTTCGTACAGCGATGGTCCGTCCTATCTTGCATGAAAACAAGATTGCAATTACAGAACCATTTCAAGGAGAGCATATCACACTTGTCAACGCAAATCATAATAAGGGGGTTCTTCAGTTTGTTGCTCTTGCAGATGCAATGCCAGATCGAAAGTTTTTGGCAGTATCACCCTATTATGGGGGATATGCAGATCAGAAACTAGCGCCTCATCATCCTAAACACAATAACATTACATGGGTTCCCTTCAATGATGATATTCGTGAGATTCTCAAACAAACTCGAATTCTCTTGATGCCGAGTTACTATGAGAGTTTTGGAAGGATTGGAATTGAAGCCATGTACAATGGAATTCCAGTATTGTATTCAAAACCTGTTGCTAACCCACCAACTCCAAATGGTACTTCTGAAGGATTACATGCATGGATACAACCTGTAGGAATTCCATGTGAACGAGAAGTTCTTTCGGATTGGATTTCAGGAGTTCAATCCTTAGACGATGAAACTTCCTACGCAACTAAATCGGAAGAGTCTAAACGTCATATTCAATCGATGAACTTGTTCACAGAAGCAAGTCGAATTGCCGATATGGTAGAAGTCTTTACACGTGAGAATCCCGTTCAGATTCGGGTATCTCAACCCTTTGCACAGTCTCAGGCAAACGATCAACCTTTGAGAGAGATGTCTGCTGCTCGGATACCGGAGGGGAAGTCTCTTGGATTTTCGAGTGGGCGACTGAGAATACGGCGTTAACTTTATCTTGTAACCAACGTCCTCTAGCGCAAATTGCTGCCTGTTCTTCATCCATTCCAGTTTGAATCGTAGGTTTGGGAGGAATGTATTTAGCGCCTGAATTGACTGGATTCGCAGGAATCAGGGATTCAATTGCGTCCAATACAGTTTCATGATTGAGCAATGCAGTCTTTGCATCTTCTTCTGAGCATCCAGTCATTTGTTGAACCATTGTAGCGTCGTCCATCTTTTTCTTGTTTAGTTGTAATACCTGAAGATGCGTTTTATTGAAGATTTATGCCCTCCTGCTTTACTTTATGCTATTTTCCTAGCAGTTCAACTAGGATTTGATGCGTCCCTTGGAATGTGGGCAACATTTGCAATCAAATTTATTCTTGGAACTGCAACAGTCTTAGTATTGGACATCTTCTGTGGACTAGGGTTGGGCGTCGTCTCATGGTTCTTGATTGCTGCTCCCTTTATCATCACTTCACTTGCCACTGCAATTGCAATCGGTACTAACTTTGACGAAATTGTGATTGGACAAGTCGTTAAGGAAAAGTTTATTGCGAACGAAAAAATGGAATTAATTCCAGCTACATCCAATACACTATAGAAACCTAAAATGTATTCAATTCTCTTCTGTTCAATCCGCGCTTATAAGACACTCTGTTCGCTAGTCAAATGGTTCTTTGAAACACCTCACACGAGCACAATTACTCACTATATGCTTTCAGATGAATACGATTCAGATGACATTGACTATGAACGTGTTCCTGAAGATGGAATCTTTATTGAAGAATGGGTCAATGAAGAAGGTGAGAAGAAGTGTATACTCTTCTACGAAGGAGAGGAGATTGTTCGTAATGAAATCAATCCATTCAAGACTAAACCTTATGTTCCATGGCTTTGGATTGGAGACAAGACTACTGAAGTTGACTTGACATCAGCACTACAAAAATACATGGTGGTTGGAAATACGATTCAACTAGATTTGATTCTACACATGATTCAACCACACCATGATACTGAAATCATGTACATTGATACTCGGACACTTGAGGAGGTAAAGTTTCCCGATCACGGAGTAAGGATTGTTGCAGATGATTTCACTTCCAAGTAATCCATTTGTTGCCGCAGAACGATACATTCAACTTCGCAAAGTATGTGCCCCAGACTCCTGGGCAGATACAGTGACTTTATTCAATGACATGATTCTCATGCCCTTGATTACACTCTTTTTACTCTTTGTTGGACTAGGTGATCCTATTGTACTCTTTACAACGACAGTGAAGACCTATCAGGTTTGGAAAGACTATTGTGAATATACAGATCTTCGGTTTCAAATTCAACGAATGTTTTTTGTATGTCAAGCAATAGGAGGACCGTTTATTGTAACCAATGACCCGACCTATATGCCGTATGTATTTGCTGATGCGGTAGTTCGAAAGAATGAAGGTCTTTTGATTAAGTAATGCCACACGCATGGAATGAACTCTTTGATGGAGTCTATTGTATTAACTTACCTTCTAGAACTGAACGACGAACAACCATGCAACGAAGATTTGATGAAGCTGGAATCCAAGTAGAATTTGTCAATGGAGTTCCTGCTGTCTTTTTCAAACGTTATTGGGAACTGAAAAATACTCATGATGGAACTGATATTCAAAATCATTACCATATTGCATGTGCACTTGCACATTGTTCAGTGTATTCTCTTGCTCTTGCGAGAGGTCAGAAAAAGATTCTAGTACTTGAAGACGATACGCGTATTCACATCAATAGTGATGCAAATACTCGAACATTTATGCAACGTGTTCCATCCAATTGGGATCTGTTGTATTTTGGATATATTCCTCTTTCTGAATGTATGTCGTATTGGAGTTATGGATTAATGGATCCACATGTACTTCAAGATGGAGTCGCTAAAGCAAGCAATTTATGGACAACCATGGCCTACGCAGTCAATGAAACCATGATGAACCATATGGTCAATATGTATGCAGCAGAAATGCCAATGGCAATTGATAATTATTGTGTACGTGTTCTTCAGAAATCAGATCAATTTAATTCTTACGCAGTGATGCCTCAAATTGTAGCAACTGAAGATGGTTGTTCCGATACAGAAGGAGGGATTGAGAATGGATTCAAATCAGTAGATTCTAGGTATGCAAACTACTCGGACTATAAACCTTAACGAGTTCCAGTTGGGATCGCAAAGGCGCCTCCTGGAGGAAGATTAGAGGCATATCCACCATAGTTAGCGAGTCCTCTTGACCCTTCTCCTGCAAATCCATATCCAACATTGGCAACCGATCCACCGCCCTTCATTTTAAGAGTCCTGCGAGTCTTACGGGTTCTGCGAGAACGACCCTTTCCCTTACGAGACTTTCCTCGGCGACCTCCAGTGGGTTTGTAGGCAGCACCATCGGGAACTGAAGTCATATTGGGAACATATTCAAGTGCACCAACTGAAATGGGTTGACCTACACCATATCCATTGCCTCCACGCATTTTACGAGAACGTCCTCCTTTCATCATGCAAGACATTTACTTTGTGTCGGGAAGATGTTCTACAAAGACTCCAATGCTTCCAGGGACATCGTCATATTGTTCATATCCACGAACATGACACCCTATGGGAGCATCTTCAATGGTAGTGAGTGCAACTAAATCGGGATGATGAAAAAGTTCAAGTAGTTCGGCAATCCGTTGTTGACGTTGTGAAAAAGTTAGAACGTCATGAACACGAGTGCCATTCAAGACCAAGAGATCGTATACCACATATTGTTTGGGTGCCAAGCGAACCGCTCTAAAAATGGTATCACAACAGACTCGCTCATCCATGACCAGAGCAAGTTTTTCAGGTTTCTCACCTTTTGAATCCATAAAGCAGGCATGCGCAACTCCATCTTGGTCATGTGTGAGAAAAATCCATCCAGGATTTCCACTAATTTGTGGGACCTGACATGGGTCCAAGATTGGGTTGCCCTTCTTTACTAGCGGTGACAGACGATAAGAGACTTTCATACGTTGGAACATTGACGGACTGTTTCACTTCATTCTCTTTAGGAGCTTCACTGAAAGTCGGTGCTACGGGGCGAGACGGACCAGGATCTCGTGTATCTACAGGGGGTGGAAGTTTAGTGGTCACCAATGGAATTTCAGGAGCAACCGGTGGAGGAGGTGGTTGTTGAATGATGATAGGTTCAGGTTGAAATTGAACTTGAGGTTGCTGTATGGGTGTGCGAGGAGGATACAATGTCTTGACGACATAAAAGACTGCTAGGTGGATAAGTACTAGCAGAATAAGGGTTGAGACTCCAACGGATAGGAAATTCCAGACGTCCATTTACATATTCAAGACCTTTTCTAAGCATAGAACAAACCGCAATGTCAGAGACAGTAATTAAAATTGAAGATGTTAAAGTGGATGCTGCAGAGACTATTATCGAGACAGTTTCTGAAACAATTGTAGATAAAGCCGTTCAACCAGTTGCTGCTCTTGTTTCAGAAGAAATGAAGAATGAGATTGAAAAAATGATCAAGGATGTTATGAAGATGGCAATTCAAGAACTATTGTCTGAACTTCGCAAGTCTCCATTGTCATCAATTGACAAAGATGGAGATGGTGTAATCTCAGTTGCAGAGGTCAAGGAAGTCGTTGCAGTCCAAGCTCAAAAGTTAGGTTGCGGTCCTGCTTGCACAATTTCATAAAAAAAGAAAGAATCCAATCCTATCTCTTCCTTCCATACACGAGGCGACTCTGAATACAGGGTTACTCGTGCATGCTCTACATGATAGGCTCTTGAAAGAACTTCAGGTGTATACGGTTTCATTGAAAAAGAATGCGATCCATCTGGATCCACTTGAATCCATTCCATGGTCTGTGTGTGTTCATTGTATCGTCCTAATCCAGTATAGATGAATCGTGTTTCATAAGTAGTTCCTTTTTGAGATGTATACTTTTCTGGAACTTTGTCAGCGATCAGGATCCTCATACTTAAACTCCAACCGTGTTTGCGAAAACGATTTCACGTAAAACTACCGGATCTTCAATTGCTGTATTAATCTTTGTCACGGCTTGACGTATCGCAGTGTTAATAGACGCCCATTTATCTGCGTCATTTGTGAACTTTGTATTCCGAGTACGTCCATCTGGGAATGACTCAACTAACTCAGACTCGGTTGCTCCAGACATATCCATGTAGACACGCAACTGAATCTCATCATAGATTGGAACTTCATTTCTCCACTTTGTTCGTGCTTTTGAATCCACAATCCGATTATGCTCCTTGACATATCCGTCTGTGCGTCCCACAAGTTTGTAGGATCCGTATAACTTGCGAAAGGTCTTTGTATTTCGCTCTTTCACTTCTACTTTTTGTTCAATCTCATATGCGTTCAAGATTGCGTCTTCATTACGAAGTCCTCGGTTCTTTTGAACTGCTCCTCTAACTTCATTGACTAAGATAGACCGAACATCTTTAGCAATATCTGAATGACGGAGATCGATTACAACTCTTGCTTTTGCCTCAATGTCATTCAAGGTTTCTGTAATATCTGTACGTCCTTCACATTCCTGAACTCCTTGGAATACAATAGATTTAATCGCAGGTGTTGCCAACACAATATTCTTAAGTTTGTTCATAGAAATCCGTGACTCGTTTTCTTCAATGTGTTTCATCTGTGCATTTGCAGGTGCGTGTTTAGTGAGCAAATCATACATGACTTCATGAGGCGCTTGATACGCATTAAGTCCAATGAGAGCGGCTACTTTTGAGGCTGAAATTTCTGGAATATAAAGCATTCTTAACATATATCCAACAGTTTACAACTTCAACATTCCGTTTTACGTGAAACTTCTTTGCATACGAACAATCGCATCAATCCATCCAGGCATTCCTTGTAATATTGTAGAAACTGCAATCGTATTTCCTGTAACAACTGTTGCATCAAAGGTAGTTCCTTCACAGACAATCACAATTGCGGCAAGTAATAAGTGCTGTTTTGATTTTGCTTCTGTTGGACTCCATCGCAAACAATACATCTTGTAGAGGACATCGATAACGGGTCGTGCATGTGCTTGTGTTTGTTTGCGAACAGCATCCCAAAAGATCCAAACTGGGTGTGCTCCGTGTGGTTCTGAGACGAACTCATCAAACCTGTTTGCAAAGATGAGTGCCTGTTTAGTCTGTTTCTTGTGTTCTCGACAGTAAGCGAAGACCCAAGCCATCCAATATAAGGCTCGGGTGACATCTCGGACATCGGATCGCAAACAATACACGAACTCGTTGAGAGGAACCGCAATTGGAAGTGGATCCGCGGGACGAATCGTGAGACGCCCAAATAACTGCGATGGAGCCTTGAGATGTTCTTGAATGGTCTGAGGGTCAAAATCATGAATGGGTTTGATTGTTGGAAGTGAAGGCAATTTATTTTTCCGACACATCGAAAGAGTTGCCGCGACTTCACAAATAATCTGACGAACATCAGGATTGTTACGTATAGAGGTCATCGTTCCAACGGTAAAGACTTGTTCAATGGGAGCATATCGTTCATACGCTGACGCTAAATACAAAAAGACATTTGGATTGGCTCGGTTAATATGAAGTGCCGCAGCATCAAAGAGCGTTGCCCATAAACTATGGACTAATCCTGAACACAATAGTTCAAGAGACCAATAACATGCGTAATCTGCATGACCGAGTTGCACGTTCTGAAGGAGAACCTTCACAACATGTGTTCTTGGATGTCCACAAAAGGTTGTTTTTTGAAAATCGGCAACTGTGCGTGGATCTGAGACCTCCATTACACTCTAGCAGGAGGAGCACGGGGAACAACTAACGCATAGTTTCTAAAAAAGTTATCGTAGTCACTTGAAATGGATTGAACTGGAGAGGTTGTATTCAAAGTTTTTCTCATTAAATATCGAACTACAAAGAAGATTGCTAGAAAGGTTAAAATAATCATTAACCAATTCAAAACGGTGTCAATCGCTGAACTTGCTTGTTGAGTAGTTTCAATCTGTTTCTTTTTGTTGATGTTCATCTGATTTCGAATTGCATCCAATTGACGTTGAAATGCAGAGACTGAATAGTGTAAGTCATCTTTTACAGTTAGAACTTTGTCCTTGATTCCATTCACAGTTTCAATGGTTGATTTATGTGTATTGATTTGTTGAGCCAGTTCCGAATAGTTTGAAAGGTAGTTTTGAATGACAGGTTCTGCTTCTACCTTTCCAATTCGTGTCTTTTCATCGTTGATCCACGTATCGCCCTTAATGAGAGTATAATAGGCAATCCTTGCTTGTTGATAGGCGTCTGGAGCAACATCACGTGCGTTTTCTGCTGCTTGAAGAGCATTAAAAGCGGTACTAATTTTTGTTTCCTTATCAATATTTGCATCTGCAACTGCCAATGCATTATTGAATCGATTGATCTCCGCACTATACACTTGAGTGTTAGGAAGAACAGTATGATTTGCATTAATTGGTGGTTGACCTTGTCCTCCAGCAACATACATAGGCACAGGAGTCACTGGAACTTTAACTGTTTTATCACCTTTGTGTGTACAAAACATTGCAGTTCCAGAGGATGACATTACATAGTTTTTTCCTTCAGGACATGGAAGTACACATGTCATTCCACTTGGAGTGGGTATAAACCCAGATGGACACGATAGAGAAGATCCTGCTCCCATTATCTACTACTTAGATAGAATCCAATGGACACGCCTACACAAAGAGTTAAAAAGACAAGATTGGTTGCATAGGCTGAGGGAACTACCATAAAGACAACCAAACAAAGTAAAATAGTAAAGAGGGCAACTTGAATGACAAGCATGCTTGGAGGATTCAAAATCTTGGAACGTTCATCGTGAATTGGATTGGGTTGAACTGGAGGACGAGGAGGTTTGAGACTATCTGAGACTGTCTTAATCTTCTTTCCAGCGTCTGCAATTGCACTAAATCCAGCATATTCAGATTGAATCTTAGAATACTCCATTGTTTACCTATTCGGAATAAAAGACTTGTAAGTTCCCAAGATAGACATCATCACTCGTGCATCACGAGATGCTTGCATGTCTCTCCATCCAAGCAAGTTAGGGGATGCAGCTTGGTTCATTGTCCTATAGGGACCAAGTGTAGCGGACATTCGAATAAAACGAGTATGTTCGGAAGCGTCTCCAACCATCGCACGACGCACGGGTGGGTTTACCTGACCAAATGGAGAAGTAGGCATTTTGTTTTAGGAACAAGAAGATAATGAGTGTTGTCTCTCCAGAGTTTACTAGACTACTGAGTGTCTACAATGATAATTATGTTGCATTTCGCGTAACAGGGAACATTGCAAATAAGACTGCATATGAAGCAGCTCTAAATGCATTGAACCAACAAATTGCTAACTTACAAAAAACAGTAGGTGAAGACAAGCAGTATATTCAAGGATTTTTACAAACTTATAACGATGATAATCCTGAATTGACCAAGTTACATGAACAATCACAACAAATTCAAAAGGTAGGTCCACAAATACAGGGAGAGTATGAACTTTCAAAACGTCTCAATACCTCTCCTCAAGTTCAACCTGTAGACCAAACACATCTTTACGTTAAAGGGGGCATCATTGTTGCACTGCTAGTTGTTGTTGGACTTGTGGTTGTCTTGTGACCTTTCCAAAGAAGTATGAAAAAGAAGAGAATGATTACAATTGTAAACGCAAGACCATACCAAAAAAATGCCGCATTGAACTTTGTTTCTTCATACTCACGCAACGCTCGTAATGTTTTTAGTTGTTCACGTTCATTCAGCAAAGTTGTATAGTCCTTTTGAATAACAACTAATTTGCGAACTAAATCATTTCGATACTGTTCAATATGTCCAGCATCTTCTTTGACCTTTGCAAGTTCATTCAGCATTTGTGTCAGTAAAAAAGAAAGTTCAGTATTTAATCGTTTGATTTCATTTATATTTGGATTGCTGGATGCAATCATGGTTTCATAGGCGGACTTTTTGATCGCATACGTCTGTTGAAGAGAGTTCATTATTATTCACTTGCGTTTACATTTTCAACACATTGGCGGTAATATAAACTTCTACCTGCTGTATCTGAGTGTCGTGTAACCTCAATGACATCTCCTGGAATAGCTCCAATCCATTTCACCATGGTATCTTGTGAATCAATTGCAGGCAACTGATCTGCAGAGGCAATCTTATATTTTTCAAGAATACCTGTCTTTTCGTCTTCAGTCAAGATACGATGAGGCATTGCCATTCGATGAGTTGTAATATCAAATTGAAGTTGCCAAATATGGAACAGAACCACACGATTCTTAGCGTGTGACTTCACGAGTCGTAGAACATTGTCTGAAGGAGCAGACATTGCAACAATTATGACCCCCGATGTATGTCCATTCTCCTCTGCAAAGGTAACAATGTTTGTAATGTCTCCAGCAAGAACCTTATCCTTTTGACTGAAGCAGATCAAAATAGATCCAATTGTGTACAATGTTACCTTTTCCATCTTCTTATTATCAGTTTCAACCCTCTCAGTGGTTGTCTCAAGTTTACGGCGCCCTAACATAATACGAAGAATCTCAAGCGCTTTATCCTCCATTGTGTCTCTAGTTCCTTATTGGATAGTGAATTCGTTTTTTTCGGGCAGATGAACAATGAAGCAGTGGATTTGGTTTTTAATAGCAGTAATTGTAGTAGCCTTTGCATTGAATCTACTTAGAGTTGAACGATTTGAGTCTGGGTTTGTAGACACAAGTCAACAGAAGCGCGCAATGAAGTTGGAAGATTCATCGTATGAACAGCGAACCAATCACTTTGTCCAAAACAATGATGTAGGCGATGCGACTGGAATCTCAACACCTTGGCAAGTCAACCAATATAAATCTAAGTTATAATAAATGCCAATCTTTGCAAAAAAATCAGACTGCGAAACACAACTCGCAGTCAGTCTAAAAAACTTTGAGAAACTTCAAAAGGAACACGAGAAATTGATGGACGACTATCTTGAATTAAATCGCAAAAGTCTCGGTAACTCAAAACTAAGTGACTCGGATCTTGAAGCTGAACTTAATGCACTTGGAGGTCGCAAGAAAAAGACTCGTTCGCGTAAATCTCGAGGAAGAAAGACACTTAAGCAGAGAAAGTAAGAACAACTAATGTCGTCTAAAGCAAAAATTCCACGAGCTCTTCGTGAACAAGTGTGGTTAGTTCATGTGGGACCTAAGTTCCAAACTAAGTGCAAGGTTTCGTGGTGTACGAATTCCATGAACGCGTTTGATTTTCAATGTGGTCACAATATACCTGAAAGCAAAGGTGGAAAAACAGATGTTAGAAACTTGATTCCAATTTGTGCTCGTTGTAACTCAAGTATGGGAAATCAGTTTACAATTGATGAATGGAACAAACGTTTTTCACCTCCTCCAAATCGTTTCTGGAGATGGGTTCGTTCATATGTTAATTGTCAACGTCTTTGCAGGTAACGGTTCTGGACGAGTCCCTTCTTTACGATGACGAAGTACATCGTCCCAGAACGCTTTTAGATCTGGAAAGTGATCAGGTAACCAACGTGTATCTTTAGGCACCAAGTTCTTCTTGACATTCACAAGAACCCAATAAATGTATTGATTTCCATCTTTCAATGACGCTTGCCATTGACATAAATCAACTGTATCGGGTTTATAATCTACCTTTCCATCTTCATCCACTGCAAAGACTCCTTTCGTTTCAGTGATTGCATCCCACTCGGTAAAATTGACTTGCTTGAAACGAAACTCTACATACTCACATTCATCAATCCCCGTACATTCCATTTGCATCTGCATTTGATGTATGTAATAACTTGGGATTTCATCTTTGAGAGCACGTGACATTGGACACTTAAACTCAACTAATCGACCATACCTAAATGGATCGTCTTCAGTTTTTGGAATAATGATTCCATCGGGTGACGCTCCTAGAAAATCATGAACTGGATGCGTGCAACAACCTACGTCAATAATTTCACAGTTTGTTGTTTCCTCATACAGTTTCTTGGCTACGGGTTCAAAACGAGTTCCCCAAATCAACGCAGGGATTGGATTCTGACCATCGGATCGTATTGGAGGATCTAGTTTCTTCTCAAGTAATTCAAGTCTCGACGCAGGTGTTTGCCAGACTTTTGAAACCTCAGACGCAGTAATCATCTTTCCACGAGTGGTCAACCAAGCGTCTGTGCGTTGGTCATTCTTACCGTAGAGACGAACAGTTCGTTCACAAGCTCTGTCTCTCATCCAAAGACGACCTAGATCCCCCATCATGAGTGTGTTCATCGTTTTCATTACTTCCCTCTTCAAGAGACGGCGCGAAAGACCCGGCGCTAGAGATCGACAAAGGAGTATGAAACGGCGTAGTCGGGCATTGAGTCTCGTGTATGGACGATCTTCTTTTAAGAAGGACATCAGTGCCTCCTCCATTAAGGTTCTCTAGTTTACTAGGCGAAAGTTCGTTTTGCCTAAACATTTCATCATATGCTTGCTTTCGTTGTGAGAGATATGATTCAAAGTCGCCTGCTCCTATGACACCTAATTCAGAGGATCGACTGAACATTTCATCATACATCTTCTTGAACTCTGCATCAATCTCATCTTGACGATCGAGTGGGAACCCTGCGTCTTCAATTGTAGGAATCACATCACCTTCCTTAAAGATTGGATCAGGTTGCTGAGGTTGATCTTGAACCATCTCTAAGAACGTCTTGTATTCCTTTTCACCATCAATCATCATAAAAAGACCTGGGGTGGTGGCTTCCATAACTCCACCTTCTTCACGAATTCGATTAATTGCTTCCCAAGTACAGATAGCTTTTGCAACACCAGGTTCTTGTTCTCGTTCTTTCTCAATGGGTTCAAGTACTGGAATGTCTGAAGGTAAAATAATTCCAGGACAATCAATCGCAGCCATTTGCTTTATTCTACAGACCCACTTTAAGCGAGAATACCGCAGTAAATACAAAATGGAGGTGATTCAAAATCGTGATCATTGGGTTCTTCATCGGTTAGAAGGATTCTATTCAAATGAAGAAAACTTCAAAAAGATTCAAACAATTCTTTCAGGCAATTCTAAGATTAGTTTGCGACTTTTGGATTGGTTAGTGACCAACTATGCAAAGAAACATAACGTCTCTTACATGACAACCGACAAACGACATGTAATTGTCTACCTTTCCTACAAGTCTCACTTGAAGGCGTATAGTAAAAAGATGTTTGACCCCTTCTGCCGTTGGAAGCGAATTCAGTTTATGGGATTAGACACAACGGTTGGACAACTCAACTTCTTTGAATGGGTCATTCAAGATGAAGTTCTAAAGTATCTTGAAGAGCATTATGACGCAGTTCACGAAGACATGGAGGCATGTTCAACAAGTATTCAACCTAAAACGGATGAAAACGGTACTCGCAGAAAACGACATGAATTAAGTCGATCTGCTACCAAAGCAGTGCGTCATCATGACGTCAATGTTGTTGTATCCTTTAAATAATGCAATCCATTCTGGACCCAGCAATCATTTATGAAGTTTCTCGAGATGTATGTGAACACGATGTGGATGTCGTGTCTGATTTATGGACAATGGATGATCGTAATGTCTATCGGGGTTCCCGCGATACACAGTATTCTCACGCAAACGTATATTGGTTATACGATGAAGATCTAACACGGGTAGGTCTTATTGAACATTCTCTTAAAGACCACGCTGATTTTCGTATTTTGTGGTTCCACGAAACACCTTTTGCTACCTTTCTACAGGAAGACAACTGGACACAAGATCAAACGATTTGGACAGTGTTATCACCACCTGCAGTTGAACGATGCCTTGCAGAAGATTGGACTACTCCTGAAACACTTTTAGAAGCATGTTTACATGGTGATACACGCATCGTAACACTTGAAATGATTTTGAATCCACCCACTCTACACGGTTGTTCAGGATGTAATCGCAAATCCTTGAAACCATTAGCATGTGAAAACATGACTTCTGAACTGACGTTTCCAGTCAAGGAAAAAATAGTGTTGATTGACGATGATTTATTCGTCTGTGTTCCACCTGCTGGATCACGTATTTGGGAACTCTTAGATTTTGCGCCTAAATCGCTGCACCCACTGGTCGACGGCGGGCAGTCTTCACTGGAGCAGGTGTCTGAGGAACCGGAGCAGGAGCAGGCGCCTGTACTGGAGTTGACTCCTCTTGAACCTGATCTTCTTCTTGAGTCTCATTTGACTCCTCCGTTGGAATCTGAACCGTCTCCTCAGATTCCTCTGCCTCAAATAGTTGAGACGCTGTCACACGCTGACGAGCAGAAACCTGAGCGTACGAGATTCGCCACGTCACTCCGAATCCCTGTCCCGAAACGTAGATACTCGGGCTAACGATGAATCGCGCTTCCATTCGCTTTGGAAACACTGTCTCTAGATTCTCAGTTGTCAATGGAATCGGACGATTTGCCATGTCCACTGCATCCATGTTGACCTTTCCATCATAGACTGGAACCTTCATTCTGAAACTGGGCGGATACTTTCCGTTGGCAACCCACTCAGAACCTTGCTTCTCAACACTTGGACTGACAAGTGCTTTCATGCTGTCACGGAGGACATCCTCCTTGCGAGCACGACCAAACCATGAGGAACTCTTCTCAACTGCGGTATGGATTACCTTGTCCTCAAGATCTTTGAGGAAGTTGTAGAGTTGTCCTACCTCACCTGCTTCAGCGGGTGCTCGCTCCTTTGCGTAGGAGTCGCATCCACGAAGACTTGCGAGCATCGTGTAGTTGGTTCCATTCTCTGTCTCCTTGATGGAAACGCCCATTGGATATTCAATCTTGGGAATACGCATCTGGAAGTTCTGACCATTGTACTTGATTGGGACGCTCTTACTACCGTTTGTCTTGTTGATTCGGATGTCACCGAAAGAAACCTTGTTGATATCGAGATTTGAAGCGTTGATAATTGCATTGACCGACATTTGTGCTGTTTTGTATACTGTTCATGGGTTTGCTAAACGTAAATCCATTTTGCCTTAACGTTTCCTGATTCGGTTATCACTTTCAAGAACTATCCTGATGAACACATAATGAATAGATGTTTAGCAGTTAAAAAGAAGGGATCTACTCAGCAATGTAATGCACATCCTCTTAAAGGACATACATTGTGTGGAACTCACGCTCGTGCTAGAACGATTCAACTTTGGAAAGATGTTCAAGTAGTGGATCCTCGTATTATAGTTTGTCAATCCATTGCTCGCAAATGGGCAGTCTTACATCGTCTTCGGTTTGGAGGTCCAGGTGTTCTGAAACGAAAAG